GAAAATCTATGGATTGATTGCCATGTAGAGATAATAACTGGTTTGTCGGTAGTCTTGTCCTTACCACTGTAGATACGATGTACATTATTCTGTACATCATAACCATAATCTTCAAAGTCTTTGTACATCTGTTCGACTAGACTTGTTGTCGGAACAACAATAAGTATTTGTTTATCGTGATTATCTAGATACCAACGCATAAGGTTGTAGATAATAAATGACTTACCCGAACCAGTTGGTGACAATAAAACGGAACGTTTCTTTTCTATACCATGGGTTACCGCATCATATTGATATTCATATAATGGAAACGGTAGGTTAAGTTTACTTTGGAATTTAATTAGTTCTTGGTGTTTAACTTGATTGGTTAATGCGGGATGACCAAAATCTGTCTCTTGTAATTGAAGAGGATACATGCGGTCAGAACAAAATTTCTTTACATGCTCATATAAACCCGCATTTAATTCACGGGTTATCTGATTGAATAGTTTGATTTTACCGTCCCACCTTCTAGACTTATATGCAGGCATAAATTTATAGCCAGGCACAAAGAAAGAAAAGTAGTCCCGCAGTTCTTGGAGTTGGTGTTGATTACAATCTATCAACATCATGGAGTGGTCTTTAAGACCAACGGTAATAGTATTAGGTATTGTCATTCATCTATATATACCTTACATACCGCTTTCGAATTGTCTCCACCTAATGATGTTTCCAATCGTCTGGTGTCTCCACTTTAGATTGTCCACAATTTCTGATAGAGTTTCTATGGTAGTTTTAAGCATTTGAATCTTTATTTCAGATTCTTGCATATCCTTATCACCATTATAGAATGTCTCTTTAGTTGACTTGGTAAAAGCTTTAGGATTCAGACCATCAAACGGGTCGTACTTCCAACCACGTGCAGTCATATCTTCTTCAGGCATCTTACCTTCGTAATAAAGATACTTATCTTTCAGTAAGGTTTTTTGGTCAAACTCTGCTTTCTTCAAACGTAGTTTGGTCAGAGACAAATACTCAAGGTATTTTGCGTGTAGTTTAGGGGTATTCATAGACGCTTGTTCATAATCGTCTTTGCGAATAATACTGTCTTCTTGCCATTCAGCAAGTATACTTTCTAAGTTAATCATAATGTATTATACCATAATAAAGGGTTAAATGTCAAATAATCTCAAATTGTGAGAACCTAAATGATGCATTGAAGGTGACATATGTAGTGTCACCCGAAGTGGATTGAAACTCAATTGCACCCAATCCAGTTGGAACACAATCAAGATATCTAATCTTTTGTGCAGTGTTATTGTGACTAGACAACACAGATAAAGTTATATCCGCATAGGTAGGTTTTCCTGTATCTCTTGCACCCGCAGATACTTGTCCTTCATTCACTATACGAATCATCCAATTATACATCTCTTTATAAGATGTCATGTTTTCGTCCACAATAATATCAAACGAAACTTCTGAGAACGTTAGTTTGTCACCCGCTAAAGGTACAGATGTAATCCTACGTACAGGTAATTCCAATGGAGTTAATTGAGCGCCAGGATGTGACACAGACTGAACAAAGTACTCCATGTTTGGGTACTTAGTCCTATCAATAATTACTTTAAACCCAGTAGGTTGTAAGTAATTTAAATTGGTTGTTAGTTCTTCGTCTGTGACTTGAACGTTTGATGTGACTGCCATAATGTCCTCTTAATAGTCTATACTACTATTTATAAGAGTTTAATGGACTACTTCGTCTTCATGCACCTTTTTTGTCAAAAACTCAATGACTCGTCCCCAATAGATTTTACCCCATTCAGTACCACTTCGTTCTTGTGCTGCAACTGCATTACTAATTAATCTGTGATAATCAACCTTCATTAATTCTTCCTTTTCCAACCCAAACAATTTCTTCGAACTTCTCTTCGTAGGTCTTACCATCTACGGTAAATCCAACGCAGTGTAGTTCTTTCAAAACAAACTTAACAGCTTCTTTTGCGGTATTGAATGCATACCATTTCATACAGTCTAAACCTGTATTTGCTAATCTTACTTCATACATAATATATTCCTTATTTATAAAAAATGTGGTCTGTGATTCTCACAGTTTCGTTTAAACTATCTGACCAATATGGGTCAACATAGAGTGTGTGGTAATGTGTTGCACCTTCAGTAATATCTGGATAGTGTCTTGATAGAACATCATATGCAACCTTTAGGGATAACTCCCACGTCTTTGTGTCCAAAGGTTCGTCTGACTTACCGTCACAGAACCAACTAAACTGACATTGATTCCTGACAGGCATCATATTACCTTTCCAGTTTTCTTTCCACTTTGCATCATACACAACACCACATACATTTTTTGGATATGATTTGTGTTCCATACGATTCAACACTACTTGTGCAACTGCAATCTTACCCGCAAGAGGTTGATTACCCGATTCAAAGTAGATGTTCTTTGCGAGACAAAAGGTCTCTTGTTCATAGGGATACCTTAACTCAGAACCATTCGCATTGGAACAGTACAGGGAAAGACCCGATAGTATTAGTCCTAAGAAAGACCACTTCATCATTGTATCATGACTCATGCAACACCTTCGGTCATTTCTCTTACGATTGCATCCGCAACTTCACACGTCAATTTTATATGCATATCTCTGAAATTTCTAAGGTCTTCGTAGTTTCTTACAACAGGGTCGTACTTAGGTTTCTCAAGACCAAGGTAATCGTCCTTAGTTTGATATTCGTCATAGTTTGCATATGGATAGATTGCGAAGGTATCCGCATAATCTTTGTGACAGAAATCTTGTGGTCTGTCGTAATCATTCTTACTCGTTCCTCTGTATCTCACAGTGAACAATCTTGTCTTCAAGATTTCTTGTATAACAGGTGCATTCCTATATTCCATAGGGATACCCTTATAAAGACCACTTTCGTAGTCGGGACATTCATAGTTTTTCAGGTTTATCATAATCTCTCCTTTCTTGATTATATACTTATTATAACAACAAGAACACACTTTGTCAAGTGTTTTCTCATAATTTTTTGAACTTTCTCCTACTCTTAGAGAACTGTTTCATGGGTGATTTGAAGATAATCTCTTCAGTAGTACCCTCTTTGATGTATCCCACCAGTTGAGTGTACTTGTTTACAATATAGGTATGACTTGGAACTCTATATCCCAAGTCTCCCCAATCCGTAATTTCTTTCCAGTATTCGTTCATTAAGTTCTTCCTCCGTAACCTAACTCTCTCATTGCGGGTGCGGGGTGAATCTCTTCAGACAATGCAAGATACTCTTCAACAGTAACATTCTTGACTAGGAAGTTAACCCATGCCTTCCAAGGTTTGTAACCATACTTGAACCTTGCGATAAACTCTGGTTTTGGTAGACCAACCCAAGATGGGTGACAGTCTGGTCTTGCGACCTCCATGTTCACACTCTTAGTGTGTTTACCTCTATACATGAGATACATACCGTCCCATGTGAACTCTTCTTTGATAAATGGTGTCATATTTTCCTTTCCTTTTTTCATTTTATACACTTATTATAACAACAACAGCAAGGTTTGTCAAGCATTATTTTAGTTTATTTTTACCTTGACATTTAGTGTGGACTAGTGTACTATATACAACATGAAAGATTTAAAATCTCCACTTAGATATCCAGGCGGAAAGACTCGTGCAACTGACTTCTTATTCAGTGACGAGAATATGCCTATAGACTCTATTAAAGAGTATCGTGAACCCTTCCTTGGGGGTGGTTCATGTGCATTTGCCTTTAGTAAGAAGTATCCCAATGTTCCTGTATGGGTCAATGACAAATACTACAATCTGTATTGTTTTTGGTTGACCGTACAACAGGAAGGTCAGAAACTTGCAGACAAACTACATAGTGTCAAAACAGAACTATCTGAGTCTTCTGACCCTCTTCAAGCACATCTAGATTATTATCATGTTATGCGTGAAGGTCTAGAGAACCCAGATAATGAGTTCGAAATTGCTTGGAGATTCTATATAATGAATCGATGTTCTTTCTCTGGACTAGGAGAATCGACAGGTTCATTCAGTAAAGATGCAGTAAAGGATTTGTTCAATCATAGACTGATTGCAAAACTACCTAAGTTCGGTCATCTCATGAAAAACTGGACATTGACCAATGATGACTATAGTGTCATGTTTGATGATAATCCAGATGCATTTGTATTTGCAGACCCACCATATGACATCAAGTCATTTATCTATGGTAACAATGGTGACATGCATGACTCATTTGACCACAAAGACTTTCACACAGTCACAGACAACTCTAAGAATCTAATCATGATTACGTATAATTCTAATGATACTCTTCGTGATGCATATAAAGGTTGGGAACAACGTATATGGGATTTGACTTATACCATGCATAGTGGTAAGAAGTATAGAGAAGATGAACACAACAGGAAGGAACTCTTGTTGTTAAACTACGACACACCTACCCCACCTTCACTAGACGATTTCTTCGGATAAAAAAAAGGGTCTCCGAAGAGACCCTTTAAAGAACGGTGAGTTAACCTCACTCTTCTTATTACAGACTTATGTCAAGATATTAGTAACCTTGAAAATTCTGTAGTACTGGTTAGTCTTTGCAGTAGCAAGACCGTCAGAAGGTGTAGACCCAACAAATGGGTTACTTGCCATTCCGTAACGAGTTTTAAACCCGATACGTGGTTGGAAGTCTTCTTCACCAACTGCTTTAACCATTTGCAACGGAACGTATGGGCAGTAGAATACACCACTGTCATATGGGTTCTGTCCTTTATAACCAACAGTGATATAATCAGTGTTAGCATAAGGGTCGATGTATACACGGATACGTCCGTTTAATACACCAGCAAAAGTATTACCAGTATCGTCAACCTGTAGGTTGTTGTTGATAGCAGGACTATAGTCCAAAGTACCCGCAGCAGCAAGTGCAGTAGCAACATCTGAAGAACAGATAACTACGTTACCTTTTCCACGTCTTGTTTCTTTTGCAATTACGTTTGCTTCACGGTCAATTTGTACACCAAGACCTTTGAACTTCTCAGCAGACCAACGTCCGTCAGCGTCTGAACTCATGTTAAAGATACCTTTTGCAGTAACGTTAGCTTGTTGAGCTCCAGTTTTCGCTTGAGAGTTAACAGTACGGATAACTTCTCTGTTGATTTCCGCAAGGATTTCAGTAGAGAGGATGTTAGCCAATTCTGTTTCTGCGTCAAGACCATGAATCGCTTTAAGGTCTTGTGCAAGTTCTAAAGTGTATTCAGCTTTAAGCGCACGTGACTTAGCAGTTACAGTCTGTCTTTCAATGGTGAAACCCATTTCGTTGAAAGATGAACCACCAGTTCTACCCAATGCTTCTGCATCAGCAGTTGGCATTCCGCCAGCAGCAAGGTTAGAAAGTCTAGCACCAGATGAATCAATTCCGTTCCAACCAGACGCATTGTCTGAATCGTGAGTACCAGAACTATCACCAGAGAACTGAGTTTCAGCTTCGTTGAATAGTGCTTCACGGTTAGAAGTAGAACCACCTTGGTATCTGCTCTTCATAGCGAAGATAAGACCAGTAGGGCCATTCATAGGTTGTACACCACATACGTCATAAGCGATGAGGTTAGGCATTGCTCTACGTACTAGTGAGATTAATACTGGGTCAAAGTTATTAACTGAACCAGTGTTGTTAGCGCCACTTGCAGCATTCTCTGTCATGAAACCCGCAGAAGCAGAACGCTCTTCAGCGATTGCTTTTTCTTGGTTTTCGAGAATTGCAGCAGTTACCGCACGTCTGTGATTATCAGTAATCACGCCAGCAGACTCTTCGTTTAGAACTGGAGCCCACTTTTCGATTAAATTATCGTAAGATTGCATTTTATATTTCCTTTATGATTTAGATGCGTTTTTACGGATAGTAGAGATGTATTGTTCCATTACAGATGATACTTCAGTTTGCACGTCAGCATCTTCTACAACTTGTTCTACTTCTTCACTACCAGTGATTTCTTTTGTGAAATATGACTCTTTTACAGTCTTGACTTTAGAGGCGAATTGGTCTTCGTCTTCAAAATCTAAACCTTCAACGAGTGATTTCAATTTTTCTACTTGAGTTTCTGCAAGGTCACGTGACGCTTCACGAATAATCGTTTCACGTTTGTAAACTTCCAGTTCCTCGGTTGTGTCTATAACTTTCTGAGTAGTTTCGTTGAGACGAGTCTCAAGTTCTTCTACGGATTCAGCAAGTTCATCAACTAGGTCAACCTTAGAAGTTGGGACTTCAATGTAAGACTCTGTAAAGAGGTCTTTCATTTTATCCATGAAAGTCTCGGCAATTTCAGTGCGGAGTCCGCTCTGGATTGCAACTTGATTTTCTTCCATCCAAGATTCAACTACATAGTTAAGGTAGCTGTCCACTTTCTCTACAAGGTCTGCCTTAGTAGAAGAGATTTCTTCTGCTAATTCTTCCTTATACTGTGATTCAATTCTATCAATTTCTTCTGATAGTTTTGATTTCACGGCTGCTTCAAAGATTACTGCGGTTTTAGCTTTAAACTCATCACTGAGTGTTGCTTCAGACTCGACTAATGCATCCAGTTCAGCAGAAGTATCAACCTGTGTTTCCACGATTGCGTCTTCTGTGTGTTGCACATCATCCATCATATTACTGTATGATGCAGTCAGTTCATCTTTTTTCATAGAATGTAACTTCATGCTCATTGCATTAATCATGCCCGCTTTTGTTTTCGGAGCAGGAGCTTGTTTTGCTTTGGTTGCGTCCGCTGCTTTATCTACAGATGCAATAGACTCTTCTTCGTCAGTTGCATTTGCATCAGGTTTCCCTTTAGGAGCAGGAGCGCTTCCTTCTTCGAGAGTATCTTCCACAATGTCGTTAATGTCTTCATCGTGGAGTTCAACTTCGACTTTACTTTCTTCAGTCATAATTGACTCCTATATTTTAGATTTAATTAACGAGAGGAAATTCTTGAACTCTCGAACACTTGTCTCATACAAGACAGTTTTCGGAGCAGTTTTAATTTCAGTCTCCATTTTTTCAATTACTTGAGGACATAAAACACCGTTATTCCAAACCCAGTCTACCCCTTCCATTATACCATTAACGAAAGCTTCAGGAGCGCTAGGGTCTTGTACTATGTCAACAGTACTAAGAATAAAATCGTCTTTGACGACCATTGCACCGTTTCTGTTCTCAAGGCTACCCATACCACGAGTTGACACACCCAATTGAACACCACCATCAAGAAGACCTTTCACAATCTTACCCATTGGAGTTTCCAATATTTGTGCCTTTCCAACCACATCATTTCCCTCGAACTTGAGTTCAGTGATGAGGTGTGAAACTTTGTCTAAGTTAACTGTCGGCCCTTCAGGGTGATTTAATTCCCCAACCGCACGTTTCTTAGAAATTTGTTCTTGGTCATATTTTGCTACCGCTTTTTCCATAATAGGTTTAGGGTAGACACGACCATTTCTGTTCTTTTTGTCAGTTTGTGCGAAAACGCCTTCAATGACATAATTTTTTTCACCGTTCTCTTTCTTTTCTACTAAACAAGATAGAGAATCATTATCAGTGAATTCTGTAATTAACTTCATGTTAATTCCTTTATTACTTTCATTGCAGACTTTTCTGCATCCTTTTGTGATTTGAAAGAGTCTAATTTGTCTCCATCAATATAGACCACAAAAGGGTTTGTTCCCTTATCCTTTACAATAAGGACAGGGATACGTTTAATCTTTTTGTTGAAGACAGTTTCGCCCTTGGGCTTCTTTGCTTCACTTAATTCTTGAAGAATTTCTTTATAAGATTTCATAGTATTATTTATACAAACAATGTTTTTGAAACAAGCAAATTATGCAGTTTCTACTTCATCATCGTCTAATTCTGCTATTATTTCTTCGTTTTCTTCGGTTTCTTCTTCCGATTCTTCAGGATTTTCTGTTGTTTCAATGTCTGTTTCATCTATTTCAACGTCATCGTCTTGGTCATTAAAGATTGCCTGTGCAGTTGCAACACGTTGTGCTTCTAGTGCATCTGTCATCTTATCTTGTACAAGACTTTTAAAAGAACCTTCAGCATTAGCCAAGTCACCACTGGTGATTTGATTAATTAATTCTGTTACTGCACTTGGTTCTTGTGTTTCCACTTCTTGATTTTCTACTTCACTCATTGTATTTCCTCATCTTCGTCTTCAACGGAGTTTTCGCCTTCGACTTGTTTTTTCATTTCTTCGATATCTTCGTCAGACATCATCATTACGTTCTTCATTGCCCACTCACGGGAGAAGTACTCACCCACATACTGAGATACTTGGTCTAAAGTCTGTAGTCTATTCTGTAATAGTTCTGCATTCTTCAATTCAGTAAAGTGGTTATCTCTTTGGAAGTCAACAGTAATTGCGTTCTTCCACTCTTCCCAATCACTCTCAGTAATAATACCTTTGAGTATAAGTTGTTTCTTGAGAATACCAATAAACAACATTGAGAATCTTCTACGTAGACGGTCAATAAACTTCTGGAACTTAACTTCATCCCTAGAAATTTCAGTTGACCTACCTAATGTAAACTGTGCTTCTTGTTCCAGACGGTTGACTGGTACGTTCAATGAACGATACAACCTCTTCTGGAAGTACAAGATATCATCTATCTGACCAAGGTTCTCACCGCCAGGCAGTGTAGAAATTTCAGTTCCTCTACCACCTTCTCTACGTGGTAACCAAAAGTCTTCCAACATAGACATGTGTTTACGGTCATCTTTAAGTTGACCAGTACTTGAGTCATATACAATCTTGTTTCTGTAACGAGACATGATACCTTGCATGTACGCTTCAGACTTATTACGTGGCATGTTACCCACATCGATATAGAATATTCTACGTTCGGGGGCTCTTGCAAGACGGTAGATTACAAGAGAATCTTCCATCATTCTTAATTGGTTAATAGGTTTTAATGACTTATGTAAATAAGACACAACCTGTTTTTTAGTTGGGTCTAATAGACCACTTGATACATATGAAACACTGTCTGGAGAAAGTCTTACACCTTGATTAGTTCCCGCTTTCTCTTGGAAGATATAGAATTCTTTTACTTCTTTTACTACCTTAGCACCCGTGATAGGGTCTTTTTCATGTTTTACTTCTTTTACTTTACGTATCTTTGCGGCATCAATAGTTCTAATCTCTTGAATACCTTCTTTAATTCTGGATTCATCTACTACAAGATGGTGATATATTCTACCATCAACATAGAATGAACGGAATATGTCATGACCTAAATCTGTGAATTTCAACATACCATATACTTTGTTGAATTCTTCGGTCATCATATTTTTAATATTATCTGGTGCTTCTACTTTATCCAGATTAATTTCGCAAGAGATATCCATTTCTGAACCAACGATTGATTCATTAACAATATCTTCTACTGCGGCATCTACTTCGGGATGTGTTGCAACACCACGATATTTCATAATTAATTGTTGGTTGTCCTTTGCTTGACTCCCTTCCATGTCAATGTATTGACCATAGTGAGAACCAGACGCAGTAACATACCCCGCACCGTCATCATCGGTGGGAGCAACAATGGACTTTAATTTTTCTTTTTCCTTTTCGGCTTTCTCTTGTCTCTTGAGTTCGAAACCGAATAGTTTAAGAATACTATTGTCTTGTTCTGCCATTTTTTACCTCATAATAAAGGGGTAAGGATTATTCCCTACCCCCTTATATATAACTAGATTAACTAGTGGTGTCGGATTCCCAGTATTGAATCTGGAACTCAACTGTAAATTCTTCAATAGTATCTACAGTCTCGTAACTTACGTCAATTGCACTGACGTTTGTTGGGAAACATCCACGGAAGTTGTACGTCTTGAGAGTATCACCACCCCTGTCCAACTGCTCGATAACTAGGTCTGCTTGGTAATCAGTAGGATTACTTAGACCAGTATTAGCTTGATGAGCATTGATACCATTCATCCATCTTTCCATAGAATTACGGATTGAGAAATCTGTATCATTGAGAATGGTTACTGTCCATGGTTCAAATGTACGGTCACCCGCCATTTTTAATTGTCTACCACGGAAAGGAACTTCCATTACGTTCATTACGGATGCTGGCAACTGTGCAGTCTTACAAAGGAAAGATGTAAGTTCTACATCTCCCCCCGCATAGCCTGGAAAGTTGACAGTCGCTTTGAACAGATTGGGACGAGCTCCGCCCCCTCTGAGTTTTGATTTAAAATCATCTACGCCTAAAATTGCCATTTTCCTTTACTCCTTATACTGTGCCAACTACTTCATCAAACTCAACACCAGTTCTAACTGCAACAAAATTCAATGTTACGAAGTTAATAGAACGTGCGGGTTTAATAAAGATAGAAGCGATAAATTCATTACGGTCAACCACAGCAGGCGTGTTATTCGTTGCGTCACAGACAACACGGAAATCCGTGATACCTCTTCGACCTTGAATCTCACGTAAGAACGGTTCTACAATGTTTACGAACTCTGCACGAGTAAACTCGTCATTGAATTCAAACATTACATTACGTCCTGCTATTGCAATCGCTCTTTCAATTCCAAGGAACAATCTACGAACATTAATTCTGTCAAATGCAGAAGGTCTTGATTCGTTAGTTTTGTCACCGAAGAGCATAATGCCTTCGCCTGGAATATTTGCGATTGGGTTGATACCAGCCTTGTATAATGCATCTCTTTCAGCTTTTGTCGGAGATAATATGATATCTGTGATTCCTTGATATCTACCACGTCTTGACCCAGCAGGGGAGAACCAAGGTGCAGCGACTAAGTCAGTTGCAGCCATGAGACCCGCAGTGGATGATGCGGCAGGAATCTTAATGTATTTGTCATTATACTTGTCAAATACTTTCAGATAGTTGTTGTCTTGTACCAAGTAGGAAGACTTCGTGTATGTGTTGTTATTTGCAAGAACACCAACGTTGGTGCCTACAGTAACTACAGCATTACGAGAAGGTGATGCAACTGCAACACAATCTTTCCTAGTTGTTCCCGCTATTGATACTAAATCATTTACGATTGTAGTAGCAGCGGTGTTTGACAATGATTCTGGAGCGATAAGGAAGTCTACTTCGATATTATCTTTGTCTTCAAACTTGTCGTATCCACGAAGGATATCATCAGTTCCTAAAGAACTTGATGTAACACCAGCTTTGAATGACCAAGTGCTTTGTGTGTTAGAGAAGTTTTGATTAGTTTTGAAGTCTTCGCCAGCAGTAGTTGCATTGTTACCCCAAGTTGAGTGTGCAAAATCATCCACACCATCTGAATCACCAGATAAGTGGAAGTCTCCCGCATATACCCAATTGGAACGAATCTTCAATACTTCTTTGAAGAAGTTTGATGAACCATCGGATGCTTTAGCGTTCTTTGCAACAGATAAGTATGGGAATGTTTCAAGGACAGTTCCCGCAGTACCCGAAATTTCACCGTCTTCATCAATAACTGCAACGTGGATTTCGTCATTTGACCCACCAAGTGCAGATACGAAAGAAGAAGTGCCAGGCGCTCCGTCAAAATCGTCTTTGTATGCCCAACTATTAAAGTTGACTGAACTACCATTAGCACTGTCTGTTCCCACGATGGAGATTTTCAGAGAGTTACCGATAGAGCCAGGATATTTGGCAATGAAAGCACCGTCAGAACTATCAATTGATAAGTCTTCGAATGCGTCTAGGTTGTTAACTGTTTGTGCAGTTAATGTACCTAATGAGGTATGGTTCGCAACGGAGTTTTTGCCGTCACTATCCTGTTCACGTACTACGTACATGGAGTTGGAATACCTTAAAAAATAAGCAGCAGAATGGAAATCTACCGTATTATCGTCAGTTGGTGCAGAGAAGGTGCTAACAAGTCCAGATTCATCTGAAACTAGTGTAGCAACGCCTACTGGCCCCCAACCGAAATTCCCCACGAATGCACCAGTTGAAGTTTGAACGTTCGGGACAACACCCGTTAAATCAATTTCTTTAACTGTTACAGCAGGAGAAGCAGAGGGTGTAAAAAGAGCCATAATTCTTTCCTTTAGTTTTTCTAATTATAAGTTATCATAATACGGTTATATTCACTTACCTTTATTTATACATTTACCATTCTTCAACACCTAGTCCAGTGCCTTCGAAGGTATGCCAACCGTGTTCTTTCTGTATTTCTTCTTGTCTCACTTCTTCTAAACCATCATCAATGAACCCTACAGGAGGCACATCATCCTCAATTTCTTTCATTTTTTGTGCAAACATCATCTCTTTTAAGTTGATATCTGTCATATCAGTGAAGTATTGAGATGAACAGAAGTATCCGAACATAACTATATTCATCATTAAATCATCATGATTACCGTCAGATGCTTCAAAAGATTGTCCTTTTGATACAAAAGTAGAGATTTCCATGATGGTATGTTCATCTACAATTGATAATTTATTACTTTCTAATAAGTCTTTTGCAGAAGAACAACCTAATCGTTTAACCTTTCTATTCATTTCAATACCAATACGGTCTGCTTTAATTGCAGATTCCATATGAATATTTTCATACTCTAGGTCTTGATACAGTCCTTGACATACAAGTGTACCTTGGTCATTAGACTCAATTACCACATATGCATCATTATAGAGATTTCCGTACTTATATATAATATTAGGAAAGAGTATTGGAGATATAGTATTATTGCGATAGACAGCAACCTGTTTGAACGGTCTCGTGCTAATGTCGATTACGTTAAACGTAGAATAATCCTGACCTCTTCCCTTTGATACGTCCACAGTCATGATATATTCATGGTCTTTGATTGGACGTTCATATATTAACAAATCAGCCCCTTCTAGAACTTCTAGAGGGTTTGATGCCCTAAACCCTAATAATGTCTCGGCATTTATTAGTGTATCACCTGTTCCATAAAAGGTGTTACCAAACTCTTGGTCAAATTGTAACTGAGAGGTGTTTGATATTGTCTGTCTTTTCCATTCCTCATCTCTGCCTGGCACGTCCCACCAATTAACTGTAAAAGGAACGAATTCGTTTACCTTCTGAACTGCACCTTCCCAAATCTTATGGAACGTATTACCGATACCATTTGCAGTAGATGTAACAATAACCTTTGTATCTTTACCCGCAGAAATTACTGGATAGGTGGATGTATAGAACTCATTTGCATTTTCAACAAACGCAAACTCATCTAGGAATAGTAAGTTAACGGACATACCACGAATAGAACTACCAGAGGTTGCGGCAGCAATGATACGGGAGTTATTACTAAATTCTATTGAACCTTTGTTGAGTGCCTTAGTGCCTGGCTGTAGAAAGAATGGTAAGTTCTCTAACATGAGTGTGATACGACCTAACATCTCTCTTGCAGTTGCACCTTTGTTGGCAAGTACTGCAATGGTTTTCTCACTATGAAAACAAGCAAACCAAATAATATATCCTACAGAACTAATTGATTTACCAGACTGTCTACATGCAAGGACGATACTAAATCGGTTATTGTTGAAGTGTTCGAACATTGTCTCTTGATATGGATACAAGTCAAAGGGAACTAGACCCTCATCCAAAGAGATTACTTTTAGATATTGCTTACAGAAGTATACAGGGTCTTTAGAACACTTTAAGTATTCTGTTATTTCCTTTTCTGTAAAATTGTGTTGAACTCCATCACGCTTGACATTTATATTGCCAAGATATGATTCATTCGGATTCTGATTCTGCATCTATTACTACTTGTTTTTCATTCTGTATAAGTCGCTGCAAGTCTGTAGTTGTTCCTACAAATAGATTGTTTGTGGTGTTACCCAGTTGTTTAAGTTCTTCTTTCTGATTTATGTCTTTGTTCTTCTTATTCAAATCCATCAACTTATCATTCACATCTGCCATGTTTTTCATCATGGTAGACAACACTTCAAACGCACGGGGGTGTTCACTCTCCCTTGCAACTTCAATCATTAATTGCATACTCTCTTTACCATTTTCTAGTATCTCATAGTAGGTATCACGAGAGTATTCGTAATCATCTTTTATTCGTTTTTCATCACTCATTATGCACTATCCAAATCAGTTTCAATAAATCCGTAATCACTATCTGCACTTACGTTAGTAGGATTCGGTGTAGTTTTTATTGTTTTTATATACATGTCACTATCTTGTAATCCTGCTTGCATATTAAATAAATTATTACGCACATCACGAATAATACTTTTATTAGCGTCTGGCCCGTATAGAGCAATCTTCATTTCAAACTCTAAACTATATATAATTGTCCTACGTTGTTCAACTGCACCTTCGAAGTCATCTTGAAAGGATACACCAGAAAGTGTTACTGGAACATCTTCGGTCAAGGTAGGTATATCAGCAAATGGTTTGATTGTCAAGGTATATTGTGGTGCAAAGTATGGTAAAACTTGTTCTACAATTTGTAATGCATCATCCTGTGATTTTGCATATATGTTTAATTGGAATCCAATGTTATATGGTGTCGAAGTATATAGTTTACGTCTTGCAGTAACACTATTAGACACAACCGCAGATACATTATTTGTTTTAGGTAATTGACGAGGTGCGTCATAATTCATACTCGTAATCTCGAAAGACATACGAGGTAGTTTAATTGCAACTCTACGTTCCCCATCTTCACCCGCTTTCATCTCATCAAGACGTGCAATAAAATTTCTCTTAGGTGCATATGACAATGGTACTTTTACTTGAGAGATAGTTTTTCCTGTACTATCATGTCTCAACACGTATATGTTATTAAACATAGAACCGAATACGGATACCGCAGTTCTTACTCTTTTATGATAAAACCATGTACCAAACATTATGATATATCTCCGAATGGATTACTCTCTGAGAAGTCAAGGAAGTCTGCTTCGAAGTCATCAAAGATTCTATTTTGTGCATCTGCTTGTATTGCCTGCAACTCATCAACAAATGTCGGTGTTGCTTTCGCAAGAGACGTACCACCAGTTACTTGTACCCCTGTTCCAAATTGATGGAACTTCCCATCGGATGCACCAACATGTGCAAGTCGTAAGATACCATCTGAGTCACTCCATCTAGTAACTTCACCTGTTAAGTTATACGTATCGTATGCCTGAGTAACTGTTTCTCCAATAGAGAATCCTGCCGCAGAGTCCAGTGTTAATTCAACTTGATATGCTGCTTCTGCTTCTATATTATCAATTGTAGCAAACCCAGTATCCATATCCTCATCATTATACTCGAACAACTCACATTGCATACGGAATGTAGGAAGATTTGCTAGTTGATAGAATGGAGTTTCGGTCTCTACCCTACGAATCTCAAATATAGATTGAGATAGTGTCAAATAGATTAAGTCCCCTTCACGAGGACGGAAGTTTAATGATTCTAAACGAGAACCAACCAAAGTCTTCCATCTTTTTCTTGAAACAACAAAGTTTGCTTGGTCTCTTAGTTCGATACCGAATTTAGTAAATAGGTCACCCTCGCCTTCAAACGCTTCGGTGTTCTCAATATACATCTCAATCTTGTATGCATTACCAAAACGTGACGGTACGTCATCAAGAAAGACTTTATCTTTGTTGATGATTTCTCGTGGAAGGTAATATACGTCCTGTCCATAGAATTTGAGGGCTTCAATTATGATGTCCTCATATACTGATTGTTCAGACTTAACACCTTGTTTAAAATAAGGGTTCGTTGCCATCTAATTATCCCATAAAGAAATCTGGTGGTGTGTCATATTCATTATATATTCTTTGACGTATTACTTCGATTTCTTGTTTTGCGTCTTCGTAAATTTGTCTACCATTAAGTTGTACACCGCCTGGCAATACCATTCCTTCAAATTTAATTAGGTTTGCACCCCATTGTTCTTTGATTAATGCAGTTGCATATTCTTTTAAGAACATGTTATCATATGCTTTACCATTACCATTGATATCGGTTGCCATATACATTTCAATTAAAATTTTCATACCAGCTTTAAGGTCTCTTCCCGCACCAATGTCACCAAAGATGTGGAGTTTATTGTTTGCCTTCTGGTATTGTATCTGGGGATGTCCTGTCATTTTCATATCAACAAGTGATAAGTATTGTTGCATCTGTTCAAAGTATGCCATGTCAGATAGACCTGTTTGTAAGTCCCACATGTCATTGAGACGCATTTGATACTTAACATCAAAGAAACTTGAACTACCACTTTCACTATTGATAGGTAATACACGAACAACATTTAAAATGTCATTTGCATTACTAACACCAGTTGTATCTAAATCAAAATCTAGATATCCTCTTGTTGTCATATCCGAAGTGATTGTTACTGGAAGATATACTCTATGAGAACCTTCACCAACATATTCATTGAATAGTTGTAATGCGTCATCGACACGGTCATCCAATTGTCCATCATCTATGTTTATTTCGATGACAGGGTGACCCAGTCTACGCAGACAGTAATCTATGAAATCGCTTCTACTATTTATTCTACTATATGCCATACTAGTTATTTATCCTTAGTTTAACAACGTGCCTGCGTTATTGTAAACGTTTATTCTGTAATGAGTACCTTGTTGACCGTCTAGTAAGTCTGCATTTAAACCACTTGAGTTTGTATCAACTGTTTTTAGTGCGGTCATCAATTCTGCGGCAGTTGAATATGTCTCACTAAATGAGAATACACCATTCGAATATCCAAGGTCTCCACTTGCACTAAACATTCCTTTAACGTTTGCAGAGTCAATCTGAATATCGTTTGCGTTTGCGGTAATACCTTTACCACCCACAACATTGAAGGTTCTAGTAGCAGCAATAGTACCACCACCAGTAAGACCAGTACCCGCAGTCATTGTTACACCACTGTGGTCTATGTGTTCATTCGCTACGAATCCACTCAAGTTATCGTGGACAATGTCTCCATCTGTAGTAGAGATTGCACCATTACTATATGTGATACCTGTACCACCACTAAACATACCTTTGATGTTTGCGGAGTCAACTTGGATATCATTCGCATTTGCAATAATACCCTTACCACCAACCACATTGAAAGTTCTAGAAGCAGCGATTGTGCCACCACCAGTTAAACCTGTTCCCGCAGTTAAGGTAACTGAAGTATGGTCTATGTGTTCGTTTGCAACAAATCCTGATAGATTATCATGAACGATATCTCCATCGGTTGTTGATATTGCACCAGTAGTACCATTTAAAGTAATACCAGTTGAACCTGAGAACATTGCACGTATTTGTGCAGAAGTATGTTGTGCAGAATCAGAGAAACTAAATTGTCCTGTACCACTATTGTAACTTAGGTCACCTGAAGCACTAAACATTCCTCTAACATTGGCAGAGTCTATATTGAACTCACCAGAGGATACACTTAGACCCTTGTTCGCAGTCAGATGCGCTCTTACCTCAGATGCACTCGGCCCTGTATAGGTAATTACACCTGTAGTACTATTGTAGGATGCACTTCCATCTCCACCCGCATCGGTTACCGATATAGCACCTCTTGCACGTGCAGTGGTATGATAAAGATTAGTGTTTTCAGTTAAGTTTGCAGTTGTATGATTAGATATATCTGAAACTGTTCCTGTTACGGCACCAGTTAAGTCACCATAAAATCTTGCTGCTTGAACGTTTGCATTTGTAAGTGATAAGTCACCTGTTGATGAACCTGTAGCAGTTGTAGTTGCGAATCTTACTCTGTCTATACTCTCATCCCAACCCATGAACACATTGTCACCAGTTGTTCCTCTTTCAAGAACAAGACCAAGGTCATTTGAGTTTGAACCTGTATTACCAGAACCAAGTTCAATCAATGCATCTTCGATTGTTGTGTTGGTTGCACTGTTGGTTACAGTAGCACCATTGACTGTCAGATTACCAGATAGAACTAAGTCTTCGGCATTGATATCTTTAACAATCAAGTTTGCACTTGAATAACCTGTAGCACCAGTATTTACTGTTGAAGTCGGAAGTGTTTGTGTATCAGTAAATAATCTGAATGTATTATCTGTAGATGCATCGTAGAATACACCACCATATTTGGTTGTTCCACCTTCTACATACTTACCATAGAAACCAAAGTCTTGACTGTTTCCTGTATTAGAGTTGGTTAGACCTGTAAAGTTATTGTCGGATACAACACTACCAGTCTGAACTGTGTCACCTGTAATTGTTAGGTTACCACTGACTGTTACGTCTTGGAAGGTTACATCATCGGATGTTGAAACTGCCTGTCCGATTGCAATTGCACCTGTACCTGAATTATAGGTTACTCCTGTTGAACCTGAGAACATTCCACGAACATTGGCAGAGTCAATATTAAACTCACCACTTGAAACTGAAAGACCTTTATTTGCAGTAAAGAATCCTCTGATTTCATTTGTGTCGGCAGTGATTGCACCATTAGAGTAGTTTACACCACTTGAACCACTGAACATTGCTTTTACATTAGCAGAGTCAATGTCAAATACACCGTTGGATACAGAAAGTCCTTTATTTGCGGTTAAGTGCGCTCTTACTTCTGTCGCACTCGGCCCTGTATATGTAAAGACACCATTACTGTATGCAAAACTTCCATCTCCGCCAGCGTCAGATGCACTAAACATTCCCTTGACATTTGCAGAATCTATGTTAAACTCACCATTAGAAACGGAGAGTCCTTTGTTTGCGGTTAAATGCGCTCTTACTTCAGCAGCACTAGGCCCAGTATAAGTGATAACACCTGTAGTACTGTTATATGCCAGTGAACCGTCTCCACCCGCATCTGTGACAGAGTTGGATGCTCTTGCTCTTGCATCGGTATAGTAGAGGTTAGTATTTTCTGATAAGTTTGCAGTAGTGAATGGGTCGAGTGATATGACATCCGTAAAGTTTCCACCAGTTGTTTGTATTGTAATAGTTGCGTTTGAACTATCAAAATCTACACCAGTAACACCCGCAATAGTTACATTACTTGCAGAGGTAACTTGACCTTGAGCATTGATTGCAATCTGGGGAACTGAAGTTGAAGAACCGTATGTTGCAGCAGTAACACCAGTGTTTGTAAGATTGATTGTATCGGAAGAAGAATCATATGTGATTCCTGTTCCACCAACTAGTGCATCACCAAGGTCTGAATCAAAGTTAGACTTTGTATAAACATTCTCCACATCAATAGAGAATCTACCAGTAGAAGAGTCATAAGTTAAATCACCCGCAGCACTAAAGTGAGCTCGAACGTCACTTGAACTCGGCCCTGTATATGTAAAGACACCATTTGTTGAGTTGTAGGATAGTGAACCATCGCCTCCCGCATCTGTTACTGATACTGAGTTCTTTGCGTCACTATCTGCACGAGCAGAGGTATAATATAAATTTGTTGAACCTTCTGCAATATTATCTAAATCTTTTTGAGCAAGACGTGCGTCCCATCTTGCAGTTGTGTAATAAAGATTAGAACTATGTTCTGCTACATTCTGAGTAGTTTTGGTTGCAAGTCTAATATCAAAATCACTATCCGCTCTTGCAGTAGTATAATATTTTCTTGTACCTTCTGTTAGATTTGTAGTAGTATATGGGTCAAGAGTAATAGTTGTGAGGAAACTTCCTCCATCCGCAGTTCCAATTGTAATATTACCATTTGCGGAATCGAATGAGAATGTAGATACACCCGCAACTGCAACTGTACCCGCACTGTCTAATTGACCTTGTGCATTAACTGAAAATACTGGAATCTGAGATGCGTTACCGTATGTTCCCGCAGTTACTCCAGTTGCTGTAATAGAGATAGTGTCTTGTGCGGAGTCATATGTAATACCCGCTCCACCATCTAATGCAGCACCTAAATCGGAATCAAAGTTTGTTTTGGTATAGACTTGTTCTACGTCAAATGAGAACTGACCTGTTCCACTATTATAAGATAGGTCACCACCCGCAGAGAACATGCCTCTAACGTTAGCGGAATCTATATTAAACTCACCGTTGGATACAGACAAACCTTTGTTTGCTGTTAAATGCGCTCTGACTTCGGTTGCACTTGGCCCTGTGTAAGTTATTACACCAGTTGAACTATTATATGAAAGTGAACCATCCCCGCCAGCGTCTGTAACACTGATAGATGAAAGAGGACTTGTATTTGCAACACCACCCATTCCACCATGACTCTGACAGTAGTAATAAAGTTTACCCGCATCTTGTTCTACTGCTAAATCAACATATGCACCTGTAGAGCCAGCATTACCTACTTTATTATATACTTTAAAGTTTGAAGATAATTCTGAACCACCACCATGTGTTCCATCGGATGTAGTAGAGAATACTAATGGGTGTGAACTATTACTACTATGTGATTGGTCGAATCTGTACACAACATTAGGTGACAACACCATATTTGCTTGTGAAGTTCCGTCTATTAAGTAATAACCACTTTCTACAGTAACTACAATTTTGTGGTATACTGGAGCAGCTCTTTGTGCGTCAATAGATGAATTCAGTATATCTGAATCAACTCTTGTAGACGTGTAATAGAGATTTGTGCCTTCTGCTACGTTACTTGTTGTTTTGGTAGCAAGTCTGACATCAAAGTCTGAATCTGCACGAGTAGTTGTATAATAGAGGTTTGACCCTTCAGAAAGATTCGCAGTATTTTTAGTTGCGAGTCGAATATCAAAGTCACTATCGGAACGTGCAGTAGTATAATAGAGGTTTGACCCTTCGGTCAAGTTTGCAGTTGTTGACGATGTTTCGTCTAATAGTTTGTGCCATGCACCACCATGTGCAAAGTAACCTTTACCTGTTCCATGTACGTGTGCGAACATACCATGATATGTTCCCGCATTTGGTAAGTCACCTTCTGAACTGTAGACGTTACCGTATAAAATTTTACCTGTAGTTTGAAGAGTCTCTGAACCTAGTGTCCAGTACTCACTACCTTCATCCCATAAGAATGATTTGTTTGCAGAAGAACCACGTTCAATCTCAATACCCGCATCTTCACTAGGTGTACCAGTTGCATTAGAGTTTAGGACAATCGTATTGTCTGCAAGGTTAATTGTTTCGGTGTTTACGGTAGTCTCTGTACCAGTAATGGTCAGATTACCATCAAGGACAGTATTACCAGTTACTCGTAGAGTACCAATGTTTGCACTATCGAAAGTCGCTTGACTTCCAGTTAAATTTGTGTTTGCAAGATTAGTAATGGTTGCACTGTCAATAGTTGCACCATTAAGTACAGTTATACCACTATGGAATGTCTCATTGATGTTTGTTCTTGCAAGGTCAGAATCGTTAAATGTAAACTGACCTAAACCACTATCAAAGTTTAAAACACCAGTGTTATTTGAAGAAAGAGAAACCCCAAGAGTTTCTTTACTACCACCACTGTCAACAACAACGAAAGAACCATTACTATCTCTTAGTGATATAGTTCCAAGTTGAATAGTATTTCCACTTAGATGTAAATCTTTCCATTTTTTAGTTGCACTACCAAGGTCGTATGCCTCATTGGAGTCGGGTATAAGACTACCCGTAATTGTGTCTCCAGTAAAACTAAAAGTATATTGTTCCAGACCACTATCGTAGTTAGCGGATATATTAGTAGAACCTTTTAAATTTGTTGTGACGAATTTACTTGCACTTGATTTCCATGCAAGGATTGAACCATCGGATTCTGTCGCACTTACGTCTACCCCTGATAAATTTTCAATAGAAAACGCACCAGATGTTACTCGCTTAATTGGAGTCCCAACGACTATCTTTTTGATGTATATCTTATCAGTCATTAATTTTTTCCTTATTTAGTGACCGAAGGACTTACTTCTGCTTGACCTTCGAGGACTCTTTGGATTATTGTGTTGGAATCACTATCGACATAAGATATTTCTACATCATAGACATAACGTCCACGAGTCTTCAACGCATCTGTTTGAGTATTAGTTAGTGAGAGATTTACAATCCCCGAAGTTGCTGGGGAAATTATAGACGCATTAAATGTTACCGTATCTGGGTCACCCGCAGAATCGGTATAATTTCTTTTCATTTTAGATGCTACAGACCTATTGGTAAGGTCATATGCACTGTCGCTGTCATTGATGAGATGTATTTCTATCGCTACATCTGCACCTTGTGTAATTGTAATATCTTCGTAGTTTGGTGTCAACATTTAGAGTACCCATATAAAAACAATAAACTTTCTTCTTGTCTTTATTTATAAGGAAACGAAACCTAACTACATCAAAAATCAGACATTATTTCTTCTATTATATCGTCTTGTAGACCCATAGACATATCAGTTCGGTCAAATATGTAAGATACGGTCAATCGCCAACAGTCAGTCTCGGCTGCATGATACACCCTTTTATACCAAGGTTCACCATATGCACCAAAATATCCTGCTTTACACTGCCATCCTTTTACATCTTGCATGACAACTTCGTCACCTGTATGACCATCAACATATTTAAAACATCCTTCTCCCGTCTCTGACCAAGAGAAAATAATATTATATGCAGATGCATTTGCATTATTATGCCACGAAATATGTCCATTTGGGGGATAAAGTTGTGCTAATGCGTTATTACGTGTGGATAATATTGTACAAAGTTCAGTATTGAGTTCACCAAATTTTGATATATAAGATGCATTATTTGGATTATTTCTTTCAACAAACTGAATTCTATCCGATTTTAAAGAGTATCCATGAACTGCATCTGGAAATCCTTCATGGTTTGTGTCTTGAGCAATGATTTCATCTCTGTGTTTTGTACCAACCCAGTGACTTCTGTCCTTTGCTTCACCATGGAGATGAACCTCTTTAGATAATACTTCTCTATTGTTATAATACCATAAGAAATTATCTAATGCTTGTTTCACATCTTTATTATTAATCGGAATGTCTATCATACTATAAGTTTATCCTTCTTCAAAGACCCTGAGTAATGTCTTAATATAGGTGGTTTTCCTTCTATTGATTTCAATCCTTCATATGCATATTGAGTGAAATAATTCCATCTAATATCATCTGAGAAGATTCCTATTTTTAAATCTTTATATTTTTCCATCTTCTCTGTCATGTACCAGAGAGTTGTTTGGTCAAAGTGTTTTAAATCCTTTTGAAATTGGTCGTGGTCAAACCCTTTTGGTTGCCACTCATTAGTGTGTTGGAGATTATACATTTCAAACCAATCATCCATAAATTCACGGACTAATGGATTCTCACTTCTATAGAGACAAACTCCTCCGCATAGACGGAACTTCTCCCTTTTATCTTCATATTTAAATTCACGAATTGCATAAAACTTTTCACGTTCTTTGGTAAGTTCATGGAAGACCATATCATAATCTTGCATCTCATCCCATACAGTTATTATATCTTCGTGTTCACAGTCCATGTCTGCATCAACATACATGGTAATATCATACGGAGTTTGTGCCATACCCCATAGTTTTGCACGATAGTGGTCGGTACAAAAGATTATTTGGTCAGCTTCATCTGCACGGTCATCCAAGAATCTTTCTTCGGTAACCAGAGTAATGAGTGCTTCTGGATAGAAGTCTTTGATTGATTCCATTAAATTGCAAGCGTAAATATAGAAGTTGTGATTCTTAGACGCTACAATTACAAATCCTTTACTTTGAGTCGATTTCATTCTCTATAGATTCCTTCACAATCATCATAGCATATAAGTTTACTTCTGGGATAGACCTAGAACGTCTTAACTTTGATTTTAATAGTCTGTTTTTAGAATCTTTGATTTCAGCAATCTCAAAAGTCTCTAGTTTATATTCAAAAAGTTTTTCTAACTTCTTTGCACGTTCATGTTCTAATTGTTTTTGTTTCTCAAGTTCTGCTTCTGCTTGTTTCTTTTCAAGACGTTTCTTACTTGCAGCATCAATCTTTTCTTCTGTAATGTAAGCGACTGCCTCTAAGAATAGAGCGTTCTCAGTTCCATTATTATTGTGTCTGTTCAGTTTATGAACTTGACGAATCTCTTTATTATCAACACTTTCTTCGCTGATTGCATTCAACATTTGTTTTTTGGGGGTTTCCCAGAATGCATTATCTAACCATACTCTTGCCATGTTTAATCTCCTAACACTTCACGTTTATATATAAGTTTATTATGCGGTTCTCTGATAAAGAGTGTATGTCTTAATTACTGAACTTCCTGAGTCAATAGTTGTTCCGACATAGTTACCCACATAGTCACCTGTAAATTCTGCAACAAAGTTACCAGTATAATCACCAGTAAATGTTGTCACACTTGTTCTAGTTCTACTGTATGCACTTGAACGTACAACAACACAAGTTCTAGTAAATACCGCAGTTGAGTTTCTTGTAGAATCTACTGTAGAATTCCTTGTGTATGCAGAACTTCTTGTTCTCTGATAGTTTGCACTATATAGAGATGTTCTTGTTCTACTATAGGCGGCACTATAAGTAGACACCCTAGTTCTTTGGTAATCAGCAGTAAAACTTCTATTATAGTTTCCTGTATATTCACCTAAGAAATTACCCGCAAAATCAGCAACACTATTTCTTGTATAGTCTGCACTAAATGCTCTTGCATAGTCTCCTGTATAATCACCCGTAAAATCACCCAAGAATGTTGCAGTACTATTTCTTAAATAATCCGCAGTAAATTCTCTAGCATAGTTACCAGTGTAATCTCCTAAGAAATCACCTACAAAAGTATCTGTACTATTTCTAGTATAGTCTGCTTGATAGTTTCTAGCATAGTTACCAGTGTAATTACCTACAAAGTTCCCCGCATAATCAGTTACACGAGTTCTCTGGTAATCAGCACTATAGTTTCTTGCATAGTTACCAACGTAATTACCTAAGAAGTCACCAACATAATCACCAACGTAATCTGTTACACGAGTTCTAGCATAGTCTGCCTGATAGTTTCTTGCATAGTTACCAGTGTAATCTCCTAAGAAATCACCGACAAAGTTACCTGTGTAATCTGTTACACGTGTTCTAGCATAGTCTGCACTAAAGTTTCTAGCGTAGTCTGCACTATAATTTCTTGCATAGTTACCAGTGTAATTACCTAAGAAGTCACCCGTGTATGTAGTGATACGAGTTCTATTAGAATCTCTGGTAGATGTTCTTTGATAATCAGCACTAAAGTTTCTAGCATAGTTACCAGTATAGTCACCTAAGAAATTACCTACGTAATCAGTAATACGAGTTCTATTAGAATCTCTGGTAGATGTTCTTGTATAGTTTCTAGCATAGTTTGCAGTAAAGTTTCTAGCATAGTTTGTATTACGGTCTCTGGTATATGCGGCACTAAAGTTTCTGGCATAGTTTGCAGTAAACGCTCTTGCATAGTTAGTAGCACGAGTTCTTCCGTAGTTACCTACAAAGTTACCTGTGTAGTTACCAGCGAAGTTACCAGTGTAGTTACCTACAAAGTTACCAGTGTAGTTATAAGCGTTACCACCTTTACCACCACCCGCATAGTTAGTAGCACGAGTTCTTGAATATGCAGTAGCACGTGTTCTTGCGTATGCAGTAGCACGAGTTCTTGAATAGTCACCTACGAAGTTACCTGTGTAGTTACGAGCATAGTTACCAAGATAATTACGAGCATAGTTTCCTGTGTAGTTACCCTCAAAGTCACCATGATAATTTCTAGCATAGTTACCAAGGAAGTTTCTAGCATAGTTACCTACGAAGTCACCCGCATAGTCTCCCGCAAAATCTCCAGTGTATGTAGTAACACGAGTTCTTTGATAGTTCGCACTATAATTACGTGCATAGTTACCTGTATAATCACCTAAGAAATTTCCTGTATAGTCGCCTGCATAATCTCCTACGTAATCAGTAATACGTGTTCTTTGATAATCAGCACTAAAGTTTCTAGCGTAGTTTCCAGTGTAGTTACGAGCATAGTTACCAGTATAGTTTCCTTCAAAGTTACCAGTAAAAACTTGTGTGTAATCAGTTGAACGAGTTCTTTGATAATCAGCACTAAAGTTTCTGGCATAGTTACCTGTATAGTTTCCTTCAAAGTTACCAGTGTATGTTCCCGCTGAGTTAGTAACACGTGTTCTCTGATAATCTGCTTCAAAGTTTCTAGCGTAGTTTCCTGTGTAATCTCCTAAAAAATTACCTGTAAATGTTGTGACTCTATCTCTGGTATAATCTGCTTCAAAGTTTCTTGCGTAGTTTCCTGTATAGTCACCAGTAAAATCTCCAAGGAAATTAGTAACACGTGTTCTCTGATAGTTTGCAGAATAATTTCTTGTATAATTACCTGTATAATTACCAGTGAAATCTCCTATGAATTCCGCAGTACTGTTTCTAGTATATGCAGCACTATAGTTTCTTGAATAGTTTCCGACATAGTTACCAGTGAAATCACCAGTAAATGTAGTGACTCTTGTTCTTGAATATACAGCAGAATATGCACGAGCATAGTTTCCGATATAATTACCAAGGAAGTTTCTAGAGTAATCACCAGTATAGTTACCTTCAAAGTCTCTGGAGTAATTACCTACGTAATCTCCAATAAAACTTCTGGAATAATCCCCAACAAAGTCTCCAACAAAGTTACCTGTAAAGTCTCCAGTATATTCACCTAGAAAATTACCTGTGAAATTCCTTGAGTAATTACCTACGTAATCAACACTTCTAGAGAAATCTGCGGTACGGTTTCTAGTAGAATCTGTTGTACTAACCCTTTGATAGTTTGCACTATAATCAGTGTTTACTAGGTTAAAACGAGTATCCGTTGCAGTACCACGAGTCGCCCAAGTTCCTGTATCTGTTGGAGCGCCTTGAACATTACTTCTTAATTGATATGTTCCAACTCCATTAGAACCACTTGATATTCTAGATTGTACTCTTGACCCAAAACTATATTTAATTTCTGCATCGGTCATTTCTTTCAGACCTTGGAAAGAACCAGTCAATCCAGATGCACGTTTAATTGAGACAGGTCTTACTACAGTCGGTGAAGACATACTAGACTTCACATAAAGGTTATATACTGTTCCTGAAGAACCTGTTTGTAATCTATCAGAGAATACTCCAGCTTTATATGTTGAGTATGTTCCGCCTGGCGAAGACGAACCTAATCGGTATGTGCCTGGATATTCAGATGTTGCAATACGACTTGTTAAACGGTCTGTGAGTGTATCTACTTCTGAGGAATCAAGTTCATGAATCTCACTTGTTCCACTATTATCATTAAACTCAATAGGATATCTAAATGCATCGGAGTCACCCGCAAAGTTAGTGATACCTTCTCTTTGATATAATGATGTTGTTGTTTGTATTACTGGAACATTACCACTAGCAAATCCGTGTGTTCCAACTGCATCGTCAAAAGTAGTATCGGTATATGTTCCGATTAAAGCGTTATTAGTTGAGGATGCGGTAAGTGTTCCTACTGCACTAGAATCCAACGCAGAAAGATGCAACCCTGCTTGATACGCAAGGTAATTCTCCTCTGTGGTTGTTATTTCCTTGAGGTCACCATTTGTACCTTCAAGTTTTAGTGTGGTAGTTCCCATATCAACCTATTTATGCTGTTCTTACGTAGAGAGTATAAGTCTCAATATTTTGATTACCACTACCTATGGTTTGACCCGCATAGTTACCAGTAAAGGTTCGAGCAAAGTTTCCTTGAAAGTTTCTTAAATAATTACCTGTATATTGACCCGCATAGTTTCTAGTATAATTACCAATATAATTAGCAGTAAATGTTCTAGTAAAGTTTCCTATGAAATTACCAGTAAAGGTTCGAGAATATGAGTCTCCTCCACTAAAATTAGAACTTCTTGTACTAACATAGTTTCTAGAATATTGACCACTGAAAAATCTTGTGTAATCACCAGTAAAGTCACCAACATAATCACCCAAGAAATTTCCCGCAAAATCTCCCGCATAATCACCCGCATACTCAGTCGTTGAGTTTGCAGTACTGTTTCTTGTGAATGCACGTGCAAAGGTATTTTGATATTCACCAATAAATGATGCTGCAAAGTTACCAGTAAAGTATGCCGCAGACCTACGTCTTACAGAGTAAAAATCCCAATATGGAAAATCAGCATCGGGGTAATCATTATATAAATTACTATGATATCGACCCTGAAAACTACCCTTCTCATATTCATAATTACCAATTATCATACCCGTTACTAGTTTCATTTTAGTAATGAAATTTGCCCATGTACCTCCAACAAAATCTTCATAGCTAGGTATTCCAGTAGTATAATTGTATGAAGTTATTGTTAGATATTGACTAAAAGGTAACACACTTGATGGGTCATCTAACCCAGTAGTAGCTGCATTAGTCATCCCAAGTTGCTGGCTTGACCCTGTATTATCCGCACTGGAGGCATATATTTTAGCAAAAACAGAAATACCATATTGGTCACCATTAACATGACTCGGCCCACCATAGATTACTCTCCAGTAATCATCCGTAGTAGAATTAGACCTTGAATAATAATAACCAGTCCAACCATATGCATAGTTTTGTCTTTGTCTAGTATAATATCTTTGTCCTATGAAATCACCAGTATAGTATTGAACATTACCTTGCTTATGTCTACCTCTTTGGTAAACGGCAGTATAATTTGTCGTTTGAATAGAAGTTCTTTGGAAATCACCAGTATAATTTCTTGTGTAGTCACCAGTAAAGTCACCAGTAAAGTCACCAGTTATAGTTCTATTTGAATCTCTGTTAGAATCTCTGGTAGATGTTCTCTGGAAGTTTGTCAAGACTGCATCAGTACTATTTCTAGTATAGTTAGATTCTCTACTTCTATCAAAGTTTCTGGCATAGTTACCTGTAAAGTCTCTGGCGTAGTTGGCATCATCAATTGATTGACTATCTCTTGTACTATTTCTTGTGTATTCACCAGTATAATTACCAGAGTATACGTTTATTCTACCATAGTTTCCAGCAAAAGCATTAGCATAATTACCAGTATAATTATTAACTACATTACTTTGTCGTATAAAATTATTACCTTCGGCATCCGCATAGTTTCCTGTGAATACGCTTAATCTAGAATAAGCAGCAGTAAAGTTTTGAGTATAATTACCTTGGTAGTTTAAAGCACTACTTCTATTTCTTGAATAGACTCTTTCTGTATTACCAGTAAAGTCACCAGTATAGTTACCTAGAAAACCAGATGCGGCATAGTGGTCTGTTCTATCGGTAGTACGAGTTGTTGTGTAACTACTTGTCCTAGTAGCGTCACTGTGACTTAAAAAAGTAGACGAACGATTTCTTGAATAATCAGCACTATATGTTGACGTTCTAAGTTTTGAATAGGTTGATGACCTTGCCCTTGTATAGTTTACGTCACTAACAACCTGTCTAGTATCTGTAGCAGTTCCTTTTGCAGCCCATGTGCCAGGCAAACCTTGACCCGTTGGTGTTGTACCAGAAGGATATATTTTATAAGAACCAATTCCATTAGATGATACTTCTGAGGCAATTTTATTTCTAAGATAATCTGCAAAGGTCTGTCTAACTTGGTCATCGGTCATCAACTGAAGACCTTGATACGTTCCTGTAGACCCACTAGCACGTTTTATAGAAAACGGTAATACCTTAGTGGGTGAAGTATCATTAGTTTTTCTGTAAATATTATAACCTATAGAAGTTCCATCAGTTCTAGTATCTGTCGCTAAATTTGATATAACAGCACCCCAACTTCCTGTCGGAGTTGAAGACCCTAGTCTATATGTACTTGGATAGTCAGATGTAAAAACACGACTTCTAATTCTGGTTATTAAAGAATCCATATCTGAGTCATCCATTTCACGGATAACTCTTTGACCATCACTGTCTCTCTGCATTACAGGAAGACGGAAATTATTAGAACTTCTTATTGTTGCGTCAGAAATACTTCCCGCTGCTTGATAAAGGGAAGTTGTGGTTGTACCAATTGTTAATAGAGACCCGCCACCACCAGTTCCTACAGCAGAATCAAATGATGTATCAGTTAATGTTCCAACAAGGTTTCCTGTGTTGGTAGTGCTTAAAGTGCCAGGCGTACCATTGGCATACCCCGCCATATGTTGACCCGCTAGATATGCTAAGTAGTTCTCCTCCGCAGAAGAGAATACTTGCAACTCAGTGGGTGCAGCACTGTCTTTTAACTTTAATGGAACAGTCATGTTCGCACTTTCTCCAATTAATTAAGTTGTGTTCCATTCTCATCGAATATAAGTGGAATATCACCCCTTAATGCATTAATAGCATTCACTATACTGTCATCTTCTGTTCCTGTGAAAGCAGCGTGTAGATTTGATAACGACCCGATTCTAGAATCAACCTCAGCACCAGAAGCATCAAGTCCAGTTACTCTTGCAGCAACTTCGTTGATAGCGGATACTAAGTTATTATGACCCGCAGCAGGAACATCGGTAGCATTTAAACCATCAAGGTTACCAACTGCACTATCTAGTAAGTTTAATGATGAACCAATATTACCAGTGGTTGTGTTATGAGTTGCCCCAATTGCAGCACCAACCTCTGTATGTAGTTCATTGATTGCACCACGTAATGTGGTAGCAGATGTGTTGAGAGAGGCAGCACCAATCTCTGCATCGTGTTCGTTGATTGCATCCGCAACAGTTGTTGCAGTAGTAGTCAATGATTGTGTAGGTTCAACAAAGGTATTGAGTGTGTCAATCTCTGTTTCTAGTTCTGCAATCGCACCTGTAACGGTAGTTGCAGTTGTACCCATTGCACTGTCACCCTGTAGTGCATCAAGTTCATTTACTGCATCTGATAATGTAGTTGCAGTAGTTGTTAATGCTTGGGCGGGTTCGACTTTTGTATTAAGTGTATCAATCTCTACTTCTAGTTCTGCAATCGCAGTAGATACTGTAGATGCAGTTGTACCCATTGCAAGAGCAGTAATTGTACCTAACTCATCATCATGTTCTTTAATTGCACCTGTAACAGTAGATGCACTTGTTCCCATTGAAACATTACCTTGCAATGTATCAAGTTCGTTTACCGCACCTACTAAATCGTTACTAGTAGTACTAATAGTGTAATTTGCTGTAGTACCACGGATTGCAGTTTCTAGTTCATTGATTGCATCAACGATACCAGTTTTATCGGTTGTACCAAGGGACGCAAGAGTTCTTTTAGTTCCACCCTCTGCGTTAAATATGTCTGCTTCAAGTTCGTTGATAGCAGCAGTAAGATTCTTTGCACCAGTTGTAAGATTTGTGTGTGGTCTTGCACCAATATCAGAGTCAAGTTCACCAATACCAGTAACTAAGTTAGTTGCAGTGGTTGATAGGATATTAGCGACTAGTCCATTATCAGTTCCACGAATAGCAACTTCTAGTTCATTAACACCAGATACAATATCATTTGCATTTGTTGTTAAATCAGAAGCGGCATTACCACCTCCAGAACCATGCATATCTACATCGTGTTCTACTAGTGCAGACACAACGTTATTTGCAGTAATTCCTGCTTGTGATAAATCAGTTGCAACTAAGTCATTCGAAGTACCACGAATACCTAGTTCCAGTTCATTAATAGCTGCAACGGCACTAGAGTCCTGATTCGTGTTTAATCGACCAGTTGCACCTAAGTCTAATGAGACAGTGTTGGTATTAGTAACCAACGTAGTGAACGTATCATTAATCGTTGTAATTGTCGGTTTTGCGGTAGCCATTACAGTTTCTCTATTAGTTTGTTAAGGAGTTCTTTAACTTCACTTACTTCATTCTTTAAATCATCAAACTCTCTTTCTTGTTCTTTTCTTTTCGTTTTTAATAAACGAGCTTTACTTATCTCATCTTTATTTATATTAACAATTGTCCCCGAATTTGGGTCTCTTGCTAAAGATGAATTTCCTTCTATAGCAACATACGATTTCATTATGTTGCCATTGCAATTGCACGTAAGTCCTTGAAGAAAGGAACTTTTGCAGAGTTATTAGTACGCATTACAATCTTAAATTGATATTGCGAGAATGCATCAACATCTCCACCGTCTCCACCAATTAGGAAACGATAATCACGGAAGTTTCTTTCATCAGCAGCAATCGTTTGTTCTGGTGATTCTAGTGTCCAATCTATATCAAAGATGTTGTCACCATCTTGTGCAACTCTCCAATATAAATCAAAGTCTGAACCAACTGGTCTTAGACAACCAATTATTAGTTTTAAACCAACAGCGGGTTCTTCAAGAACACCGACTGTAGTCATGTGTTTTGCAAGTGATGAACCACCAAACGCTGTTGTTTCTGCAACATAGTTCAACGGAACATTGAATCCCGCAGCAGTAGCCGCTGCTTGATTATCAATAATATTGTTTGTAGTTTTGAGTGATACTCTTTGTGCATCAACCAATGGAGAAACATCTCCACGGACTGTTGTCATGTTAACTTTAAATGTTGCAGACTTAACCCCTGAACCTAGTTCAACAGACTCGTTTGCAGTCTTAGCAATAAGTCTTGGAGTTGTGAAATAGTTTTCATCTCCAATACGAATCTCAGAAGAGTATGTAATATCTTTTTGATATCTTGTTTGACCAATAGAAGCAAATGATTTACCAGAAGTAAATTTAACATTATATGTTATATTTGTGTCATCGGGTTGTAATGTTGTAAATTCTGGAACAACAGTATCGAATAGAACCTGTCTATCTGCCTTAACTGCATCTCCACCAACTCTACCACCCGCATTTGCATTACTACCCGCTTCAAACTTAATACCAAATCCATCTGCGTGAGTAACAGTTCTGTTACCGTTTATATTACCCGCAGACAATCCATTACCACCAACAGCACCTGAAATTGTGATAGTATCACTTACATCATAACCGTGGTTCGGGAATAACATAGTAACTGTCGCATCGGATGATGTTGTAAAGAATGGATTACTTGAAATTGATTCTTTTTCAAGAGCAGCGTTTTCAAACACTGCATAACCACCCGCAGTATCAAAGTCAGCAGTGAAGATTTTAAATGCAAGGTCTTTTGTTTGGTCTGGCTCCCATGTCTTACCATTCTGAGATTTAAATAATGACCCCATAGATGGTTGACGTGAAATACGTTTCTCTGTAGAACCAAGTTCAAATGCATAAGTCTCTGCGACATAAGCATTATAATCAATTGATTCTGCAAGAAGAACAATACAATAATCCGTTTCTGGATTCAAGAAGATTGGTTCATCAAACTCAAATGTAGTGGGTGCATTTAAGACCGCAGCTTGTGTTTGAGAAGCAGGAAGATTTACCGCACTTGGGTTCAAGAACTTAGACGCATTACCAATAATCTCTGTAGAAGATGGAGCGCCATTTACCATAGGACGAATCTGTAATTCAACAGGAATACTTGTATCCTTGCTTTGAAAATAAGTCTGAACCTTAGTTACAAACATTCCAGATGGTTTTGTTACTGTGAATGATTGTGCAAGAGGGTCACGATTACGGACACGTGTAGTCTCTGTCCATCTACGAGTTATCTTCTGAGTAATACGAGTAGATGTAATAGTCTCTTGTCTAGTATCCAATGTACCTTGAGCAACATAGTTATTTGATGCATGTGATAAAGCAGCGTCATCATCATTCTTACTAATATCAAGTAGTTTAAATTCTCTTGTTCCCGCACGGAAACGATTTGTTTCACTTGACGGAATAAAGAATGAACCTTCAATTTCACCATTCGAGTTAGATATTAAATTCGAAGAACCCTCTGGGTGAGTAGTAGCTAATCTATTTTCTTTACCACTTAGGAACGTTCCGCTTGCATGTCTTTGGAATGCTTTTTCTTTACAGAAAGTTGCAACATCTGTACCATCAAAGAATGGGAAGTATCTAGTGTTAGGTCTTAAACCTTCTGCACGGAAAGATACCTCACGAGAACGAATGAAAGGAAGGAATGTTAATGATACAGTTTTATCACCAACAATCTTACGAACTGTTCTATTACCAACAACTACATTTTGACTAAAACTTGAAGTTCTACTAGTAAATGTACCATCGTTTGTTGTAGACACACCAGTTCGGTTTATACCGTTTGAACTTCTTTGGGTGTTTAGACCAGACCAGTTCCACTGACCCGCTCCTCTCCATCCTCCAAAGAGGTTGCCGATACCACCACCGCCACCACCAATACCGAATTCACCGAATCCTATTAATGGAATAAAAGGCGCTCCAGACCACATCCATGCACCACTACCGCCAGCGAATCCACGTTGTTGTGCAGTACCTACTGCAAGATTACCTTCGTTTAGGTCACCTAGTTGTTCTTCCGCAGTTTTGTTAATTACATTTGCGGGTTTGTATGCTGTTTGAAACCATTCATCTGAAGCTGGAGATAGAGTAAGATTTCCTTCTCCAGTAATAACTGCGAATGGGTTAACGTTCTCTGTTCCAGAAATTACTGGTTGACTTATTGATTCAACATGTGTATAATTAAGGAATATCGTATCACCTTTAAGAATAGTGTTTGATGATGCGGCACTGTCATATACAAGTCCAACGTTATCTTCAAAGGTTGCACATGAAAGTAAACCTTTAGTTGGGTCAATAGCAGCACGATATTCTGAGTTTTCTGCGTCTGAGAAACTTCTATTTGCAAAGTTATCTACGAAGAAACCTGATTTCATTCTAGAGTTTCCAGCAGAATCAAGAACTAAGAGTGAAGATGTATCAAGTTCTAACATACTTAAAGTTGTTACTTCTTCTAACTTATCAATTCTATTCTCTAGTTCAGAGATATCTTTCATTGTAAATCCTTTCGCTTTGAGAGGAGTTACAACTACGTCAGAGTCATTTAGACCATATGCGTTATGTTCTAGTTCAAAAAGACCTAGAGTATTTGATGGGGTTGCGGGAATCTGAGAAGAAAATCCTGCTTCACCTAAAATATTTTTAACTTCACCTTGTTCGGTAACTACGATTTTATCTGAACGAGGGACATAATATGTTACGTCACCTTGGAAGATATCACCATTAGCAGGGATTTCATTTTGTGATGAAGTAGTAAATACATTACTAGAGTTTACCGCAGAACGGAAATCAATTACGTCACGTAAGTTTACGGATGTTCTAGGCCCGACTTTGAATGCGGGTATCTTGTCATAATCAACCTTACCTTCGTAAGAGTTAACTGAGAAGTAATCTCCATTACCATGAACAAAATGTTTAAATGCACAGTAAACTGTTCCGTTTTGAGTCTCTCCACCATTTAATACTAATCGACCATTACCATAGAATCCTGCTCGTTGACCATCATCAACAGTAAATTGATGAGAGATATCTGTACCACCAGAATTAGTTAGTCTAATTGATTGTACACTATAGACATCAGTTTTACCTAAATCTAGATATTTTGCACCAGTTAAAGAATCGGTTGATAATGTTGCGGTTGCAGTTGCATCGGTTAATGTCTTTGGTCTAACTACTGGGGATGCTTTGTTAATTTTATGATATACGATAGCATTAGCAGATGCTACATTACTAACAGTCATAGAGGTAGTACCAGAAGTACCAAAAGTTGCACCAGTTTGTACAGCACCAGTAGATGCATTAATAACAATCCAATCACTTGTATTGGTATAGGTTTCACCAGTCACAGTCAAGTTAGGCATAGAGAATGAACTTGAAGAATTAGAAATCGTAGCAGAAACTCTTTGAACTTCAAAGTCAACGTCTGTAATTGCTCTTGGTCTTGGATTAGGAAGAGGATATACTAAGTTTACTTTAGTTGCATCCTTAATCACTGCTTTACTAGATTCAAAAACAGGGATTGCTCTATTAGTTGTACTAGTACCAAGTGTTTTAATATTTCGGAAAGACTGTCCACTATTCATCTTGATATCAAATAGATAGACTTTAAAATTAACACCACTCTTTTCTACAAAACGAACTCTTGCTGTACCTGTAATACTTGCAGCAGGATTAGTAGTAGATGTTGATAGATTAACTGTCTTAAACAATGAACCAATGTCGCCCTTTAGTTCACTACATAAGACAAATTGACCATAACTAATACCAGTTACTTCATTCTCTAAAGTTACATCAGTTCTTGGTTTTGGAATAGTAATAGGTGTAGGTTTTTCTGTTGCACCACGATGTCCGTTTACATATGCAACACCATCTGATACAGATGCGACTAGATTAGTCGCTGAGTCACTGAAATCAACAGTGAAGTCTTTTGCAATATAATCTCCACTCTCTTCTTTTGTTCTTTGTGCAACAAGTGTATTAGGTGCATTGTAATTATCTGCACCAGTTACTTGGTCAACTACATTACCATCAACAATATCACAATAGAAGACAAAGTTTTCATCTGAGGCAACGTCATCTTTTGTTGTTAAAGTAAGTTTAATTCGGTATCTATCAGCGCCAGGCGAAGATAGGTTAGGATTTGCACCCTGATTATCATACAATTCATTAGTATCCGCAACAGTAATAATATCTTCTGTTACTTTAAAACCAATAACTTTAGTAGGATATCTTGTATATTTTGATATAATAAGTGATTGAGGTTTAGCGAATACAAAATGACCACGAGTAAAGAAATCACCCGCAGCATTTGATACTTGACAACCACGTCCTACAGCAGGGTTTGCAATAGTGTTTGTTGATTGTGTTGTAAATGTAAAACTACCACTTGTGATATCTACACCCGATTGCATACGAACTGGGTTTGTTCCAACGTCACCACCAGAGGTGTTTGTGTATTGAACATATAGTGTTGCTGGGTCTGAACCTGTAGCAGTCACGACCTCTAGAACTCTTGCAGCAGTACTTGTTGCGGCATGTGTGAACTCAAGTCCTATTAAAACAGAAGTATCGTCTGGTAAAGTTCTTACTGAAGTATCTAGTTTAATAAATTCATAATCACTATTGACGTGAGGGCCGCCTGGATTTACGGCAGCACCGTCTTTAAAGACGTTCCGACCAAATCTCCCGATTTCCTCTTGAATGATTGTTTGTAGTTGAGTAAGTTCACGTGCTTGAACCGCTCTACCACTGTTAAAAAGGACACGATGATAATTATCACTGTCCTTAAAATCATCCTTATAGGTTGATTGGAATACGTTAGATGTAAATGTCTTTGGCATGTCTATACCTTAAATTTGGATTACGATTTTAATATCTTCAGTCTGGTCAGCACTACGAGTAACCGCTGCACGGTTATCTATGTAGAGTACTTCTCCAGAGAAAGTGTCAATTTCTGGGTTTACATATGGATGGAAAGAACCGTTTAGAACTCCCGCACCATTACCATTTGTTTCTGATATGTTCTCACCTGAACCAAAATTACCGAAACCAGTCTCTTCGGTTTGGTGATACCATATATTAGAAGAGTCTACTTTATCAATCAATGCTTTGATTCCAGAAGTTGAACCTAATATCTGGTTATCTGCGGTAAACCCTTGAGTTACACTTGATAATACTAGTTTCTTTAGACCAATACCTGTAGAGGCAGTGAAGTCTACTGTACCCGCACTATCTTTTAAATTTCTAATTAAACCAACTTGACGGAAGTCATTACCAATAATAAAGTCATTTCCTTCTGCACCAGATGGTTTTGCGTTAAACATAATTGAGGTAGCACGAAGGTCATCTCTTGGGTCTCCCCCAAGTCCTATTGGAGTACTAATAACTGCTCTAACTGCGGCTGGTTTAGTTGGAGCTCCACCACCCGTTATAGTAACATCTGCATAGTCATATCCTGAACCTAATGTGTATGCACCAGAACTATCGATAAGTTCTACTTTAACTACTTGTCCACCAGAAATTGTTGCGTTTGCTTTTGCCTTTGTTCCGTTACCTGTTACGTTGACTGTTGGTGTGCTTGAATATCCACTACCACCCGAATCAACCTGATAACCTGTAATTTGTCCTATAATTGCCGCATTCTGAACTGCAAGTTGTTCAACGTCAGCAGCGGGTGAATCTGAGTCAGTTGCACCCTGTAATTTAATTGGTAAATAGTTTGCAGAGATGTATTTGTTTGCGTCTAAAGCACTGATAGAGTATAAGAATTTCCAAATGTAACCGTCTGCGGTATCAAATGCAACACCCGTTGTATTACCTGTAGGTTGAACAGTTGATGTCTGTGCTTGTCCTGCCGCATTTCTAGATTGTTGAATACACATGTATACTTGGTTATTGTCATTCATAACATAGTATGACTGAGCAGGATATCCTACTGACGCATCGTCATATGCAGAATAAATTGCACCAGAAGACCAGTTATATCTGGGAACAACAAAGGATAAATCAATAATGTTTTTTGCAGATTGTATTCCAAGACGGAAGTTTCTTTCTTCTCTTGCAGAACTTATTACAGTTGGTGCAACGTCAGAATCGTTCCAATCTTCAGAGCGACCTATTACTGCAAAGTAATTTTCACTTGCGGAATCAAAATCTGATTTGATATCCTTTAATACTTGTTTCTTTAAATCTTGAGTTATAATCGCCATTTCAATTACCCTATTGTTGTGCCATTATTTGACACGAAAAACCATTTGCTTTTAGTTGAGTTCCATACTAGTATACATCCGTCACCTTCTCCGAAAGAGATATGGCCATTATTACTTACACCATGGATATTTGAAGTATTACCTACAGTAAGTCTTGCTTCACCCGCACCAACGTTACTGAAGTATTTTACTTCCCCTTGAATTGTTCCATCTCCGATAGTTGGAAGGATTTGTGAACCAGAATTAAATACTGTTAATGGTTCGTTTAAATCAATAGCAGTTGTTGATGCAACATCTGTTCCTTTTTCAAGAACAAGTTTGTTTTTAATTTCAACCGCACCAGTACCTTTTGCAGCAAGTTCAAGACTAATGTTAGCGTCACCACCGTCTACATCAATAGATGGACTGTTACCTGTGGCACTGTTTGACATAGTAACAAAGTTAACTGCACTTGCGGTCTTTACAAATTTTAAATATTCGTTGTCTGCACTATCTACTAGTAAAGACCCGCCTGAGATACCACCAAACTTAGGATTGTTAACTGTCAATCCACCAATAGTTTTGTTGAGTAACGTTTGTGTTGCATTTGCAAATACAAATGTATCATTACTCTGTAGGACTGGTAACGCAATATTACGATTTGCACTTATATCACCTACGGTTACATTGTACGTATGACTTGCATTCGCATCTCGAATCTTAGGTGTTGTCATTGTCGGAACAAGAATAGTCTTGTTAGATAATGTCTGAGAACAAGAGTCTAATATTAATGTTCCACTGTCATCTGGAATATAGACGTTATTATCTTGTGTTGGTTCAACTGGAGAAACTATAGTCTGGTGGGCATTCACTGCCAATCCTTCAAAGATTGCACCCCCCGCTGCAAGTTTTACGTTTGCAGTAGCAGAATCTCCACCAATAGAGGTGTAGAGTTCTGTAAAGTTCTCATTTATTTTCTGAGCAGCAGTACGTAAGGTATCACCTGTACCATCGTTTGCTGTAGTTCCTCTGTTTAGTGTTTGTTTCGCCATTTGATAATCCGTCTGTTTAATCTATTTATAAGTCTTTTACACTATAATGTAAAACTTTTTAGGTATTGGTCACTATCTGCACTATAAAAAATATGTTTCTCTTGGTCAATCGTTTCCCAATGGAAATGATTTGATAAATCCATACCATTTGTTTCAAACTGGTCAGAATCATCAAATGTTGGAGATGTTGCAGTTTGTGCTTCTCTTAATGATGAATACTGATTTTCAATAGTCTGTATAGTATTTGGTCTGAACCCTCTGATATCAGTAAGTTCTGCATTAATTCTACTTAACATACCATCTGAATCACTATATAGGTCATCAACAAGTGCAGTTAAATCTAGTGTTGGTAACACATTGAACGACCCTGTATTTTCAATAGTAATAGGTGGTGGTGGTTCAAGTTGAACTAATGGAGCGGTAATTTCATCTGTTCCCACAGATACAATTTGCACTTCACTACCAACAAACATGCCAGCAGGATGGACGAACAACTTATATGGTTCTTTCCATTCTGTTTCTGCAATTTCAGACTTGACAAGTAGTGCAAAAGTCTGGTATAATTTGTTATCGGTAATAAACTTCTGAGAGTTAAAACCAATCTTAGAATCCTCTTCCCCAACCTTAAATATATTTTTCTTAGTATAGATTACGTCTGGGTCAATGGAAAAGAATGTTCTAAAGAATTGTTGTATTGAATACAATGTTCCTTTTGAACGATATAATGTATTTGAATACTTTGCTGCAGCTCTTTTATCTGCAAATCCTTCAAAGAAAGATTGACCCAATAAAAGTTCATCTTCGATATAGGACAAAAGTTCTATATCATTCTGAGTAATATCACGGTTAAGGAACAACTCACTAATCAAACGAGAAGGAGACTCAGACCCCGTCTCAAAATGATAGTACTCCTCCAAAAGACTTATGAGTTTTGGATATGTACCTCTAAAGAACTCAGGAAGAACCTCTTGGATTTGATTTTTAGGAAAGGTAATATCTCTCCTATTTAAATCAATCAGAGTATCGTTCTTGCCATGTAGATGGTTTATTGCCATTACGTAGTGACTCCAGTGTCAACATCTACGATACGACTAAACGATTGACTCTTATCATGTTCAATAATATCTTCTCTGAATGGAGTAATTGCACTTTCATTAGCTGCGACTGCACTTACTTTAATAAATGATTCTGAACCAACAAAATTATCTATTTGTAATCCTACTATACTAATAGTGTCCTTAGTAAATGAACCAACGTTATCTACTATAACAATACGGTCATTCTGATTAAATACTTCTAGTTTATTAGTGTTTAGTTTGTTTCTAATGATACATGTCTTATTTTTATATTGAAACGCATTTGAAGTAATGATATAATTTACATCATCGGTTTCAGAAATATTAGCAGCATATCTTAATGTATGGTCTTGAATCTTAGTTAATGTAGGTGAGAACCTTCTCTGCATTCTAACTGTTGCACGAGATGATAAGATTGAGGGACTTACGTCATCTATCAAAGTTAATAGATTTGAACGTCTAAATGATTGTCCAAATTTACCTGTGTTATCAGTAAAGTAATCACTAATCGTTGTGTTGACATTATCTTGAATTGTATTTCTAGAAAGTGTAGTCAAGCTAGGATTAAATTGGAAGAATACTTCTGTCTCAATAAAAGTTTTTACTGGGTCAATAAACTCTAAACTAAAGGACGCTACTGATAATTGATTCGAAAGGTCTATAATAGATTGTTTTGTTACGTCTTCTGTTACTGAATCTACATCTGCATTAAATAATACTGACATAAAGATTGTCCCAAACTTAGGGTCAAGTGCATCTTCACCACCAAATGATTTTATATCTTTGATTAATGTGGAAAAGTTTCTTAATACTAGGGTAGAGTAATCAACCGCAGTTACCATTCGGTTCTGAGTTGCATACTGAAAAGGTGCAGTCTTACGAATGGATTCAATACTTTCTTTCTCACCACCACCAACTGCATTTGCAACAGTACTAACAACCACAGAGTAGTTACCACCCGCAACTGATATTGTTGATTGTGGTTCGAATACTTTAGCGGTATCTGATTCAGCACCACTTGAGGCAAGATATGTCACAACAACTTTATTACCCGCATCTGGGGCTCTACCTAAAGTAGTTCCATTACCAAAAGTTAGTTCAAAGAATCCATTAGGTGATTCTTTTAGAATAAACAATGTTGATGCAATGTTAATTGTTGTTGCTTTTAGTAAGTTTGTATATGTTGCGAATGCAGAAGCGCCAGGCGTTTCATAGACACGAACCACCGCAGTATCAATATCCATATTTGCATCTGGAATAATATAAACTGCATTTTCTTCTTTTCTTGTTATAAGGAAAGTTTTTACTCTTTCTGTTCCTTCGAATACTTTAATGTTTTCATTACCAGACGCATCTTTAAATATATACAGACCTTCACCATTATCACTTGCAGTTAAATCTTCTAGAGTTTGAAACACATATTCTGTAGTATCAACGGTTGAATTGAATTTAAAACCACTAGGTATTTGAATGGTTGCAGTACGACCAGAAACACCACTTAAATTTACAGACATCTTAATAATTGCTTGAGAAGATGTTTTAGAATCTGGAATATATCCTATACCTTCTGAAAGAGATACCAATGAACTACGTAATTGTGCAGTACCAAGAAAAGATTCGTTCAATGCAAAGTTAGCAGTTAAACCATTGTAGTGTGTGTTGTATGCAAGAACATCTAGGATGTTTGACAATCCAGACGCTTCAAAATTAAAGTCTGAAAACTCATTTTTTTCTGCGAGAAAAGTTTTTAGATTGTTTTTGATTGCATCAAAATCTAACGATGTCGATTTTATTGTTGTTGCCATGTTATCTTAACCTTGCTAATGTTGTGGTGAATTCTACTTCTTCGGTTGTATTCACTACCTTAAATTTAATAGTTACGTCCAGACTGTGTCTATCAGGTTGCATTTTTACAATCACATTAAGGACTTCTGCTCTGGGTTCATATACTTCTATGTTCTGTATTATACCTCTACGTAGAATAGAAGACTTTCCTTTGTCCGCTAATTCGAACAATTGTCCCCTTACATCTCCACCAAAATCAGGACGAAACGGTTTCTCTAGTCTATTTGTCATAACTAGTGTTTTGATTGACTGTTTCACTGCGGCACCATCCAGTTTTTTGAAGATTTCTCCACTGGTAGGTTTCACCTTAAATGAAAGGTCAACGTCAGAATACTGTCTCTCTCTACTAGTTGTTACTGTAGCAGATTGGAGATTAGTATCTTCCTGTGCGAATGCTCTACGTATTGCCATACTTCTATTTATAACCTTTTTTAGTCTTTCTCTTTAATTTCTACTAATTCATTTTTACTCATTAACTCATTATTAAAATGAGTACTAACATCCTTAGTAAAAGTTATATCAAAACTACTTGGAACAGTCGGAAACTCTAGACCAATCTGACCAGTAAGTGTTTTATCTGGATTGTATGTGTCATAATCTAAGTAGATGTTCTTAAAATTAATATAATCTTTCCAATACTCTGCAACATCAAATGTTTTCTCTAGGTCAACATTTCCTTCTCTATCGATTACTTGATAATACACCAATCTACCGTCAGATTTCTTCTGCATGGTTTCATCACCCGCATCAATAGATTTCAGGTCATACAAACCTTCTGATACTACTAGTCTTACTTTGTTAAAGTTTTCTGTATTACCGTTAATAATACTCATTGCTTCTGCTTGAAGATATAGATTTCTTGCAGTTTGTTTCCTTACAGATGCACTTTCAACATGATTGAACGGTGTTCTATCTCCATATGCACCCAAGAACTTGGCAACGGTCACACCTTTTGCTAGTCTAGTTGCAGAATTAATACTACTTTGAAATTCTGGATTATATACTGGGTCTACTAATATTATCATGGTGTGAACCTTTTACCTCTATTCTCTAATGCATTACCAATCGGTTCAAATCCAAATCTAGATGATGGAGATTTCTTTGCAGTTCTTCCAATTGAAGGTGGAGTTGTAGCTTTGTAGTCTGGGTTTAGTCTTTCTTCTGAAACAAGAATACCACCTACAGTATCACGAGAAGACTTGTTTCTAAATGCAGAACGAATCTCTTGGGTAGTTGGTATCTTATCAAATACATTCTCGTAATCATCGGTCAATAAGATTTTATTCTTTAACGAATCATCTGCATCGACCACAACATTCTTGATTGCATATGAACCAGAGGTTGCGTGTCCTACTACTACTAATGGAGTCAGTGGGTCTTCCCCTGTAATAACCGCCTGTACCTTGGTTGCTGCTGTATGAGTATCACCAACCGCACTTCCAGAAGTTGCTGCTTCCGCATATGACTGTCCATGTGTTAGGTCAGATACTTCGGCAAATCCTGCTACATTCGCATTGTATGAACGAATCGCTTCGTCTGCAATACCCTTGAATGTACCGTGGAAGATTGCACCAGAAGATTCTGCCATTGCACCTTCATTACCTTGGAACACATTACCAGTAAAGTCAACCTTCTTACCACCGATTGCACCCTTCTGTCCCAATACTGATACGAACTTCGCACCCGTGATATTGGTGTTCTTAGATGATACTGCATAGGATTCTTTACCAGATACAAATATCTTTCCTTCAGATGCTTGGTCAATATTACCTTCAACAAGATGTTTATGATTACCCTTGACAAACTGATTATTATCTGATAACATCATATGAGTGTTTGTTCCAACGGTCTTTAGGTTTCTTGTACCTTTTGTTGTTAGATTAGTATTACCTGTGACTGTTGTTTTTAAATTATGTTCGATAGACTCTACTAAATTACCCGCAACATTGACATTATAATTACCACCAACATCTATGTTGTAATCACCTGTTACTTTAAGATTAAGATTACCATTGTAGACTAAGTTACCATGTCCTTCAACAATAACAGTTTGGTCACCACCAGTAACTTCTACTTTATTGTTTACCGCAGAAATAAGAACAGAACCATCTGCTCTCATCTCTACACCCGCACCTTTACGGTGTTTAATTAATACTCGTTCACCGCCTGGCGTGTCATCATATTCTACAACATGACCAGATAAAGATTCTGATACTTGGTTAAAAGGATATTCGGAAGGACGTTGTGATTGTACCCCTAGAGATACACCAACGTCTCCACCCCCAAGGTAAAGGTCATTAATCTTTATACCACGGGCAGCTTTATTGATACCTGTTCCGAAGTTATAATCTCTTTTAGGATATTCACCAGTAGGGTCTTGCATTCCATCAATAGAAACACCAAGAGTCTGTTCTGTACCCTCACCTAGTTTATTAACTCGTTCTCTGTAATTATCTTTTTTAGTTGTCATTGTACGTTAATCTCGGATGGACTTAATGGTGAACTGCTAGATGGGTCAGTGGTTATATTAGTTTTTCTAAATACTGATTCAATATAATCGGTCACATCAAAGTATGGGTCTTCTTCTTGTACATCAATATCATTATGTCCAAATACTTGTCCACCAGAATATTTACGATAGAATGACCTAATAAATTTTTCTAGTGTCGTATATTGTTCACGAGTAAATGATTGTGAAGACCTATAAGTTTCAGGGTTATCATCTCCCGCAGATACATTTATACCACCAACCATTACAATACCAATTGAATATACATCATGTCCATTTACTACTGCGTGTTCTCCAACCTTATTAACAGGTCTACCACGTTGAAGTCTACCATCTCTTCTAATTACATAATGATAACCAATACCATCGTGTCCTAATTCGTTATGAATGTTATTTATCTCTATTGCACCAATGTCTTTATTGGTGAATGTTTCCGTTGCGTGGACGATTACTTCTGTAACTTGTCTTTCTACACGAGCGAAATCTGCATCTAATTCCTCTACAGATGCAACGTATGTAAACACATCATCTTTAGATGTACGACCAGACCACTTAGATTCATTTTGACCAATAGAAAAGTCTTCATCAAACATACTCTGGTCAATAACAACTGTACCACCAATAGTTGTATCAAGTTGTTCTAAACTATTATCAATTGTTTGTAATTCTGCAATAGCTACATCTATTTTTTCTTGAGGAACACCTTGTTTTTTTGCTTCGTTTGCAACTTTATCTGACAATGTATTAGGTGTAGTCGCTTCTACTTTATCAATAATACTTTTCATTTCAGGAGACACGTTATTAGATTTTGATGTCAGTGTTTTAACTGCTTTAGTTTTTTCTGTTGGGTCTCCCGTTGAAAACTGTCTTAATATTTCTCTTCTCTCTGCTTCAGTTGAACTAATACCGCCAGGCACAATATTAGCGAGGAAAGAAGATGCTTGTCCTGTCAATCCTTCTGCAAGATTCTGTAAAACTCCACTGACACCTTTGTCTATCGATGATGCAAAGTCATCTGCAAACTTGGTTGCATCATTTACAAATCCTGTAGCAGCGGTTGTAATATCGTTCAATCCACTTGAAACTAAATCACCAACACTACCGAAATTACTTAATGTATTCTTTGGTGACGGGAGTGACGCACTAAGACCACCAATACTAGTTGCATCTGATACTGCATCCTTCACACCATCTCCAAGACTACTCAGACTTGCAACAGGGGTAATCTCACCTACGACTGCATCAAGACTAGGAATTTCTAAAGAAGGAAGAGCAGCGGTAATACTTGTTAGTTCATCAGCGGAAGCAATACTGGCAGTAAATGTAGATATATCAGTCATCGATTCACCAGAGATAGTTGTTACTTTATCTACTGCGGATTGAAGGTCTTTGGGTGATGCACCACCAACTGCTTCCATTGCAGATGCAGTAGGGTCTGCTTCTGATAAACCTAAAAGGTTTGGTATGGATGATTGTGCAGTTGCAGTACCTCCTAAACTAGGAATCTTATCTGTAAGTTTTCCTATACCATCTTTTAATACTTCGTTTCCGTCAAGAGCAGACGAACCTAAAGACTGAACTCCACCTAAGACTTCTCCATCAACCTTACCAATTTTACTTGTGGTCTTTGCAAATGTATCTTCGATAGTGTTTACAGCACTAGAGGCATAATTAGCATTCCCTTCAACCTGTTTATTGATTTCAGAGTTTATTGTACTGTTGAGTGAAGATTTGTTTAATGCCATTATGCTATCCTATCCATCATTCTTCGTGCGGCAAGTTCTGACTGTTTTGTAAGAGACTCATCTTGAATATAATACTTACACACTACCCTACACACTCCATCAGAACCTTCTAACTTATCTGATTGTAGTAGTTTTATATTTGCGTTTGTTTGTGACCCATTTAATTCGTATGCAATGAAGGCAAGTTGAACCATAAATTGATTGTAGTCATTAGAAAAGTTTTGTAAATCATTATACCTTTTTCTAGAATACCTTCCAAGACCACTTGATTGAACATTAACACCAGTTCTTAAACCAGAAGCCATCTCAAGACCAGAAACTAAACCTATAGATTGTTTAACAGTATATCCAAGATTTAAAAAGAACTTGACCGCAGTTTTTTCTCGTGACAATCTTACCAGATTATTAATATTACCACTATTGTCATTTTGTATATCAACATCTTTTGGTTTTACTGCGGCAATAACACTTTGCCACAGACCTTCTGGTTTGTTATCTTCTCCAATATCTTCACCCACTTGACCTAGTTGAGTTCTTGTAGGTAATTCAATATGCGGTAGACTACCTAATACAATAGGTGTTTGTGAATTTACACCATCCATAAACATACCGAAGACCAATGCATTAGGTTGAACCTGTGGCATTCTTCCAATACCAGATATTCCACCTTCTGTTGTAGGTACAACGCATTGCGCCCATGGTAGGTCATGTTGAGGTATTAGTTTAGTAGACGAGGTATGTAATCCATGTACACGAATTTTTACTCGTCCTTCAAAACCATATGGTGGTGAAGAATCCACAACAGTTGCAATAAACCATCGTGTGTTATCACCATAATACTCTGAAAGAATTGGTTTCATTATGAAAGTTTCTCCAGTTTACATACGTTCATAGACACCGTGTGTTGTGTTCCAGAGAAAGTATGTCTAGTATCGTATATAATACAATTACCAGATTTAGTTTTATCTATTAAGTCATCTTCACCGACATTTCTATCTTGTTCTGTATTATCATTTACAATTTTTAAATTTACTATGTCACCAACACTTGCTTTCGAAACAATAAATCCCGCACCTTCAATAACTACATTCATCATGTTTTTATATAGAGTATTGTGTAATGCTTTACTTTCAAGTTTCTTTTCAAACTTAGTCGCATCAAACTCATCATGGTAACTTTTAAATCTACCATATGTACCACTAGATGTTATTGTATGAAACCTCTGTGATTCAAAAGTATCTACAAGAGATTCGTCCATCTTAAACTCAGTATCAAATACATTCTGATACTCTCCAATTATACCATGATTATTTAATTTATTCAAGGTATTTCTTATTGAAAAGTGTTGACTAAATATTTGTCCTGTGTTAAGATTAGTATTTGACATCTGTGATGAAACTGCACCTTCTTGAATAAGTTTCAATGTGTTTCCCATCTTAGATGTTTTTAATGCTTTAATAGTAAATGTTTTTTCTACTTCCGATTGGGTATCTGCACTAGAAACATTTGCTGGGTTATATGTGTAAGGTAATTTTGAGTTAAACGCTTTTTGTGATAACATGGCATCTAAATTACCTAGACGAAGATTGTCATCATGCATAGATGCATAAGCAAAGAAAGGTGACCCTGTAACTGTGGTCGCTCTTTGTATCAACCATTTAATTGTTTGTATAGGACTCAGGTTAGGAATAATACCTTTCATATTAGATTGAACAGGTAGAGATTCTTTACCGTCACCTCTAAACAAATAAGAAACGTCCACATCCATATTCATTTGAGTTGCAAGAAGTTTAATAATAATCTTGTCAATACGTCCGTTAAACGATTTACTAATTCTTGTTAGACTACTCAGATATGCATGTTCGTCTAGTAATGTAATAACATACATACTAGATTTTCCGTTATCATTTCCCTTGACCGAACGCTCGATTCCAGTCATCATAAAGGTACGTTCGAATACGGTATCTAAAGTTTCATCCGCAGAAGAAAGTTTTATACGAAATCGTTCTGTTCCTTGAAAATTCATTGAATCAAACAATGCTTTGTCATCAAGAATAACAACAGTTCCCGTCAAATAAGGTTTATCTAAACTTTCAAATATATTTAATTCCGCAACAGATGTACGAACATCAAAAGAATTTGATGCAAATCCACCGAAACGGTCTGCCGAGATTGATGCCTCAGTTATTTTGAACTGTTGAGATGTGGACATTAACCTACTCTTTTATGAAAGTTATTGAATTCACTAACTACGTTGTCTACCACATCGGGTTTTAAAACATTAATAAATTTTAATTCATCGTTCCTTGCTTCAATTCTATCTCTATAAGTGACAGGTTTCCAGAGAGGATTTGGTGTATCAAAATCAAATAATGTCAAGTCTTGCCATACACCATTAGTATCTTCGTAATGATGAACTGCATTGTATTGTTCAGATTCTTTAACAAGTGTTGCAGTATAGAATGCACCATCTTGAGCAGTGTATTGTATGTTCTCTGTAGGGCCAAAGTTTTCAAGGTTAGGATATTTACCAAAGTAATCGCCAGGCGTTAATGAAGTATCAATTACTAATTGACCCATGTCAAGGTTTCGTTTGATTATAGTACCGACAGTACCACTATTTACTCCAGTTACAATCTGACCAACTGGAAATGATGTTGATATATCTGAGTTTGTTGTAACAATTCTATATGGATATTTTGTTTTTGCAGTATCCAATAGTTCATATGTAGGGATTGGCCATCCAGACTCACGTAAGTGGTCATTCATAAGAAAGAATGTCCAGTAATAATTAGTAGTTCCATATAACTTGTATGAAAGAGTATCAGGTCTTTCACCCGCAACTACAGTATACTGTTCATAGAAAGAAACATTATCTTTCAGTCCATCAATAATATCTACATATTGTGAGAGGTCATCGAAGAGAACTGAAGAGGTCTCATTACCAAAATTATATCCGACAATATTAAAGTTTTTAAAATATTTTGTTGTCATTAGAATCCTTCCTCTACATCTTTTCTGTTGAGTGTTCTTGTTTCTTGGAATGATAATGACATTTCGATTTCTTGAAAGTTCCCGTCATTGTGCATAGTCATTGATGTGTTATTATATGTTACACTAACATCTCTAAGGAAACACGGTTTAATTCTTGTTGCAATCTCTTCTCCATCATATTCAATATCAATCTGGAATTTGTTGGGAAACTTGTAACCAATAGAAACTTGACTTCCACCCACGTCTAGATTAATATTCTCTGGATATAGTTCTGTTCTAAATAGTTTAATAATCTCTTTTACTTCTTCTGCTTCTTTTGACGAAGTTGCAATGAACTTAAATGCAAATGCAAATTCACGAAGATTAACTTGTTTAAATAATACACGAGTGTTTGGATTAGTTGTCACCCCCGCTGCTGATTTGAATGCACCCGATACTTCGTCAGGTAACTTAGATGCAAGTTTAACAACACCTAGTTTTGCAACATCTTTGTTTGCCGCACCACTAAGACCCGCACTCAGAGTTTTCATTCCACCTTCAATCAAATTCTTAATAGCACCAGAACCAGATTGTAATCCTCTTTCCGCAGCCGCACCCGCACCACCTAAGTCCATATTCTCATATGCAACGTTATCACGGTACTGTAGACCAACAGGTAGATACATCGATACTTGTCTATCAAGTTTAATTAATGGTCTTTGTTTAATAATAGGAACGTTATCTTCACCTTTGTGAGATTTAACTGCTTTTGCAACTTCTTCAGGGTTTTCAGTTTTAAGTGCATTCTTTAAACCCGCCCCAACAGACTTTGCAAAAGAAGTTGCTGCTTCTGAAATATTACCAAGGTCAGTCTCAGGTTCTTTCATTACGTTAAAGATTAAACGACCTTTATATTCGTCAGGATTGTTAAGTGGATACTCTAAGTCTTTTCGACTTTTGTTTTCTTCGATGCCAGGCTTTCTACCAGTTGCTGCTTCAACTATTTGTGCAGAAGTTAAAGTATCTCCTACCTGTACGTCTTGAATGTTTGTGACTGTCGGCATTGTAATTTCTCTATAAATAGGTTATAAATCAGTTATCTTTATTTATAAGGTTTTTATGGCATATTCGGGTAGATACAGAGTAAAAAACACAAAGAAGTACGAGGGAGACCATACTGTTGTGGTATATCGTTCTCTGTGGGAGAAACATGCATTCAAATGGTGTGATAACAACCCCAAAGTAGTAAAATGGTCTTCTGAAGAGGTTATTATACCATACTTATATGAAGTTGACAAGCGTTATCATAGATATTTTATGGATTTAAAAATGGTGATGGAAGATGGTAAGACTTGGTTGGTTGAGATTAAACCAGATAAAGAGACTAGAATTCCTACAGGTAGTCGCAGAACTAAAAAGTTTATATCTGAAAGTATGACTTACGTAAAGAATATAAATAAGTGGGAAGCGGCAAATGAATATGCAAAAGACCGTGGATGGAGATTTGTTATCTGGACTGAAAAGAATGAACCACTCAAGTCTCTTATTCCTAAATCAACAAAACCACTGAGACCTTTCACCAAAAGAAAAAGATGAAACACCATGGATTAATAATAACTGGTGCGTCCTTTACATACCCGATAGGTAAAGGATTTGTTCCAGAACATGCAGTTTATGATTCTGGTAATTGGGAAGAAATGCCAGTTAGGGGAACGGGCGCTCATAGAATTGCAACCCATTTAAGAAATACTGGGAAGTGGGACATTGAAGTTGTAGACTTTCTTGAGGCATGGGACGATAGTGAACTACATGAATTTTGTGAAACTCGAATCACTAAGAATACCAAATGGATAGGGTTCAGTGTGTTCTTCACATATTCAATTCACGAAGCACCACCTATAGTAAGAAAACAAAACAGACTCATAAAACATATTAAGGAAAGATACCCTTGGGTAAAAATCGTAGTAGGTGCAAATAAACTAGTTAATGTTATCCGACATGAAAATGTCGATTACTTTTGTATAGGTAATGGAGAACATGCAATTGTCGCTCTGTGTGATTATTTTACTGGTAATGCAAAACACCCTAAAGTAAAAGTCAAAATTAATCCTTTCAATCAAATAGACATGGTAGGAAAGGAATTTGTTATTATGGATTGTTTTAATGACTATCCCGCATTTCCTCATAAGAATCCACACACATCATACGAAGAAAGAGATTTTATACAAAAGGATGAAGTATTGACCATGGAGTTGTCTAGAGGATGTATATTCAAATGTACATTCTGTGACTACTCCCCGTTAGGTGTTAAGGGTGACCATAGTAGACATGCAGAAAACTTTGAAGAAGAACTAAGAGAGAACTATGAGAAATGGGGTGTAACACATTACTGTCTTGCAGATGAGACCGCTAATGCAAGTTCTGAGTACATATCAAAGTTTGCAGACGTTGTAAGAAAACTTCCCTTTCAACCTCAGTTCCATGGATTTATTCGTGGTGACTTGTTAATAAGACGAGCAAAACAAGACTGGGACAATATGATTGATATGGGATTCACCAGTCAGTCTATGGGTATTGAAACATTTAACCATGCATCTGGTAAATCTATTAACAAAGGTTTTTCTCCATTACAGATGCAAGAGGGATTACTTGCATCCGCAGAGTATTTTAAGAAGAATAGACATACTGGTAATCATTACAATCAAACATTGACAATGATTGCGGGATTACCTCACGAAACATTTGAAACTTTAGATAAATCTGGAGAATGGTTGAATAAGTATTGGTGGAATCAAGTCACAATACATCCATTGTATATATCACAACATGTCTCAGATGGTGTTGATGCAGTTTCAGATATAGAAAAAGACCCGTCCAAATATGGATACACGTGGAGAGATAAAACTCTTTTAGATAAAGCTATAGAAAATTACTATTATCAACACTGGGAAGTAAAGAGAGTAATAAACCCAAACCCCTCTTTACGACAAATGGTAGATAATTTTCCAAAAGATGCTGCTCTAAAGGAAGAGTTAAAAAACCGTGCAGAAAAAACATTTCAACAAGTATGGGTACATCCAAGTGGAAATTACGACCAAATTGACATGTTAGAATGGACTACTAAGTATCAATCAGACAGAATAATCAAACTAGGAAGACCAGAAAGTCTATCTGGATGGCATATGGGTTGGTACAAACAACTAGGATATGACTTGAGAGAGACTTACGAAGAAAAACTACCCGATATAACAAGAAAAGACGTAAAGAAATATTTCAAAAACCTCGAAAGATATAAGAAAGATAAGTTAAATTGGTATAAATAGAACTATGAGTAATATATTCAACAGACTAGAATTACAGGCATTCCGTGCGGGAGTTACTCCCCGTACCAAAGAATCCCGTGAATGGTTCAGAAAGAAAGCATCTAACATGCGGTCTATCAATCGTGAAGCATTGATGAAAGAAGACCAGATAAAACAAAGAGCGAATCGTGGTATTATTGGTTCTATGCAGATGTTTTTCTATGACCCAAAGACTAAAGATAAACTTCCATACTATGATGCATTCCCATTGATTATTGTAGTCGGGCCAGCAGAGGGTGGATTCTATGGAATCAACCTTCATTATCTTCCACCTATCCTTCGTGCAAAAATGTTGGATGCATTGATGGAAGTTGCGTCCAGTAAGAACTCTGACGATGCAAAGTTTAATATTACTTACAAGAGATTACAGGGTATTGCAAAGTTGCGATACTACAAACCATGTTTTAAACACTACTTGAATTCACATGTCAAGAGTAAGTTTGCAGAAGTTCCTGCTCCAGAGTGGGAGATTGCAACATTCTTACCGACTGCACAGTTCCGTAAATCGAACTCACAGAAAGTATTCTATGATTCAAGACAGGCAATAGGTAAAGACTAATGAGTATTCGTATTGACGATTTTAAATCATCTGTAGGTGCTGGCGGGGGAATCGCATTAGGAAGTCTATATAAGATTTTCTTACCACCTATCAAAGGTGACGCACGTAACTTAAACTTGTTATGTAAAGCAGCGTCATTGCCTGGCAGACAAATTCTTTCTACAGAAAGACCAATGGGTATTGATGTTACTAAAGTTGCATATGGTTATGCAGTAGATGACGTAACACTCACGTTCCATTGTTTGAATGATATGGGTATCAGAGAATACTTTGAACTGTGGCAAGAACAAGCAGTAAATGCAGAAACAAAAGAAGTTGGATATTACAACGATTACACACATCCTGTTATTATTCAACATATTAAAAAGGGTATTTCTTTCCCTATAAAGAAAAAGAAACTATTTGACTCTGGTAAAATTCCTTCTGCAATTAGAGGAAGATTACCAAGACTAGGCCCGTTAGACCTCGCACAAGGTGAGTTTGATTTAAATGCGGTGTTCGGTGACGATATCACATATACGTTACTCCTAGATAAAGCATACCCAACAACATTGAATGCAATTGAGTTGAGTGATGACGGACAATTACTTGAAGTGACGGTACAACTGTCATATAAGAATTGGAAGTCAAAAAAGGGTGACCGTGTAGGAAACGATTTTGTCGAAGGACTTGCGGGTGAACTGATTAGGAAATTTTTATAATATTTGGAGAATATAATGGCACTACCTAAGTTAAATGATAATCTAAAGTATGAGATGGTAATCCCATCATCTGAAAAGGTTGTCACATATAGACCATATTTGGTCAAAGAAGAGAAACTTCTTCTCTCTGCTTTTGAGTCGCAAGACCAGAAACAGGCAATGAGGGCAATGGTCGATACCGTTGTCGCATGTGTGAATGAAGATATTAAAACAAGTGACCTTGCAACGTTCGATGTTGAATACATGTTCACTCAGATTCGTAGTAAGTCGGTTGGTGAGACATCAACCTTACACTTTAAATGTGAGGCTGAAGAATGTGAGTTAAGGACAGAGGTTGATATTGACTTATCGTCTCTTGAAGTTACAAAATCAGATGCAAACAATGTGGTTGAGATTACAGATGATATCTCTATTGAACTAAGATATCCTACTTATGATGGATTCGTAAAGAACTTCCGTGAAGGTGTTTCTGAAGCGGAGTTTGGATTCATGATGTTAGAAGACTGTATGGTTGCAATCATGACAGAAGACGAACATCATCTTGTATCAGACGTAAGTAAAAAAGAACTGAATGAATTTATAGATTCAATGACAAACATACAGTTTACAAAGGTTGGTGAATACCTAAAAACTGTACCAGTCATGAAAAAAGAAGTAGAGTTTAAATGTACATGTGGTCACGAGAATAAAGTGACTCTGGAGGGTCTTCAAGATTTTTTTTAATATGCCTCTCGCATGATAATTTGGTCAATCATTTTAAGACCAACTTTGCGTTAATGCAACACTTTAATTATTCATTGTATGACATAGAACATATGATGCCATGGGAGAGGGAGATTTACCTAGTATTACTAGAGGAATATCTTAAAGAACAAGAAGAACGAATGAAAAACCAAAACGGATAAGACAATGGCAGAATTAACCATATCACACCTCACTGAAGCAGTTCAGATTGAAGGTATTAAAAGTGAAAAAAGAGACGAGAAACAGATTAGCGAACTTGCTAGTCTGAATAAATCTTTTGCACAATACTTTAAATCTATGGCAAATCAGGCAGGCGACAATCTTGAAAAGGAACGTGAAAAGAAGAAAGAAAAGAGTGGTGGCGACCAACCTAGATTTGGACAGATGGTAGGTGATGCAAAGGGGATGGGTTTCCTTGGAGTAATTGGTGCTATTGGTGCGGCACTTACGGGACTTGTTGTTGGTTTTCTTGATGGTATCAAAGACTCTTTCAAATTAATAACTCCAAAGTTTATAAAAACTGCCTTTAGTAACAGAGTAATCAAACCAATTACAATGTTATTTGATGCACTAGGAGATATCTTCCGTAAAGCTGGAACAGGACAAATCTTAAAAGGTGATACCTTTAAAGTGTTTGGTAGATTTACCACAACTCTAGAAAGTATTGCAAAAAGGTTTAAGAGTGTTATTGCTAGTGTTCGTTCTGGTTCAACTAAGTTCTTTGAGTTCTTTGGTAAGATAGGTGACTTTTTTAAATCTATCGGTAGAAATATAAAAGCGTTTTTTCTAAGTTCAGATGTCATAAGGAATCAACTCAAGAATTTTTCTAAACTGGGAGAGACATTTAAAACAATTACAAAAGGTGCATCTGAAGGGGGAAGTATCTTTGCTCGACTTGGTGAAGTCGTTAAACCATTCTTTAATGTGTTCAAAAGAATAGGTAAGTTCTTAGGTGGGCCGATTACAGTTGCAATCATTAGTATCATTGATGGGTTTATTGGTTCATTCAAAGCGTTCACTGATACTGAGGGTGGAATCTTTGCAAAAATTAGTGCCGCTATTAGTGGTTTCTTTGCGGGAATTACATCTGGTTTTATTGGTGGTTTACTTGACCTTGGTAAAATGGTAATTGGTTTTGTTGCGGGTCTATTTGGATTCGACTCCTTCAAAGAAAAACTTGCTGAGTTTTCATTCCAAGATATGATTTTTGATGGATTGATGTTCCCATTCAGAGCAGTCATGTCTCTGTTTGATGGTAAAGACGGTAACATGTTCTCAACCCTAGCGTCAGATTTGATAGAGGGTATCAAAAGTATCTTTAGTGGTATTACTGGATTTGTCAAACAGAAGTTTAAAGCTATTGGTAGTTCAATAGCAGGATTCTTTGGATTTGGTGGTGACGAAGAACCAGAAGTAAAAGAAATTAAAGAAGGTAAAGTAGTTCCTAAAGTAGAAAAACAAGTTGTTACACCACCACAAGACGATGATTTCCATGAAGTTCGAGGTACAGACGAAGACGGATTCAATTATACAGAAACAAAAAGAGCCCCTAAGTCTGAACAAGATATGATGGCGGCAGAAGAAGAACGTTACAAGAGACACCTAAAACTTAATCAAGAACGTATGGTTAAGTATAATGAACAAGGTAAGGGTGGTAGTAAAGGTGCAATGTATACGGAAGAACGTATAATGAAATTGCAAGCAAAACTAGATGAATTACAGGCAAAACAATCTGCGGGTAATACAGTGATTGCACCATCAACAACAACTAACACAACCAACTCAAGTAGTCAAGCAGTATATGGTGACGCTTCACCCGCTACAGATGACTTAGACAGGGTTGCATAATGGCATACTCACAAAAAGTAATAGACAGATTCGAGGGTGTATTAAATGCACCAGAACAATTTAGTGTTGGTAGATTTGACCCTAATGACCCAGACATTGCAACAGGAATGGCAGGCGCTCCCGCATGTGGAGACGTTATGAAACTGCAATTGAAACTAGACGAAAACGAGATGATAGTAGATGTCAAATTCAAAACCTATGGATGCGGAAGTGCGATTGCATCAAGTTCAATGTTCGTTGACTTACTTAAAGGCAAAACAATTGACGAAGCAAAACAGATTAAAGATAAAGAAATTGCAGATGCTCTTGACTTACCTCCAATCAAACTCCACTGTTCAGTCCTCGCAGAAGACTCTATAAAAAAAGCAGTAGAAGATTGGGAACAGAAAAATAATAAATTCGAACGGGCAATGTTTCCGTGATTGAATTGACTGACGCTGCTGTACAGAAATGTATTCAGAGAACTGAAGACAGACATATGAAGATGATACGTCTTGGTGTTACTTCAGGGGGATGTGTTGGTTTTGAATATGTTATTGAGTATGCGGATGAGTCTAAAGACGATGATATTGCTTTTGACTATGGTAAGTTTACTATAGTTATTGATGAGATGTCATTACCTTACTTAGAAGAATCTACTTTAGATTGGACTAAGCAAGGTCTTAACGAGTATTTCAAGATAACAAACCCTAGAGAAGTATCATCCTGTGGATGTGGGACTTCTATAGGATTTGACCCTTTACCATAAAAGATTCCAACTAAGTCTAAAGATACGTCCACCAGCCGCATAGTCTGGAATATACTCATACGAGTTATCTAATGCGTCTTCTATCTCAAGTTTGTAAGTACCTATTGCACCATTAGTGAAACTATAACTGATATTAAATGTACTGACATCGTCAATTAGTCTACCATCAAAGTCAACACCTTTATCAAACTCTCCTAGATACTCAATAGTAAATCCATAGTCTGTATATGCAATCTTTGTTCTATAGTTTGGAACTCTTAGTTTATCTGAATCTGTAATCTCACCATATACAAATACCTTACCAATGTTCTTTTCTAATCTAATACCTCTAGACCTATATTCACCAGTGTTGATATAAGAATAAGCATTCATATCAAAATCTATTCCTTCATCAAACTTATAGTAATACAGAGATAATCCTTTGTATCCTAATTCAGTTCCACGTCCTTGTTCTGGTAACAAGTTAGGATTTGCTGATACCCAAGAATCACCAAACTGTTCGTATAGATTAGGTAGTCGATAACTATTACCCATAGAGAATCTATATCCATTGTTTTCTAATCCTAGTCTTACAATACGTTCACCTTCTTCATACCTATATCCAAGACTTACATTGTCATTAGACCAAATATAGTAAGCAGCGTTTGTATATCTTTTTCTCTCACCGTAAGTTTCTTTCTGTGCAGTGACACCTAGTTCATGACCATTGTCATCATATAAAAGGATATCACCATAAGTTCTATCGGACTCAATTACAGTTCCAGTATTATAGATTGATTCATTTGTAGTATGACCTAGAGTAAATCTATCATGGTCAATTGAAACATTAATCTTCTGACCTTCAACATTACAATCGTCAGTCAATACAAAGTATTCATTATAACAACCGTCATAATCATACGAGTAGTCTACAACTTCTAGATTGTAGATATCATGTCCTAATTTAAATGTCTTGTTTTCATACCAATCGACTTCATCGTTGTCTGTCTTAACTGAACCAGATGTTCCACGATAAGTTGCGATTTGAAAGAATTCATGCTCTACCATCATCTTAGTTTTATCTGTCGATACTGTGGTATAGAATCCTTTTCCAAAGTCATCCTCTAATAGAACAACTCCTGCCATTGAACCACTACCATATCTAACACTGTTTGCACCAGATATAATTGTAACCCTTTGATTAGTTGATAGGTCTTGACCAAAGTCATACCATCCAGAACTAGGGTCATTTACTGGGATACCGTTCTTAAAAACACCAGTATGTTTTGTATCTGTTCCAGACAATTGAAGACCATTAAATGCCCCAAGGACGAATGGTTTGGTAGGTTCGATTGTTGTTAATATGTTGTCTGAGGTAGGGTCTGCAACACCTTGGTATATTTTTGCACCTACTACAACAACTTCTTCGATTTCATTTGCATTAACGTTAAATGACATCAACGCTAATATTAATATTATTTTTTTCATTATTTTTCCTGTAAAAAAAAGGGAGACCGAAGTCTCCCCTTCCAACGTTACTAGTAAACGTTTAGTCTTCAGCAGCTAACTTTGCGAAGTATGATAAAGTATCATCTTCGTCAGTCGATGCTGTGATATTAGGTTCTGGTGCAGATGCAAGAACTTGTGGTTCTTTTTCTTTAGCAGCAACTACTTCCGCAGTCTGTGTTAAAGAATCATTCTTTACCGTTGAACCCGACCCAGTTGATTGACCCAGTACAACCTCTAAACGACTTTTCAGTTCGTCATAAGATTTGTATGAACCAGTATCAGCAAACTCACTTGAATCATGTAACTGATTGTATGTTGCTTCGAGTTTAGTTTCGTCACCTTCAAACAATGCAGAAGCGACTTTGAACTCCGATTTATCATAGTTTCTGTAACCCGCAACATTACGAATCTTCAGTTGAAAATCCGCACCAGTCCAAAAGTCAAATGGATTGATTGGTTCTTCGCCAGGAAATTCAGGTTGCATCTTATCCATAACCTTATCAAAGATTTTCTTACCGAAGTCATAAAGGAATACTTTACCTTCGTTAGTAGGATTAGATGGGTCACTAACAACTAAGATGTTTGCAACATAGTGAAGTCTACGCTTCTGTCTACGTGCAGTTTCTTTGTCTTCATCGATACCTGTGTTCCAAAGACGTGAGTTATATTCACTCACTGGGTCATTGTTACCTAGAGTAGTCAGAGACTTCTCAACGTACCATTGACCTGTTGGCCCTTTAAAGAAATGGTCAAAGTATCTTACCCATGGTAATTCTGACCCTTCTGCGGCAGGAAGAAAACGAACAACTGCATATCCGTTACCACTGTCATCAACAGTTGGTTTCCAGAAACGAGTATCTTCGTATTTGTTAGTTTGTTTTGTACCAGACATTTCCTGTGCGGCAGATGCCAGTTTGGACACATCGGTACGATTGGTTTTTAAGTTTGCAAAAGACATATTTATATTCTCCGTATATTTGCGTATTTTAGTTTATCCACTTTATTCATAATATAGTTTCGTATTATAACACTACAATCAAGTAATGTCAACCTTTATTTAGGGAAAGGTCACCACCCTTTTCGAGAAAGTTAAGCTTCATTGCTTCAAACTCAATCTTCTCTTTGACAGATGTCGAAATATATTTCTTGACATCCTCAATCTCTAAGTTGTTCTGTTCACACAGATAAACAACCGTATCCATGTATGACATAGACTTTGTTCTCACACAGTCTTCAACCATACGTGTAAATTTCTTCTTGTTCATGAAGTTAGATTCTTCTTCCGAGGAATCTACTCCACCCATAATCATATCAACTTTCATCTTCTATATCCTCTTCCTCATTATTTATAACTTCTGGAACTGGAGGTTTTTCCAATTTAAATTGATTAGCATAGTCTGAATCCTTTGCGAACTCTTCTTCAAGTTCACGAGTCCAGACTTGTGCGATATCAGGATACCAACAATTGTATTGACGTTTGGGAGTACCATCAGGATAGTATGCCATTGCGACACACACCTTCTGGATACGTCCCTCACGTTGTTCACCATAACGAAAATCTAACCAAACACCTTGAGACAGATATCTCTTCATGTTGGTTATGTAAGTGTTTAAGTCTATATATTCAGAACGTTCTTTCGCATTCTTAGAATTCTTATAACTTCTCATTCCCTTTAGTTGGTCTTGATTACACTTCAACCACTCTTTGACTTTCTTCCAATGCAAGAAATGGTCTTCAGGTAAATCTCGAATGTCCTTGTGGACAGACTTACTACCATCTGCACCTCTAGCTGCACGTGCTTTTGCAAGACGTTCAATCGCTGCTTCCCTTTGTTCTTCAGTCATAGGTTTGCGTGTGCGTTTGACTTTCTTACGTTCGTAACCGAGTTCCTCTAAGGCACGTTTCTTATTCGCTTCCCTAGTCTTCTTCGCTTTTTGTGCTGCTGTTAGTTTCTTAACCATATCTTATATAGTATAACTTATACTGCGTTAAAAGTCAAGAGCGAATCTACACGGAATGAACGCCAGTCCTGTAAATCCAAATCAAATACACGAACCGCAAGTTGGTTCTTTTCAGTATTTGCGTTTGCATCTGTCTTAGGCATTTTATCCTGTGGTATCTGTTCGGATACCAGTGTTGCTCTCATATTACGAACTTCTCCATCCTTTACTTTCGTAAACGATAAGTTCACTACACCTTCCCGTAAGGTGTCAACGATTTCTTGGTATTTCATTTCTTTCTCCATTTTAAAATCCACCGACTGCTTGTTGATACCACCATGGCATTGCACGGTTAGTCCACTTCGCAAAGTCTTTCTTTTCATTGATATAGTAGTAGCGATATGCTTCTACAGGGTCTTCACGTTTGCAATACTCAGGCATTGCTTGTGCGAATTTGGTTGTGGTTACTGTCTGTTTGATATTGCGTGGTGCAAACCATAACTGACCACTAAGTTTGTCATCGGTCATATGTATCTTACCGTAACGATGGGTGTACTCTTTACACAACGCTTTGAAGTGTTTATACAACCATCGATAGTTCTTGTCATTATCACGTACCCAAATATTAGATGGGTGATTGACATGAGATGCTTTGTACAAGAGTTCTTCTTGTGCAGTTGGTTTTAGTCTCCATCGTTTGATGTTACGACCATTCTTGGTCTTGTCCAAATACAATTCACCATCTAGTACACGATGTGCAGTAGACAGTAGCTGTCCGTATTCGACAACCATCTTGACCACGTGTTTGTCACACATCATCTGTGCGGCAATTGTAGGGTCTTGGTCTAAATGGAATATGTTCATAGATGTGATATCTCCACAAGTAATTTATCGACTTCACCCATTGTTAGGTGACCGACAACATCTTCAGTTATACCAGTATTATAACACAATGCACCTTCATTGTCAAGTACTGCAAGTTCATATAGACCTTTCTTACCACCGTAAGAGAAGTCATGTTTGACTACAGATGCACCATAACCATTATCAAATTTGTAGACGAGTTGATACCCATCTACTTCAGGCATCTCGAATTTCTCGACCATACACCCACCATTCATAAGTCTATCTGCCATTATGCCGCCTCCCTATACTGGTCACTGGTCATAACTCTACCATCGGTTAGATGTAGGTGATACTCACCAGACTCGTCATCACCCAAGACCCAAGTTCTTTCGGTCTTTGCGATATCGGATTTCATGTAACCATACTCACCATTTATGGTGGTTCTAGTCGCATGGAACTTAGTACCAGAAAAATTCCTTAACATAATAGGAGTCTCCCACTTCTCAACGTGGTTGGTGATATCGAAATCAATATCATCTATTACTTCTGCACTAATGACATATTCTTCACATGCCTCATTACTGAACTCAATTTTAGAATACAACTCTTCGTAGTATCCTTCAGATTGAGCTTGTTCTATGGACACATAGTCCACAATGTAGGTGCTACCACCCTTGTTCTTCCAATAGGATTCGGAGACACCGTGGACATAATCCTCATTATGTGCGGCATAGTTCTCTTTATATTGGGTTTGAATAACTAATTTCATAATTTCCTCTCATAGTTCTCATTATCAATACAAGTATTATAACACTATTTACGCAAGTTGTCAAGCAAAAATTGATTATTTTTTTCAACGTACTCGTCAAAGGTAAGTAGAGGTTCGTTATAAATGTCTCTTTCACGACAGTTTTCTTGATACATCTCACGAGCAAATATCTCGAATTCATCACGTTCATCTTTGGGTAACATAGTTATTTTCCTATATGTTTAACGTCACCACGGGGGATGACTTGGTATGCACCTTTATTGTATGCGGGTGCGACAGTAAACTTCTTGGACTCTTCTAATTTATAAGAGTTGTCTTTTTGAGGGACATAACCCATGTCACTAGCGGACGGGTATTTCTTACGATGGTCTTCACCATTACCTATAGAGTAGTTTTCAAGAGGTTTGAACTCAGGTTTGCGTTTGGGGGTCTTCTTCCATGCATTCGTCTTACGTTTACGACCATGCATGTCGTATTTCATTGAACCGTGAAATGTTTGCATCTATATCTCCAGACTATATAAATACACTATACAGGATAAAACACACTTTGTCAAGTGTTTTTTACAATTATTTAAAGGTATAAATAGAACTATGAGTAATTCAAACGAACTATTTGATTTCGGATTCACCCTTGTAGATGAGAATGAACTAGAGGTTGTGCAACAAGCACAAGCGTCAGTTGCTTCTACTACTGCATCTGTGTCCGAAACTCAAGAAAAACTAGACACGTTGTTTAATGCGGTTCAACCCCTATTGAACAATCTAAAACAGAATCCAGAGAAAGAATACATTCTCTGGCCAAATCGTCTCGAAAAGATAGAACAATTCGAAGACCACATTCAAAAGATTTATAAGGGGACATAATGTTATTATACAAGACACAACCTAAAGGGATAGATACGAACAATCTCATCAACCTTGATACAAAGACTAAGTTGATGGAATCTCTCGGAAAGATATCTGTTTTTAATAACAAGAATGTCACAAGAAAAGATTTTGTACCATTGATAACAGATGCATCTATTATAGATGGAATGATTGTGTCTGGTGGATATTCAAATATTCTTGTAGTAACTTCATTCGAAGATTCTAACTATGAACGACTAAGAGATAGAAACTATCGTCCAATCAATAGTGCGGGTGACCATCTACTTCCTATCGTTCATGCAGTAAATGAATCTGAAGGTAACATATATGTAACTATGCCAAAGAATGGTGATAATTACATGAAAGATTTATATGACCATTACGAAGTAAATCAAATAGAGTGTGATTCATATTTCAGACTTGACCACGATTTTAAAATTCAAACTGACGTAAAATTTGATTGTATTGTTCTATTAGGTGTTGAAGCGGATAAGAAAGGTACTTACCAGATTGATGATATCAAGAAGAAATTTGCACCATACTGTATTTCACCTAATGTTGACTTGATTGATATTCGTAGATTATCAGAGACTAATATTAATGGTAGTACTAGAGACATAGAACTTTATAAAGATAGAATGTATACTTGTGTTAATACTCCTAAGAAACTTATTGACCTAGAAAAACGTGTTGTAGACTCTGAACCTTACATGTTAAGTTTAAAACAAAAACTGAATTATTACAGAGTTGCATTAAATATTGAAGAAATAAACGATTATTACAAGGTATACTAATGTCTACTCATTACGAGTCATCCAATAATGTAGTAATATCTGCGAACGGAAACCTAAACACATTATTTGTTTCGGATGAAGCTGATACTGCATTAAAGACAAAGATTCGTGGTATTATAAAAGGATATACAACTGATAGTTTGACCGATAAAATTATTGGAACAGAAAGACATGTCGTTGCTGGCATAACATACAGTAATTTTTTAACATCAATGAAGTATCAAAACGTCTTGTTTGTTCCTTCTTTTAGAAACGGTAGGTTTCCAAAACTAATGGATGCCAACTACGAGACAATGCAAAGTAATGCGAGTCAACATATGACTCCTATTATTAATAAACATTTTAATTGTTCTCCTAACATATATGTTCCATATCCAGACGGACATACAAGTTTATATCAAGACCTTCATCTAGACTTTGGTGTAAACATTATATCTTCTAATGGAATGTATGAGATGGGTGCGGATAACTACAACGTTGTACCACCAGAAGATGTCAAATTTGATGCAGTCTTTCTTGCGGGATTTAGTATTCCAGAAGGTACTACATATAATGCACAAGATATCAAAGATGACTTTGCATCATATTGCACCGAAGATTTTGATTTAATAGATGATTTTCAAGACCATAATATAAGAATGGAAATACGTAGGGGAAATCCTATACCAGAACGCCCGACTCGTTTAACGGGAACACCAAAGGATGTAAATGACGTGTTACATTATTTGGGTAGTAATACCGTACACGAAAACTACGGAGACGATAATTTTAAAACAAATATTGCAACACAGATGACTTCTATTTTGCAAAAAGTAATTAAGGTATACTAATGATTAAGTTTAAAAAGTTTATGACAGAGGGTGTGGATGACCCCGCAATCTTTAAAGCAGTTTTCCTAGCAGGCGGGCCAGGCAGTGGTAAGTCCTTCATTGTCGGGAAAACGGGTCTCCCCGCCCTCGGTCTGAAGGTAGTTAATTCGGATGACGCATATGAATCTGCAATGAAAAAAGCAGGACTTGAAATGTCTCCTGAAAACATCTTCTCAGTTCAAGGTCAAGATATTCGTGGACGTGCAAAGGCATTAACAGGTAAGAAACAAGCAAGATACCTTATGGGTAGACTTGGTGTAGTTATTGATGGTACTGGTAAAGATTTTCCAAAGGTTAAGAAACAAGTACAGTCAATGGAAGCGTTAGGTTATGATACTGCAATGATATTTGTAAACACTGACCTAGAAACTGCAATCAAACGAGACTCCGAACGTGACCGTACTATTGGTGAGAAAGAAGTAACTTCATACTGGAAGACTGTTCAAAAGAACATCGGTGCATTTCAACAGATGTTTGGTAAGAAGGATATGTTGATTGTCGATAACTCAGACGGTAAAGACTACAAGGCAGAAACTCTACGTGCATATAGAGATATTCAGAAGTTCTTACGTAGTCCAGTAGATAATAGTAAAGCGAAGAAGTGGATTAAACAAGAGAGAGAAAAGAAAAAGAGGACATAAAGTCCTCTTTGTTCGTAATCAATTAAGCAATTAATTAAACATACTTATCATAAATATCGACACAAGTCATTGCGACTAGAACCAAACCAGAGACAATCAGTAATGATGCTCCTTGGAATATTCCTACAACTAAACTTAATGTTCCGATAACAAGACCGACTTCGCCCTTGTACTCTTCCCATAGGTCTACTATTGGGTCTACCAATATTCCTCTAAGGTTGTTAATTATTTCTGTTACTTTATCCATTGAGTTACTCCTCTATGTATATGAAAAGACTTTTGTTATTGACTACTGCCATTTTTTGACCCTCGTCTAACTCAGTCTTACTAAAAAATGATAGGTCTGAATCAGATAAATCTCCGAAATCATATCCATCATTCATTTTAAATATTCTATAATCCGAAGATTCTTCATCTTCTAGATTAATTTTCATAGTCTGTAGCATTATTTATACCTTTTTAGCTCTTAAACTGGTGCCCCCGCATGGAATCGAACCACGAGTTGTCCGTTCGTAGCGGACTGTTTTATCCGTTAAACTACGGAGGCAATCGTTGATTGGCCGTCCCACAAGGACTCGAACCTTGAACACAAGTTTAGAAGACTCGGATGATATCCAGTTTCACCATGAGACGTTTTCCAATCAATAAGATATTATATCACTATTGATATTAAATGTCAAGTATTATCATGCATGGATTTTGTGTGAATCTCTACATTTTTTGATACAGGGATTTTAATGTTTTTGTGACTATGATATAAATGAAACTTGACCTCTTTAAATTCTTTGAACATCTCTGTCCATATAGGTCTCCAGTTTCCCGCAAGTCTTACTGTATTGTTTGTAGAACGGTCACTTTCTAAAATTAGGTCAGTGAAACTACCCAGATTCATATCAAAGATACTATCGAATCCATAGATGTGAACTTCGGTTGCTCTCATCTTTGCACATGCATAGTGAACTGCCATGTGACCACAGTTAAAGTTAGTTGCGGCATACTTTGGGTCTCCCGCATACTTAGGGATATGTGAATAGAATCCCTTGATAAGGTGAGAGTATTTCATATAGAAAGTACCAGAATTCTCCATCCAGATTTTAGGTCTAGTTCCAAGAATCCAGTCATACATGTCTAACTTAACATGACCTTCTTGTAGTGCCTTCATCATCTTGAAGTCCACCATACAGGTTGCGTGAACTTCTTTGCGTGGGATTTCAAATGGTGGCATATTACAAACTAACAGTTTGCCAGGCGTTCCCCTTTCGAACAATCCCGCATTGTCACCGTTACCCAATACATTAACTCTCATAATTTACTCTACAGTTGTACTAATTCTCTATTTGCCAAATGTTGGTCTGCAATAATATCTTTAGACTGTCCATTATACTCCACTGCGTGGTAATTGTCAACCAAATATTGATTAATATTAATACGACTACCGTCATCAAAATCAACAAGGAATTCACCAAGAATACGTCCGAACTTACCTTTACCATCCTTTGTTGTTTTAAGAATAGGAGAAGTACCTAAACTCTTCTTTAGAAATGCTTTTGCAGCTAATCCATATTTCTTTTCTACGAGGTCACGTGTTCGTGATTCTGGGGTGTCCACGCCAAGAAGTCTGATTCTTGACTTTCGAAGCCAAACACCAAAACCCAAATCGATGTCAACGTCAACGGTATCACCGTCAACAACACGTACAACTTTTGTTCTATATTCATACATTCTTCTTTCCTTTATTCCATCCGAAATGAGTATGAATTATATTCATCTTATCTTCGGCTTCTGCGATTTTACTAATCTGTGTTTCAATAGATTCTACGATATCAGGATGTTCTCCTATACCAGCAGCGTTTTTCATGTACACGTCAACATTTGCTTTTGCAACGGCAATATCACCGTCTAATTTTCTTACTAATGCTTCAAGTAGATAATTCATTTATCTGTCTCCTTATTACTTCGTTCCCTTTTTTTCCAGTGTGATGGATTATTTTAGGGTTCTTTACTTGTATGTTATCTATATAGTCCAACCGTAAAGTGTTGTACACATGAGGTATAGGTTTAATATACGACATCTTCGTAATCTCATCCCCTCCCATCATTATATAAAGAACCTCTTGGTCTCCTTGAACAGGGTTTCGAATACATTCGTCTGCCCAACTCTTCAGGATATTTGGAGTGTTTTCCACCAGAACAACTCCAGAGTTATACCAACTTCCAAGTTCACTTCTACGTGTACTCCAAGGTCGGTCTTTTACCATACCCAACTTACCATATTCTGATAGATTGAATATTGGTGATATGTCATCGGTTACTTCACAATCAGTATCCAACCAACAAACTTTCTTTACACCATCTAACTTAGTTGCATCTAGAATCGCACGAGGTTTCTTAAACCATCCCTGTGCTTCACTCTTAACTGTTATTACTAAATCAAAGTCTTCTTCTGCTTTTGCACGTGCCTCTTTAGACATACCAAAATCTGCAAGAACAATAGGTATAGTATTGTGTTTTTTATAGTTTTCTAAAAACCATGGTAATTGCCATTCTGTGTTATTATCACATCCTGTCAAAAAAACTTTAAGCATCGATAATGTCATATCCTTCTTTCCAATTGTGTTTTGCAAGACATCCTTCTTCTACTTGAATGGTAGTAAATGTGTCCCGTGCTTCTGCAACAAATGGATGACATTCTTGTAACCAAGGGAAGGTATCTAAATTTAAATATACATCGGTAGGTTTTGCATACAATGGTGCATTCTCTACTAATAGTTTACCACCTTTGGGAGTAACCCAATACGCATGAGCGCCAGGAAAATATCTTTTGGTGGTTAAAGGATTAAGTCCCAGAAAGTTTGGTTTGTTCCATTTACCGTAAGATGGATGACCTATGTTCATTACATAGTTAGGAAACAACATTGGTAAAGGTGTAACCATAACTGCATCATGTTCAAAGATAATAAAGTCTTCGTTACCCTTAGAACAAGCTTCCCACAATGCGTAGTGTGATAAGAATGCAGAAATACAATTTAAATTACGAGAATATTTCTCATCAAATTGTATTGGGTCAATACCTCTTGTCTGTAATAGTTCTACAGGATTATCTGCGGGGGTGATTGCATCAAACTTTTCAATCGTTAGTCCATGACGTTTACCCGATTCAATACACCTATCAGCAACTTGAACAGACGATGGATTATCTTTTATTGTAATTACAAATGCTTTCATATTAAAAAACTCAATTGACTAGTATTAGTTGTAGTCGTTATTCTCCCTTTATTATCATATGTAGTAACATAATAAGTTGTACTTTCAACTTTATAATCTCCGCCTGCAACTTTATTGACTCGTTCAACAGTATACGAACGGTCTGTTACCTTGGGTATTGATGATACGGGTGGTATTTCCATTATTGTGTTGTAGTTGACTTCAACCCTTTCTGTATTGTGGTGTAATATGGATATACGACTTGTAACCAAGGAAACAATTGTTTACACATTAGTGCATCGTTTGGCCACATTCCGATTTCTTTCACCTTATTTATCAGTTTCTTAGCTGCCTTAGGTGATATCATATATGCAGAGTTACCCGCAAGACCTTGGGGTACATCCCAATCATCTACTGAAGGAACACCCTGTAGTCCATGTATTTTTTTCACTTGTGCATCAAATACGTGCGCTCTACGTGTCGCACCTATTGGATTATTTAAGCCTATTATACCACCCTTCCACTCAGAAGTCAAGTCCTCTGGTAAAAGAGAATCTGTAAATAATGCATCGTGTTCCAGTACAACAATAGTCTCATCAAGGTCAATCGACTTCTGCCAACATCTCATATGAGATATTAGACATGCAACACGATTACTATGATTCGCAGTTTTGTAGTGAGTAAGACGTAGTCCTGTTTTCATATCAAGACCGTCTTGGTGTTCATCTAGAGGATACGTCCATGCAACACCATTCATATCCAACTGGTCTATCCCTTCACCAATAGTCTTTGGTGTGGTAGCGGGTAGAATGATAGGTTCTAGTTTTGTTCCAGTTTTCTTTATTGATTCAATAACATGTCGAGTCGCAACTGTGGACTCGTGATTGTTTATCATACTAATTATGAAGGCTTTCATCAACATCTCTTACATACTCCCATCTCTCTGATAGGTAACATCCACCATGATAACTTTCATGATAAAATCCAAACGGTTCAGATAGTATTTGATACCATCCCTCTTCTGCACTTTTTAACTTCTTATCTTTATATAGTGAGTCCACTAAATCGGTATCCCAACATTCTCTGGGATGGATTATCAATGCATCATTGATGTAGTAGGTAGTCTCTTTTCCCATACCTTTAATCTTATTGAAGTCATGTGTACCATAGTAATTCATACAGTTGAATCCCTTCGGAATTAACCTGTCATATGAATCCTTAATCATATCTTTCCAAGGGAGTTGGTCAGACACGATTACGTCAAACCTTGTTCGAATAATCATATCATATTCTTTAGGTATCGACTTCATCATCTCATTGTGTATGAGAAGTTGTTTGTGCCAGTTAGCACTTGCGTATGCGTGTCTTAACTGACTGTTGTGATAGGTAGGGTCTTCTTTATGTCTCTCCAAGTAATGAGGAAAGATATCTCTCCTTAGTGTACTTGCGTCATCGGGATAGGGTTCGGTGTCGAATACTGGATGGTACAGATTCTCAGGGTCATCAAAGTAGTAGTCAGCATCATAGTCTTGACCCTTCCATGTACCCGTGAACATCTTGTCGTGAGGAATTATCTCTTGTGTTCTATCCATCCATTTCTGGTGACAGTATTCATTCCATCTACCAGACAAACATAATGCAGTCTTCATTTACCAACTCAATAGATATCTTTCTAGGTCTTCTGGTGTTCCCAGACCCCACATTTGTGATGCGGTGAATGTTGCAATATGTTTTCCATCTTTAATTGCTTCATTAAATACAGGACAAACATAGAATTCGTTGTTAACTCTAATATCATCTTCAATCATTTTCTCTGCGTATTCGCAATAATCACTACCCTTTTTCCAGTAATAAAATCCTACGGTTGCGTTATCACTGATTGGATTTTTCTCTGCAACTCTATAAACTCTTCCAGAATTATCTGTCTTTGCATAACTCCACTTAGGGTGTGTTGATTTGAAAGTAACAATACCACCATCTACTGAGGTTGATTGCATTTTATACATGAAATCTAGAGAGTTCCATTCTACGTACTGGTCTGAGTTTGCAATAAACAATTGTTGGTCATTATCAATATACTGTTTTGCAAGTAGTGTTGTACATGCAGCACCTTCAGTGATACCATCTACTTCTACAATAGTACAGTCAGGTGCAATTAGATTTAACATAGAATCTAAGTTATACTTTTCTCTGTGTTCCTTCTGTACAATAAAGATATAGTTTGCATCAAGACCTAGATTTTCAACTACATGTTGAATCATAGGTTTACCATTAACATCAATCAATGGTTTTGGAAAAGTATATCCTGCCTTCTGAAAACGACTACCCGCACCCGCCATAGGAATAAGAACATTGAGTTCTTTATCTTCCCATTTAGGTATTGTATTTTGGGGTTCTTTTATTCTATCAAGTAACTTAACGTTGGTGTCTGCGGGAGAACCAACTCTTATTACATTTGCACCAGAACCATATGCAGAAGTTAATCCTGTCGGAGAATCTTCTACTATCACGGTTTCATCAGGATAGACTCCCATCTTGGACATTGCTTTCCAATAAATTTCTGGATGAGGTTTGTTGTTTTCAACATCCCAACTACTTAATACAATGTCACACCATGGAGTTAACATGAGTTGTTCTAAACAATTCTCTACGGTCTTTTCAATTGCATTGGAACATACACCAATCTTATATCCTTCACCTCTAAGTTGTTCGAATAACTCTATAATATCATGGTTTGGTTTAATCGTATTCAGAGTCATATACGTATATGCCTGTTTACGAGTATGAATTTTTCTTTTATCTTTATCAGGGATTTCTAAAATATCCAACTTCTGGTCAGTTGTCAATCCATCGAATCTTAAAAGATGTTCATTTAGAGTTATTGGAAGGTAATCATTCTTTTCCAATGCTTGATTCAATGCATCAAAATGCATTTGTTTGGTGTCTACAAGAACACCGTCTAAATCAAATAAAACTAATTTTATCATGCACTTGCTATCCTAGTTTTTTATTGCAATTATATATGTATCACCGCATTTAGTTTCTTTTCTGCGGTCATAGTGAGTTGTGTTATAACTATCTAAATGATTCATAAACCTAATGTGTTTTAACATATCATATCTTTCAGACTGTCTTAATAACCATGGGTTGTCTAATTCACTACGACTCATTTTATCCATAGGCCAGACATCTTCGACAAAGTATGTTCCATCTTCTTTCATAAAAGAAACACAGTTCTCAAAAGTTAATCTATTTGCTTCTGGCCAATGAGCGCCATCGTCAATAATAAAATCAAACTTTACATCACCCCAAGTTTCTCGTATTTTCTTTCCAAGTGCTGCGTCAGTAGAATCCCACTTTAACCATTCAACTCTATCTTTGTGTAGGATGTCTAGGTCTTTTGGGTTTGTCCTTGCAAATATATCAATCGTATAGATTGTTCCATTAGGAAAATATTCATGAAATGCACGAGTAGACGCTGCTTTAAATGTTCCAATCTCCAATAGATTGATGGGGTCTTCTCTTACAGACTCCATGTAGGGTTCGTATTCTTTATAATAATGGTGTTTCTCTGTACCCTTATCACAATCGTATTTGTCAAATAGTTGTTTTAACATTCCAATAATTCCTCGTTGCACCACTATCGAAATCGAATCCCCAATAGTCAATGTCTTTCTTATACCAGTCAGCAATTATCTGAATAGTATCTTTAGTGTATATATCCCTATAAGAAGTACCGTATCCTGTCTTACCTTTGTCATTAGGTACACGAGTAATATTTCTTGCTTCTGGATTCTCTAACAATCCAAAATATAGTTTGACATCTTCGTTATAGTTTTCAAACCGTAGGATGTCACAACGGTTTTTCCCCTCTTCATCTGATACATGGTCATATGCGGGATACCATCCACGTATCGCACGATGCCATAAGTATTCTTGTCCACCCCATATGTGACGTTCCTCTAGGAATGCCTCAAATGATGAAGTGTCTGCATATTTTTCTGGTTGAGTTCCTTCGTATTCCATTACCTTCTTTGCGAACATATAACGAGAACATACTCTGTCCCACGGATTACGAACGATTGCAACTGCTTTATGTGTGTCTTTTAAATCTTGTTTCCAGTCTCTCCAACGTGCATGTTCATATCCTTGGTGGTCTTTTGTTTGTGACATCTTTTCCTCAAGACCTTGAGTATATGCTCTGTTCTTATGATTGTCAGGTGTTGCTAATAACACTTGTTGACGAATCTTATGATTCTTTCTTATTGTCATCCCACCATTTTTAGGGATGTGTACAAACATCTTCATTCTCTTTCCCACTTGACATAATAACGATTCAAGTCTTGCATAAATTCTGTTATTTGGAATCCGTTTTGTTTTGATAACAAGAGGTGGTCATCTAGTGACCAGTGCCAAAAAGGTACATCCTGTACCTTATCATTACCATGGTCACGGTGTGCGGGATTACATCTCCAATAGATACGAGACTTCTGTTTCAATGCATTACACATTGACTTAGTCTGTTGTTGAATTAGTTCCCAATCACCAAAATTAATACTACCCAATGCAAATGCAACATCAAACTTCTTATCTGTGTGGTAGTCTTCTATTGCAACCTGTTCGTCAGAACCTATGTTTGTAATATCGATTCCATGAAGATTGGTAATGTGACGCTTAAGAGGATTGAGACCACAACCAACATCCAGAACTGATTCTTCTTCTTTGATTTCTTCAATTAATCTAAATCCCGTCCAGTAATACCTATCAAGTCCCGCAGTGCGTGAACTTGGCCAATCGTAAGTGAAATAATCTTTTAAAAAATCCATATGTGGATTAAGGTTGGTAGACATATACACTCACATCCTTTTTATTATATTCATCTCTCTGCACATCTTTAGGGTGTGCATTTAATCCTAGAGTATCAAGTACTTCAAAGTTATCTTTACATTTAATTACTTTGTCCTTCTTATTATATATGAATGACATTATAGCAGTATTTTGTAATTGTATCTGTGTGAACATGTTATCTTGATTCTTGTACCATTCATAACTAGGATATGGAATATCAAAACCACCACACTCGTTCCACCACGTCCAACACTCATAATCATTTCTTATTACCATAACAATAGGAAACTTATCAAAGTAATGTAAACATGTAGATAAGGTATGTGACTTTATTAGTCTAATACCTTTACCAGAAAAAGGTTTGTCCCATTCACCTCTATGTAATCCAAATTCCATCATAGGGTCAAAGTATGCACCCCCATGTACTAATCCATTATGATGAGAGAATGACCTCTCTTCTGTGTTATCAGTCTGGTCAAAACTACTAGATGAGTGAATGTTATTTGCAACTCCAGACCATCTACTGCCTGGCGCTCCTGTCATTAATAAATAATTATCTTTCATTTTTTGGTTTTATTCCGTTCCATACCTGTTCATCTAACCAGTGTTTCTTTACACGTTTCACGTACTTCTCGTTCTGATTGTCTTTTAGAGTATCTTCTATTCGTTCATCAAACCATGCAATAGGAAAGTCAAGAACCTTAGATAACCACTTCAAGTATTTTGCTTTGTATAGATATAGAGATTCAACGGAGAGAAACTCTGTCTCTGCATCTAGATTATAATAGTATTGTAGTGCAGTCTGTAAAGTTATTTCCTTACGGACTCTAAATTGTTGCATTCTATTAATGTTCTCATCTCGTACCACAATACAGACGCTTACTTCATATCCCGCTTCTTCTGCTTCATAAACAACTTCTTGTATTTGAGGGACTTGTTTGACACCATCAAAGACAAACGGTACACTGACATTCGCAACCATGTATTGTTGAGTCAACATACTCTTTGTTCTAGATGGGTCAACCCAACACTCTGCGAAGGGTTCTTCGTCAGATGGTATCCAGTACTTATCTCCAAAGTTCCAACCCTCTACTGCGGGATGGAAACCAAAAACTTTACTGAATAGATGATTTCCAGAACCTTGCGGCCCTGTAATTATGATTAGTTTCTTAGACTCTTGTTTGTCCGACATAAGTTCTCACCTTCAATGGATTAATTTCATCTGTCGGCCCTGTACCAGAGTCAGGACTGAACACGAATAGGGTGACATCTTCACCTTGATTACACATAAAGTTGTGTAATACATTTCTTTCCATCACCCAACAGTCACCTTCTTTGATAGGAAACATTACACCATCGTCAAGTTCAATCTCACCTTTACCAGAAAGGATAAGAGCAATACGTTGACTTGGATGGGTGTGTAGGGTTTGTTTCATCCCTGCGGGGAAATGGACATAGTTGATAACAGGTAATCCTAGTCTGCCTGGATTTACTGCGGTAGTATTTGTACCACCATCCATGTACGATAGATTACCTTTTGAATTCCCATGAGGTATAAACATACGTTCATCATTCATGGACAGACCATAGAATTTTATATGGGCAAATGTGGAGTCATCATATACGGTAAACTTATTACTTGTTTGTCCCGCAAAATCTTTACCATTGACTGACAATCCATCAGTTATACTGATACTAGCGTTCTTACCCATCAAGTAACTCGTTCCGTGAGTCATTCCTACGAATTCCGAAAAACCATCGTCACTTGTGTACCTACCTTTAATAAACGTGATATCATAACTCCATATATCACGAACTTGGTGGGTCTGACCTTCTTTTATAATTTTAATCATAGTCCTGTTGCCTTCATAATCTCTGTAGGTATATAGGGTATTATCATCCGTTCAGGATGCCACACGATTGCACAGATGTTATCCTTTATCCAAGATTCACAATCACCTTCTGCATCTGTACATAATTGTACACTATTTGGGGGGCATTTGTCAATAGCAATATTGTGAAAACTATTAACTAAATGAGGTTCATACTTACTGTGTACAATATGTTCTACATCATAGTGATTCTCTTTACCTGTTCTTGTTTTACCACCAAGAATCTCTGTGAGTAAAAATGCACCATGACATATACCAAGTATGGGTAATCTCAGAGTTGACATCTCTGTTGCCATGTTTACTTCTGTGGTAATTCGAAGACGCTCGTTTCCTCCTCCTGTAATTATGAGAAGGTCTAGAGATTCTGCAAGGGATTCGTAATCCAAGTCTTCACGATTTGGGATAGGAACAAGTTCATGACCCCTTAGAAATGTATACCAACAACGGTCTAAGGAATCATGTACTTGTTTATTGTGCGTGAGGACTCTTTGCGTGAGTCCTATTTTCATCTACCAACCGTAAGCTGCATTCACAAGTTCTCTCGAACCTTGTGCTTCAACTTGGTTTCTACAAGAGATTTCAAATAGGTCTTTACGCATTGCGTCAACAACACGTTGGACACGACTTTGAGTCTTTTCGTCTGTAGCAAGTTTACGTAACGAGTATCCACCGATTGCACTGTGGAAACCTTCGTCTTTCGCAATCTCACGATAACGAGAAGAGATAAAGTCATCTTCGATAGTGTCTGCCATCTGATTCCAGACTGCTTCCGCACGTCCTTCTGCAACAAGTTGGTATGCGGCAAGGACTGCCTCATCTTCTTGTGCATCATATTTTTCTAGAAGTGCAGCACCTTTTGCGGTGTTTGCCTTTCTTTCTGATTCAAGTGCATGGACTACATCAATCTCTTCACCTTTGATGTGTTCAATTACTTCTCGAACCATACGGTAATGTTTTGCTTCATCTGCTGCTTGTTTAGTTAGAAGTTCTAACTCTCTAGGGTCTGCGTCATCGGGTGACCTTGCGATTGCATCACAAATCTCAGACATGTTCATACGTTCATTGACCATACGACCAATGAAATGATTAACCATTTCCTCTTCAGGAAGGTCACCTTCAAAATACGCCTTAGTATTCATCTTGGATGCTTCAAATAGTGGTTGGTTTTCGTTGCGAATTTTCTTCACAAATTCTTGTGGGGTTAACATATTGTTTCTCCTATCACTCTATTAATATAAGTTTTGACGGTATTGTCTATAGTATTTATACGATTTGATTCATTAACTGGTCAACATTTTCTCCACCATCGGGGAGTTTATCCTTTAGAAAGAAATGTACAAAGTTACAATCTTCTATATTATTGATTGCACCAAATAGTCCATTCCACTTACCATCCATATGTTTGGTAGGTATCTTATACTTCTTCAGGAAATAGTTTAGTAAGGTCTGGTCAGTACTCCACTTGTATGCACCAAGACCATCTACAAAGTCTTTAAATTCCATACGATTCAAAAAGGTGTGTGGGTCTTGTCCTTTAAGGTATGGTTTGAATAGTTCGGAGTTCAAGAGAATCATTCCCATGTTAAAGAACTCATAACCTAATTCGTTTGGTTTGAAATCGCCCTGTCCACTACCGTGTAGGTGTCGATACTGCATGGCGGAATAGTTTTGAATCTTACCACCATACCATTGTTGGATATCCATCTCACGTTCTGCTACTGCCCCAAATGCGTGGTCAGTACCAAAATCATCAAATATATTGGGTGCATCATCTCGGATGTATATATCGGCATCCACAATCGCAACTTGGTCAAATCTATCGAGATAGTCAAATGCGTTCTCCTTTTCAAATATAGGAAGATATCCCCCATATTTCATGTAAGATTCTTCACTACGTCCACTGGTAAAGATATCAGGTTTGATTCTTAGTTTAGGTTGAGTTAATACAATGTGTTTGATACCATGTCGTTCACAGTAATCATGTACACTTCGGATACAGTGTTGATATAGTTTGGATGGTTTACCAACTGATACTTGATATATCAATCTATTCATGAACCATTGTTCCTCCAATGTAGTCAGTGTATATAGGTCTAGAGTATCGCATTATTTTACTTTTATCTTTACCCATAAACTCCCACATGTAATCGTCCACAAACTTATTGATTTGTTGTTCTGATATTGTATAGAACATAGACTCCGCAACATCGGGTGTCATATAGTATGCATGAGTTACAGGACACAATGGTTCTTCTGTTCCCCAGTAAGGGTGACCCTTGAATCGGGTAGAATAATTTTTCCAGTCATCCTCATCAATAAAGTCTGCAAACGCAAAGAAATCACCTATAATTGGCATATCCTTTTTACGTTGTGCAACATCGTGTTCGATGATTGCGATAGGTTTGTCTTCTTCAAAACATTTTTTCCATAGTTCTAGGTGACTATAGAATCCTGCTTTCTCACTCTCACTAAAAGGTCTATCTCCCCACATCAAATTGAAGTCAAGATAGTCTGGCATATGATTTGGAGTATATGCATTAAATAGATTAACATTACAGTCCCAAGTTGGGATACACAAATTTGCGTAATGTTGAGATACCCTATGGTCAGGTATCTGTATCATCCATAAATTATCTGAAATCATTTAAGTCAAACTCAGTTCCATGCATCTTCATCAAGTCACGTTCATGATTAGTATAAACTAATACTTCAGGGTCATCTAATAGGAAGTCGCATGTTTTACAATAGTCAGGATATGTTTTATTTGTGTGGTCTTCACGTAACTTGGTATACTCTGGCCCGTTCCATATCTCTTCAATAGTATTCTCACTTGTATGTCCAAGGACTGCTTTCTCATCTTGTCCTAATACTTGACAACAAGGTGCGACACCACCTCTTTTCCCACCAGAACCGCCAGCACGTATAACAACGTCAGGACTAAACGGTCTACCACATGTTTTTTCTTCACCACTACGTGTATTCTGTTTAGGGTCATAGACACCAGACCAGTTATGCATCTTCCATATCTCAGTCTTTACCCCAAGGTCATTCACTAACTTCTTATATGCATTCAGTTCAAAGTCTAAATTGTCATTATCAGTAATAAGATGATAGGTTGCAACAGAACAATCTGAACCAGTCTTATCTACATATGCTTTCATTTCACGTATGTTTTTTACAATATGATTAAAGTTTCCTCCAATAATATTGTTCATCCATTCATCATACTTCTCAGGACTATATCCAATAAAAGAGAATCGATAGAAGTCTAGTCCCGCATCAACACAATCTTCCATGAACTTACCGTGCATACGGAATCCATTAGAGAACATGAAACACTTCGCTCCATACTTCTTTACAATCTTAATGTATTCAGGTAGATTTCTATTCAGTGTGGGTTCTCCACTACCTTCTAGATTGACTACTCTTAGTCCGTGTTGGGCGCAATCTGCGACATTCTTCTCAAACTCTTCTAGTCCCATCTTCTTGAGAAAGTCTTTGTGTCTTCCACCAGTACGCATATCCTGTGGACACATAGTACATGAGTAGTTACACCCACCGTTAATTTCAATTACTGCTCTATCTATTTTCACTAATGACCTACTACTAGATTTATCATCCAGAATGATAATAACATAAATCCAAATACAAGTACCTGTATCACAGATGCATACGCAACTTGTCTCATCGGATGCATTTCCGTTAATCTTTCAATTCTTGATTCATCGGGTGATAGGTTTACTACTTGTAATATCTTTTTACTTTTCATGGTACTTTTGTTTTAACATATTTATATATGCATATGCTTTGTCTTTCATTAGGGACATATTAGGTTCAAATCCTTCACCACCGTCACCGAAGAATTCCATAGTCTGGTCTCTATTAGGTTTTCTTATACACTGAGGAGTATTATAATCTGTTATTCCTTCCCATGATGGAATGAACATTGGTTTACCAAAGTTTCTTGCAATGTAATGCCACATACCATCGTATGATACAATAAAGTCTGCTTCTTGTATCTGTTTATATGCATCTTTGATAGGTGTTCTATAAGTCAATTCAACTAGTATCCAACCCTCCCAACGCAGCAAGCTTATTATATCAGACCAATCATCAATTGTCAAGAACCTTTTCCAATTTCTTGGTGGTTCACTATTGTATGCGGGTGTCCATATAACTATCTTATTTTTCTTAGGTATATACTCTTCTTTCTTAAATAACCAATCATTAGGTGGCGCTCCATTAGGGTCATAGTCTGCAAAGTAGAAACGGTCTTTCTTTTTATCAGGATTGACATTACCAGTAAGAAACAAATCTGAATTAAATATATGAGTAACTGTTACGTCATCTTGTCGATGATACTTCTTATGTAACCAGTTCATTCGTTCTACGATTGTTTCTGGGTCATCTGGATGATGTAAATAGTCTTCATCGTGAGACCAATGCATTTCTAGATTGACTTTCGTCTTGTTCTCGAAACAATAGTTATGACAACAGTTTAGGGCGTGTTGAAAATCTCCTACGCCCCAAGTTCCTCTCCACCTAACTTTTTCCATTTTATTTACCTGAGAACGCTTTTCCTGCTTCTGCAATACCAAACGAACCTAGTGTTACAACAACAAAAGACGTATAGATTGTATCAGATATCTCTAGTGGTGTACCGTCCATTGCGGTAATCAAATCAAAAATACCAAATATGACCATCATTATAAATGATGCAAATCCAATAATTGATTTTTCGTTGATGTCGTTCTCGTCTCTAAACAAAGACCAAAAACCTTTCGGTACTGGTTTTGCTGCCGCTGTTACAACTTGCAGTTCTTTAGAGAGTTTTTCCATCTCTTTAATTTTATCTTGTGCTTCATCTACCTTGAGAACTAATTCAGTATACTTTTCCAAGTCAACTGTTGCTTGTCCTACAGGAGTGTCTGCGATTTCTTTTGCCATTGTACTTCTCCTAAAATACTTTTACTTTATATTTTTTTTCCCATTCTATAGCATCTTCTATGGTATTGACCATAGGTTTATTTCGAATGTTCAATGATGTATTTAGTAGCATCGGTACACCCGTTAATTTGTAATACTCTTCTAGTATCTGACGTAGGACGGACTCACAATCAGGTTCAACTAACTGAACCCTTGCAGTTCCATCTACATGAGTTACCGAAGAATAATCGTGTTTTGCAATTGATGTAAATTGCATGTATTGATTCATTGGCCCTTCGAAGTAATCTTTCGCATGTTCTGATAGTATAGCAGGTGCGAATGGTCTAAATCTATGTCTCTGTTTGATATCATTAACTGTATCCTTTACATCATATCTTACATCTGCAAGTAGTGAACGATTACCTAATGCACGAGGCCCGTATTCTGCACGTCCATTTGCAACTCCACACACCTTATTGTCTGCAAGGTATTGTGCAACTTCTTTAGGGTCTATGTCACGTTCTATGTTATGTCCAAGGTATGGAGACCACTTCAGATGTGTTCCGCCTGTCTCTTTATGCCATGTATAAGCAGCACAACCAAGAGCATTACCCGCATCATTGGGTGCGATTGGAATATGCATCTCATCAAACATAGGACGAATTAAAGAATTTGCAACAACGTTTTGAGCGCAACCGCCAGCAAAGATTAACTTAGAACCGTATTGTCGTGCTTCGGTCATAAGTTTTATAATCTCTGTCTCAAAGAACTTCTGAACTGTTGCAGCTACGTCTTCTTCCCTATGTCTCCTTGCTAGTTTCTTAAATTGTTTTTCAAACTGAAAGTCTCTATACGCAAGTTCACTATCTGCAATACATTCCATTCTGAACTGAACTATATCCCACACTTCTTTCCCTTTTTTAGTTTCATGCCAGTAATAGGAATCTTCTAAGATTTGATATAGTTCATCCTTAGATTCACCATATGCAGAAAGACCCATAAGAATATATTCATCTCTCAGAGGTTTTAGTTTTATTGCAGTACATCCCATACCATAGAGAGTCCCCAAGGATTGAGGCCATTTAACTACTTTTAAGGGTTTAAAATTGTGGTCATAGATTACGGTAGATTCTACTTCTCCCGAACCATCGACAGATACAATTACAGTATCTTCTTTTGATTCCCATGGACGGGTAAAGAATCCTAATGCGGCATGACTTTCATGATGTTTATTGAAATCATCATATATTGCCATCGAGTGGATTGGTCGTTTTAATTCAGTTATTTCTGGGTTAGCAACAGTATTTTTGTTAGCAAGGTTGCCCCTAGCACCGAAGGTTCTTAGACCTCCCATGACTCTAACACGTTCTTCCATATCTTCATAGAAAGTAACATGGTCATCGTCATTAACCATATTCCACATAGGTGGATGGATTAGACCATCCATCTTAACACCACTGTATCTTTCTGATTGGGATGCGAAAGCAACTGTACCATCGTTTTCAACAATGGCAAGTGCGGCATCATGGTAGAATTCTGAATAACCTACATATCTCATGTAGGTATATATAAGTTATTTACCCAACTAGGTATTCGTATACGTCCTTCCAACCCTTCATGAGGGGGAACTCTTCGTTATTCATGTTATATCCATGTTCCATAACGATAGAATCTAGACCAAACTTGTCACCCGCAACTGCGTTTTCAACTTTGTCTTCAACCCAAGTATAACCTGTACCTTCGTACTTACTTAGAACTTCGTCTTTGTCTGCACCAGTATCTAGGTAAATGAACTTGACGAATGCAGTCTCACCGAACAACTTCTTGATATTCATTGTTCTTAGTTTCTGTGCATTCTCGTCTTTACTCATTGACGTAATCAGGTGGAACACATATCCGTGTTCTTCGTGCAACTTTCTGACATACTGGATTGCGTCTCTTAGTGGAGGCACAAAACCCATATGGGCAGATTCGTTGAACTCTCTGACTAGTTTTCTTGATTCTTCTTTAGTAATACCATATATCGTACCGACATTGTATTCTAATTTGTTTTCTGCGGTATAACCTTTCTCGGTCATCCATACGTCAAATGCGTATCCCCAATTCAGGAGAACACCATCTGCGTCTGTAAGTATTACCTTATGGTACTGACTTAGCACTTTTTTTCCTATATTGTTAGTCTTTTCATTCATGTTACTATTATAACAAGAAATGCGTGAAATGTCAAGGCTTTAAATATTTAAATTTACCTTGTTTATAGTCATCTAACATGACAACCTTATTACCACCACCTGTATAATGAAGGAAATTCATGTCATATCCACGGTCATCTTCCCAGTGTGTAGGGGTATCATTCCATTTCTGGTCGATACTTTGCCATGTTAACCCGTGTTTCATTATTTGACCAGATATCCAAGGTTGGTCATTATTCAACCAAAATGGGTCTCCGTGTTGGTCTCCATCTTGCATATAACTCCACCAAGGGTCAAACTCCCTACGTGCTTTGAGACGTGCTTGTTTAGTCCACACCAACACACCAGTATTGAATGTTGTAACGCAAGAAGCACGATGTGGGGGTTTTGTAGGGACAATAGGGATACCATTGCGTTCATACTTAGTTATCAAGGAGTTTTTTGTTTTATCATTGTAATCCCAAGTATTATATCCACCACCTTTAGATGTTTTAATCTCTGATTCTAAGACACCTGTTACCTCATACTCACCGCATTGGTCAAAGATGTTCTCTTCAGTATTACAGATTATGTCGGTATCAATAAACGCAATCTTCTCAAATTGGTCGTAAATAGGGTCAAAGATGATTCTTAGACATTCAAATAAAAGAACGGTTGACCCTTCAAAGTGTTTGGTGTACACTTGTTTAGTAGAATATTGGTGTTTGCATCCAATCTTATCTGCATAGATTTGAAACGACTTTGCAGATAAATCACCAGTTACACGATATAATTCAGACCTAGTACCTTGAGGATATTGTGGGACAGGAGCTCGTTTTTCCGTCTCCTCGTTTGTTATCATGTACTGGAATATTAAATTCACTCAGGTAATCCAACACTATATTGGACTTTACCATCTACACGTTTTGCAGTCAAACACCTGTTACGATTCTCTTCAGGATTTACGTAAGATAGATGAATCCAACCAGACGTTGGGTCACCTTCTACATAGAACTCAGAGATAACTTGGTCAAAGTCTAGATTATCTCTAATCCATTTTGCGACTTCTAGATTGTCTGTTCCATCACATTCAAAGTCAACTGCTTGACCTTTACTGTGTTGTGACCTAGTAGAACCACCAATTGCTTTATTTAATGCGGGACTTCTATATCCCGAACTAATACGTGTGATACCCCAGTGTTCCCGAACTTTCTGTACACAGTTCTCAAACAATTCCTTTGCAGCTTCTAGATGTTCGTCTTGGGGAGTGTTATCGATACCCAAACGAGTTGCAGTCATAGACTTAGTAAACTCATTGAGTGTAAAATTTTTACTTAATTTCATTTTATGTTTCCTCTTTCAACCATCTCCTTTGTCATTATATAGTCTCTAACAAAGTCTGAACGGACGATGTCTGCCCATCCATATTCTATAGTTGTAAAATTATTCATGACTTCCATAATATTCATGAAGTCAAGAATACCCTTTTTATCTGAACTGGACTTCAGGTCAGACTGATAATAATCACCAGAGAAGATAATACGACTATTCTTACCCACCCTTGTAATGATACTGTCTAGTTCGTGGAAGGTAAGATTCTGCATCTCATCAACCAATACCACACAGTTATCTAGAGTTGTACCACGTATAAACGATGTTGATACAAACTCAATAATTCCTTGTTGTTCTAAATTCTCATATGCCATCTTCTCATTGAAGAGTTCAGTTGCAATTGATTTATAGGGTGCAACATAGGCATCAATCTTTTCTTCAACACTGCCAGGCAAATAACCCATTTCTCTGGTAGGAACAACACTTCTTACAATAACAAGTTTATCCTGTTCATAAGATTTATCAAGGACATCCTGTAGTGCAAGATACATACCAACAAAGGTCTTACCAGTACCCGCAGAACCGCAGAGAACTAAATGGTCTCCGTCTTTCCAAGATTCATATGCAATTTGTTGATTGGATGTTATTGCATCGTATGTCATCAAATGGTCTATCTTGAGACGCTTCATTGTCATCTTTTAAAATCTACCCCTTGTCGTTTACCGCCAGCACCTTTCTCGATATTCTTCAAGTGGTCTTTCCAATCACTACTTGTTTTGTTAACAACATTACCAGTACCACTTATTAATGCGGGAGCGCCAATCTGTTGTTTCCAATCAGAACCTAGTTCTTTTAATCTTTTTTGGAGACGTACATAAGAACAAAAACAGTCCTCTGTTTCTCCAGTTTTTTCATTTACTACTGTATATAGGGGCATCAGATTTTATACATCTCTTTGTTTATTAATATTTTGGGGGATAGAGTTCTTGCTCTCAGGGTAGAAACTTGACAGTATGCCATGATGATTAGTTCATCTTCAGGTACAGCTAATCTTGCACCCGCACCATTGACACCAATTTGCCATGTTTCTCCTTCGATAGCATAAGTAGTCCATCGTCCACCTGTATTTAGGTTAACAACATCTACTTGTTCGTTGGGAAGGATTCCGACTTTTTTCATCCAGAAACGGTCAATTTTGATTGACCCTTCATAATGCAAATCACACTCAGTCACTTTTGCACCATGGATTTTAGATTTCAGCATTGTTATTGTCATAATAATAATAATTCCAATTGACGAAGAGGGTGCCTAAGCACCCCCTACGAGATTTTGACCACCTACCTTAGTTATGCTAGAATTTGAGTGTCCAGATTTTCGTACTCGGTAATAGTCTGATTTAAGAATGATTTTTTAATCGATAACTTATGAGCAAGGTTGTCTCGTCCTTTTTTCTTGAGACGGTGGATATAGTTATCAAGTTCTCGACTGTCACTCTTTAATCGTTCTATTTGGTTTCTTGGCATATTTGCTCCTTACGGTTGCTGTTGTGAGTTTACGTAACAACATAACAAAATATCAAGTCAATAGGTTTGGAAAAGCCTCCTCTACTATTTTCTTTGTCAATCCTTTTACTGGTGGTTTCTTTGCCACCATATCCAGAACGATTAGAGCATCCTCTGCATGGATACTTTCTAATAGTTGGATGAATCTTGTTTCTAGTCTGATTTGACCCATTGCGGATGACCTTGCACCTTCCACATAGTCACCGAACTGTTTGTGCAGTTTTCTCAGTGATGATGGTACAGACTCAGGTCTGTTTGGGGAGTAAGGTGGTTTACCTACGGGTAAGACAAACTTTAGTCGGGTGTCGAATGCACCTCGGACTATGTCTTTAATGGCAGGGACTTCATTCCCTTGTTCTCTTAGGAAAGTAATTTTATCTTTCCGTGCTTTGAGTTTAGTGAAATCCTCGAAGATTTCAAATACTTCTTTCTGCATATTTTCCTCTTAATATTATATATACGAAAAAGATTCTCTAAACGTTATAATATTTACAAAATTCTTTCAACATTTGTTCATATTCAACGACCAGATATGTCGCAGATGCGACACCTTCTTCATTTCCAGTTTCTTGTGATGCCACAAGTAGCTTTTCCGCACCCGCAATCATTGATTCGATTGCAGATACTTTCTTTTCAATTTCTTCAACAGTTATAGACATTGAAGTAACTCCTTATTTAATTATATATCATAACATTAAGTACATGGTTTGTCAACCATTAAATTGTTTCATCCACGCAGAGACGATGTCCCTTGCCTCAAATTTACTCAAATCAAACATTTCTTGTAACACCCTTGGTGCAGCAAACATGTTGATTTCACCAGACTCTCTCAAGTCATCTAAAATTTCAAAATACATTTCCATTACAATATCTCCTTATGAGTACAGACTTATTTCAATATAGTGACTTCTGTGGAAGTAGTCTGTCATTGCGTCATCTTCATTGAAGAAGTCTTCACCTTCCATTGCACCTTTTAATTCAGTCAAGAAAGGAATACCTTTCTCACCATAGTTTTCGGGAATCCAATACTCGTTGACTCTATGTCCCCACTTCTTAGAATCTTCCATTACTTCAACAGGGTCAAACGTGTAGTGTCTGTTCTCTCTTTCCAAAACCTTCTGAGGATGCATCTGAACCTCACAGTATTCAGTCAAGATGTCTTCTGCACCTTTGACCTTTGCAACCAAAGTACTGTGGTGATTAACACCCAAAGATACTTTGTATCCATATTTCTTGCAGACTTCTTTGATTCCAACCGCAAGTTTCTTTTTATCTTCTTGACTCACAAACGCCATAATTTATCTCCTTTCTTCAGTTTATGTTATTATTATAACAAGATTAACAAGGTTTGTCAAGGGTTTTTTCACACTTTTTTAAGAAAATATCCCTAACTATTTCTCTGTCGATAGTGTCTCCACCACCCCAGATATGTTCACCTTTAACCACTGCACTCTCGTACTTACCGTTGAGGAATTCTTCCATACACTCAACTGCATCGATAGTACCCATTGCAATTTCGGGATAAACCGCATCCCATTTAGGGTCTTTACCATAGAAACACATCAGGTATTCAATGAATTGACCTTTCTCGGTGTTGGTAGGATAACCCACTTCTTGATTAAACGTTAACATTTTCTCTCCTTTTCTCATTTTATATACTTATTATAACAACAAGAGCAGAGTTTGTCAAGCTTTTTTTATAGATTTTTTATGATTTTATAGAGGTATTCTGCATAGTCTACATGTGCAGTTTCATCGGGATGACCCCATTTCTTCATGGGTCTGTCCCCCATTAGAGACTTTATGGTGACGTTTTCATCGAATGACTTGTCGGGGTTCATTCCCAGTTTATTCTCTGGTCTTAGTTTGTCAAGTGAATCTAATACCCATGTGTTCCATTTTTTGAGTTGATTACTTGAAGGGAATCTTTCAATCTTTGCCATGTATCTTTGCACTTCAGAGAAAACTTCTCCATGGAATACACCTTGAGAAATCTTAATCCCCATACCATCGCACATATATTGCATTGCAATCATTTGAGGTAATAGGTGAGTAAATCCAGTACACAATCCTGTACCATATGCATCGATTGCTTTTTCACTTCTTCCAAACGAGGTCATATAATTAAATGGATGATGTCTTGCCCACTTGTGTGCAACACCTTCTTCCATAGAAAGCATCAAGTCATCCCATCGATTCTCGTGCCACTGAGTCATAGACATAGTAGTATGTACCTTTAACAGGTCTCTTTGATGGTTATCTACTTCTAATAGATTCTCTTTTCTCAAAGGGTCAGACCACAAGATAAAGATGTGACTAGGGTTTAGATGCATATTATTCATAACGTCACGGAATATCTTGTAGTTAGAATTACCACATGCAGATATATTATTGTACTCTAACCCTAACTTTAATGATAAAATACTACCGAATACTAAATCATAATGTGTTGGTGGTTTGCTTCTTGAACCAACCAACTCATCTCCCCATGCAAAACTACACCCTGCTATTAGTAACATCTAAGTATCCTCTCAACTGTTCAAAGTCGATTTTAGTATCATGGGAAAATGGAGTTATATCAAATCCTTCTGGTACACCCATATCTTTTAGGGATACTGGACGATTACTCATTAAAATATATTCACCATCAAACAAAGCTATCTCATCATCCATGTATCTTGGTTCGTTCCAGAATGGGCATTCTACCTTCATACGACCATCCTCAAGGGTTGTCTTATAAAAGTCATCGCATAGTACCCCTAATGAATTAGGAACATGTACCGTATCTTTGTCTACACGGTTTATTAATAAGGGAATAGCGGTATCAATACTACCGTAATGTGACTGAAAACAAACATTGTATTCTTTTGCAAGGTCAACGAAATCTGCATCCATTAAGAATCCACACATATTGACATTGACAGTTCTTTTGAATGCACCCCCAAAACTCTCTAGAAAATCAAAGAGAACATTCTTATTAGGCATCATAATGTTTGATGGAGGACTGTCTGATAAATCTTTCAGACCCTTTAAATAGTCATAATCTTCTTCGTGCGACCCATCATGACCCAGTGCAAAAGAACTATGTGAGTATGCATTCATAAGTGCGGGTAACAGATGCGTCATGATTGCGGATGCATGATGTAGATTTCTAGAATGAATAACCTTTGCATCATGTCCAAACCAAAATATATCTATATTACGTTTGGCGATTGCCATTGTTTCTTGGTGTGAAAACAATATTGGTCTAGATGCTTTAGTTGTTCCACTGGTAGAACTTATTAAGAATGTGTCTTCTGGATATACTAACTCACCTTGGATATTTCTATCAGACGAATCTTCCATGACATCAATACGAATACCACCGTATAGTTTTATCATCTCATCGTGAAGACCATTATAGACTTGTGTGGTATCTTCTTGAGAACTGTAGATAGTGAAATCACTCGGGCCATGGAGTGCAAGTTTAGTAAATGGTAGGGATTCTTTTGTTGCTGGACTATTGAGGATAAAGACTTTCAATCCTAGTTCCGCACATGCAAAGATAGAAGCGATATGTTTCACATCAACTACCATAATACCGATAGTTACTATGTCACCTTTTCTTGCACCCGCATCCCAGAGTAAATTCTTTATTTTGTTTATTTCTAAACAGACGGTGTTTTTGCCGACCTTATCATATACAAATCCTCGTCCAGAGGAAATTGCATCACGATTTAATATGTTTTGCATGAATCTTACAACCTATAAACTCATTATAGTATTCATCACTCAACAAAACATCATATTCAAATTGTAGTTTCGCTTCGTAGTATGAACACTCACCTTTAGTACGACATAGTCTTAGAACGGTTCTCTGGAAGTCCTGACCCCCTTCTACGAGTGTTTTTACTGTTTCTGACGAACCATAGTAGTTCCGCCAGTCCGATTGAACCCTTGTTCTTTTGCGTCTTTTTCTTGTTTTTGTAACAGGAAGTATCTTAGGTTTCCAGAAGAATTTCTTACCAATATACTTCTTACCTGTTGATACTTCTGTAACGCAATAGACGAATCCTTGGTATTCCTCCAAGAATTCTTCTTCAGGGTTAAACTCTTTATTCTCGTATATCCACATACGAGTATATATAACTAGTCTATTGCTACCCCACACATGGGACAATATTGGGGTTCTTCCTCGCAATTCTTTACGAGTACTTCCGTTTCTGTTTCACAAAGATGACATTCCAAATTGTAGGTTATGTCGTCTTCCACTAGGCGGCACAACCAGTTCCATCCAATCCACAACTTTCAGGGTCACCTTCTTCGACCCAACCCCAGTCACCTTCCATACCGTTAACTGAATATTCAGTCACACGTTTTTCAAAGAAGTTATCATGAGATGCACCATTCAGTACCCAGTCCAACCACGGTAGTGGATTGTCCTTTACACCAAACTTAGGTTTCATACCAAGTTGTAGTAATCTACGGTCTGCAATGTGACGGATGTATTGTTTAACATCTGCCTCAGATAAACCTTCGATATCACCAGACTTATATGCAAGTGTAATGAATCGGTCTTCTAACTTAACAGCATTACGTGCCATCTGATAGATTTTAGACTTCAACTCATCGTTGACGATACGTGGATGTTCTTCACAGAACTCTCTGAAGAGTTTTGCATTACCCTGTACGTGAATAGTCTCATCTCTGATAGACCACTCTACAATAGTACCCATACCTTTCATCTTACCGAAACGTTGGAAGTTCAACAACATTACAAATGATGCGAACAGAGACATACCTTCGTTGAATACAGATTGTGCAAGTACAAGTGCAAGACCTGTTTGGGTGTTAATGTCACCTTGAGACATGAAGTCAATCTTGTCTGCCATCTCTTTGTATTCCATAAATGCAGAATGTTCTTCGTCTGGTAATCCTAGTGTATCATTTAATAATGCATATGCACGTTGGTGTACACCTTCACGGTTTGCAAATGAAGACAACATGTTACGAATCTCGTTGTTCTTGAACTTAGGGATTAACAGTTCATGGTAGTTCTCACCCACCTGTACATCTGATTGAGTAAACAATCTCAATACTTGAGTAATAAATTCCTTCTCTTCACCAGACAGTTTTGTTCTCCAGTCTTGGATGTCTTCGGATAGTTCCGCTTCATCTTCGACCCAATGAACTTCTTCATGTTTCTTTGTTAATTCCACCGCCCAAGGGTAGAGGAAAGGTTTATATGTTTTGCTAAATTCTAATAATGCCATTTGTTATCCCTCGCAAGCACGACATTCATCGTCTTCGTTTGTTTCTATTGGTTTGTTTAAATATTCCATCAATTCTTCGTACCCACCGACATATTCACCTTCGATGTAAATTTGTGGTACTGTTTTTACTTTACGTCCTGTTACTTCTGCGGCAGTCTTACCAATATCCTTGAGGTCAATCTTGTCATAAGGTATTCCTCTTAGTTTTAGTTCTTCCATTGCCATAGAACAAAAAGGACAATCTGCTTTACTATAGACTATACTACGGGTATCACCCGCAAGTGCAACACGTTCTACTTTTTCAGATACATTCTCTGCACGTTGTTTAGACTCAGTTCTTAGGTAATATAAACCTTTGAGTCCGTCACTCCATGCTTTTAGATGCACCTTGTTTACATAAGACTTTTCACAACCAGTAGGGAAAAATAAATTTACTGACTGACCTTGACAGATATATTCTTGACGTTCAGATGCATGGGTAATAATCCATGTCTGGTCAAGTTCATCCGCAGTCCTATAGATTGCCTTTTCACCTTCATTAAGGAATGGTAAGTGTTGTACCGAACCTTTTTTAGTTATAATAGATGTCCAAGTAGATTCATTGTTCTCACCTTTTTCATCTAGTAATCTGCCGAGGTATTTATTCTTTACAAGAAATGAACCCGCACGTGTACGATGTGTATATGCATTTGCCTTCAATGGTTCAATAGATGGACTTGTCGCTAAAATTACACCAGACGAGGCATTTGGAGCAATCGCAAGAAGATGGGAGTTTCTTCTTCCAGACAGTTCCCCATCTGGATATGCACCACGTTCTTCTGCGAGCAGTTCAGTTTCCAGTACTGCTTCTGATTTAATGTGAGCAAACACTGTGCGGTTAATATCTCTTGCAGCTTCAGACTCCCATGCAACTCCGTGTCGTTGCAAGAGGGAATGGAATCCCATTGCTCCGATTCCAATACTTCTCTCTCTTTCTGCGGAATACTTTGCTCTTGATATTGTATCGGGGGCGTTTTCAATAAAGTACTGCAAGACATTGTCAAGCATCCTAGTAATATCACGAACGATTGTCGTATCTTTCCAGTCATCATAATACTCCAAATTTAATGAGGACAAACAACATACCGCAGTCCTGTCTTCGGATGTCGGTAAATGTATTTCATTACATAGGTTAGACCCATGTATCTTTAACCCCTTTTCTTTAAGAGGTTCTGGTAGACCCGCATTTGCGTTATCAATAAAGTTTAGGTAAGGTTCACCTGTACGGAAACGAATCTCTATTAGACGTTCCCATAATTTACGTGCATCAATAGATTCTTTAACTGTTCCGTCTTTAGGGTCACGTAGGTCAAACGTATCATTAGACATTACCGCATTCATAAACTCATCTGAGATATTGATTGCATTGTGTAAGTTTAATGCTTTACGTTGTACGTCACCTGTAGGTATACGCATGTTCATGAATTCTACAATATCAGGATGTGATATATCCATGTATGCGGCATAAGAACCCTTACGAGTTTTACCTTGACGGTATGCAATCATATCTGCATCAACAGTATGTAGGAACGGAATCGGGCCAGGCGCTATGTCTGATACGGTTCTTACATCTGACCAATGACCACCTACACCACCACCATAGACAGACAACCATCTCAACTCAGATGAGTGACCGATTAATCCTTCGAGGGTATCTGGTACATAGGTCAAGAAACAAGAGATTGGCATCCCTTTATCTTTCTTAGTTTCTCCATTGGGTGCATTAGATAGCACAGGGGAGGCGAACATAAACCATTTATTACTTACATAATCATAGAGACGTTGGGCGAGTTCATCGTCCATTTCTTCTCTATACTTAGACCAAGCTTCTGCTGCTCGTCTGAATCCTTCTTGAGGACTCTTTTCATAATCACGTAAGTAAAAATCTTTTAACATTCCTACTGCATATTCTTCCAGTAGGGCATCTTTCTTTTTATCAAGTTTGACGGGCATTTTTACTTTTCCATAGAGTATAGTTTTTCAGGGGGTAATATTATATATACCCCTGAGTTTTTTCAGTTATTGTATTATACCCAATTAAGGGTAAAATGTCAAGTTATTTCTGAAGTCTTTTATCGATTGCTCTAGAACCGAACCAGAACGAAATAATTGCAGCAAAAATTGCCTTGGTGTCACCATCCCAAAGAAGACCTAAAGACTCTGCAAGAGGTAATCCACTGTTAAGTGCTTCCCTCAAAAGAGCGACTTCGATTGCACAAAATAATCCAAAGAAACAGTATGTGATTACAGGACGTACAGACTTCTGTAGACCCGCAATAATACCAGTACCTTGGTTGATTGAGATGTCATGTTGAATCAGTCGGTCATGCTCTTTATCAGCACCCATCTGTTCATACATTTTGATTTCATGGTCATAACCCTTTGCACGGAGTTCTGCCATCTTTTCCATCTTTTCTAATTCAAATTTGTTGTTTGACTTTTGTTTAAAGTGGTCTGTGATTGCGGGTACAACTGAACCCCCAAAACCTAGCACACTACCTAATAATCCACTTAGCATTATTTACTCCAACGTTTTCTCATTTCTTTAAACCTAGAAAGTACTTCTGGTTTCTTCTTCTTCTTCTTTTTCAAATGGACAGGGACAGTCGTACTATCATCGCCAGCACCCGCAACGGCACTGGTTGTCATGTCCTCTTCGAAATCTCTGAATTTCTTCATCTGGTTAACTCCCCAGTTGTAAAATACACTTCACTCATTGTTGCAAGGTGTATTCCTTTATAGATGTCGATACCTAAAATCTCTTCAAATGGATATGCATCTTCTTCTACTCGTATTTTATCATTTTTATGGACATCTTCACATAGACCATTCATGGTATCATGTTTGATACGATAAATGCCAGGCGACAATTGTTTATCATTTAAGACAAACCACTGCGAGTTTTCTGCAAGAACATCAAGGATATCAATCCCTGTTTCTGCATGTATGTCCATAATATGTGAATCTTTTAATTCACCGTGTTCTTTAATAAGGGCAAGAGCAGCACCATATCTTGCGACTATGGATGTACCGCCTGGCGCTTTTGCCATAATCTTTTTAAGATTGAACACAAGACGATGGAAGGGTGTGTAATGAGAACGATATGCTTCACGGTCATCAGTACTATTCGTATTGAAGTCCTTACGTTTCTTACCAGTCTCATCAATAATACCCGCCTCGAATGCTTTGGTTTTCTCAATTGGAGTAACCAATAGTTTCAAGAATCGAATCGTGTATACTAAGTCTGCTGCTGTTTTTAATAATCCCATAGTTCTATTTATACTCTAAAAAACTTTTAAATTAGATATGTTGTGATATATCTCGTCCAACAGTTGCATCAAAAATGGTTAAAAGTATTGGTTCATATACCGCATATAATACATCTTTATGTGGTGTCTGAAAGTCATAATCAAATCTTTTTAACAACTCTCTTTGTATAGGTGAGTCCATAGAATCACCCAGAAGGAATGACTTGGGTGTCTTAAACACTTCATGATATATCCTTCTGTCATTATATAGAGATGCAGTAAGTACATCATTATTTACACTGATACTACGACTATAAAGTTTTGGAGTCAAAAGTTTTAACATATTGTACTCTGCATTCTCCCAGTCTATGTCCTCAACAATCCACTCCTTGAACCATTCGTCTAGATAGGTTTGTGTAGTCTTATGTGTACCCAGTGTATAGGATGCACCATAATGATGCGTCTTCTCATCAATAATATTTTGAATTGCAGCTTCTAGATATCTTTCATCCTTATGTTCTACCATTAACATGTGTAGATGTGGAATCAAATCACGGAAGAACATTTCATCTCCGTTAACTCCATACATAACAATATCAGGTTTTACTTTACAGTCTGCAACCATCTTCATCGTAGGTAAGATAGAACCCCATCTTGTACTACTATCTTTCATATAATCTTTAGTATGTTGTATCGATAAATTACTGTCCCACACGTCATGTGTCACATCGGGGAAATTCTTTGCGGCAATCATTTTCCACTTGAGTCCCTCATCTCCCGCATGACACGGCATCATATTATAGATGTGTTGTGGGTCATCATAGAAGTATTGTGATTGGAGTGCAGAATCTATTCCCTCACTGAGAGAGATAAACCTGTTCTTATAACGAGACTTAATTAGATTTGAATGTTGTTCCATACATTCATGGATATAATCTGCAAGTGCATTAGTATCAGTCCACTTCTCTTCTTCAAGTGCTTTCTTACAATCACCCACATAATCATAATCTGGAATATATGAATTGATGTGTCTATAAAAGGTGGAGTTTTCAAAAGGTTTGAACTCACGTTTCTGTGGGTCTGCTTGACCATATTCAAGATAACTATATCGAATGTCTTCTTTCTCAATCGTCATGAACGGAATGTAATTACTAATTTCTGTTCCATACCTACGTCCAACAAACACTTTATGATTTTGGAAGTAATCAACCGCAATCTCAAATCTATCTGAGGTCAATTTGATTGCAAAGAAGTTTCCATTCTCTTCATTGAAACTCCAACGTTCACATGCGTCTTCGATGTCACCTTCAATAAGGTAACCAGAATATATGACAATATAGTCTGGCCCTTTCCAGACATTCACCAGTTCGTCATGGTAATAACACCATTGACCGAACTGTGTGTACTCATGTTTTTTAAACTTACTTGAGTCTTTGCATATAAAATATTTCATCGTAGTTGTATTGTTCCCTGTTTGGTATGTAAATCCACCGATAAGCGTCTACCTTCACTTACCAGTATTTCTTCTATTAAGTCATCTAGTCTTCTTTTATTGTTGTTGTATTGAATCTCTGGTGGTAATGTTTTATCCATGGATAGGATACCAACTCGACCATCCCACTTCTGTACATGTGCAACAAAACCAAAGTCCTTTGGTCTATATATGCTTTCTAGGTCATGTTCTACGTAAGAACAAAAGAATTCGTCACATATTTTTGGTTTGTCCGCTTGAATAGAACAACCTGTATCGCATAGTTTATTACAAGTACTCCATGCACCGTAATCTACACCATAAAATTCTGCTTCATTATATCTGTCTGCACTCTTCCATAGACCAGTATAACCCATGATTTCACAACAAACAGTACAGTCACCACACTTAGATTCTGTAGGAATTATATTAGACATTGAAATCCTGTGACCCAGATGCAGTTGATATATTGATTGTATGGACTCGTATCGACCATACTTCTTCCGCTGTTGTTATCATAACATGGATATTTTTGTAATTGTTTTCCCAAAATTCTTCGGGAGTTACACCAGATTTTGCAGATTGATTAGGAACGATATTTAAAAAATGACCTTCTGCATCTATTCGCATCTCGGTAACAAACCCTATTTTATCAGGAAGATATTCTTCAGGTAAGTCTGACTCTACATAGAGACATTCGAAATCACTGCATGTTTGTGGTCTTTTATTATATATGGTGCATCGATTGTTATCACAGAGTTTACTACATCTGTCCCATTCGTATTGAATGTCTAACTCAATTAATTTTATTTGATTATCAATCCCCCCAAAGGATTTACAACAGGAATGACAATCACCACATCGGTCAATTTGTTGTTCCATTATTCTCGTGCTATTTTTCTTAGTGCCTCAACTACTTTTGCATCCATTTCAATGTTGGTGTATTCAGTATTCTTGATTGCCTTGAGGAATATTAGGAAGGGTTTTAAAACTCCCCAATGTTCAAGTTCTATCTTGAGTTCTAAGATGTTAAGTCCCGCTTCAAAACCAAACACATTGAATATTACAATGAGATGATTTAGTATAAGTCGTTCGGACAGGATATCTGTATCACGATACCTATTGAGTAACCTTTTAATGTATTTGAATTTCTTTAAATCTTCGAAGAATTCTTCTGAGTCAATACAACGTGGATTATGATAATGCTGAGCAGCGTATATCGTAAGGTTATCTTTTGTAAGTTTCATCATATAGGTATGTATATAAGTTATATCAGAAATTTAATATCCATCTTAGATTCCCATTTTCTGTGTTCATCGGTAATTTCATCATGAAGTATAACTTCTAGTGTTTTATCAAAGTCTTTATCTCTGTGATTAAGAAATTTAAATAATGTATCGTCTGTTGGTGACATAATAATATCAATTTTAAATGCATCAATAAGTTTATTTCCATATATCATAATATATTCAAACATTTGTTCAGCACTTATCTTGTCATTTGTAACAAAGAATCCACCAAAGTCTGGTTCAGGAATCTGGAAGTCAACAAGGTTACCACTCTGCATCATTGCGGGTAGTATTAATCTTTCCAATGCATTATCATGATGTATGTTTTTTGTTAATCCAACAACCTTGTTTTCAAAACATATGTGTTGTTTATTAACTTGGTCTAATATATATTCATGTGATTTAAATTTTACTGGGGGAACTGATAACCAATCTCCACCTTCAAAATAAGATGTTGCGTTATCTGTTGGTCTCACATCAACATCAATCACGTTTGTTGAAGAAGACTTATAATCTCCCATATAATAGTTTGGGACACCCAGTTCATTTATTAACTTTTGGAATGAACTACCAAAGACATCTCTTTTTGTAGCACGTCCACCTAGTATAGGGTCATCTCTATCGTTGACCATACCATCAAGTATCCAACGTCCGTCTATTGTATCATAGTCTTTCATCAATGTCAATAGATGTTCAAAACGTTTTGGGTCAAACTCAGGGCCACAGAAGAATGGTTCACTCATTACTTTTACTGCGATACCCAGTTCAAAAGATGCGAATATAAACGCAAGACCTTTTATGTCATTACTGGTATATCCAATCGTTATATGGTCACCCTTAGAGAATCGTGTTGATAGATAGTTCTTTGCACGGTCAATCTCCTCAAAGAACTTTTCTCGTTTTATTCTATGTGGGTATAATATAAAGTCGGAATGAATTAGATTTCTATTTAACACCATTGTGTTTGAACCACTTAATTAATAACAAATAGGGTAAATCAACTTTACCAAGTCTAGCGTTCATGGGTTTATCATGATGCTTTAGATGATAGATTTCAGGTGAATAAATGAGTCCAAGGAAATGTCCTTTCCATCCATTCTGTGGAATCCATCTGATATGACCAACATACAACAAGAATACTTGGTGTACAATCATGGTAACATATACGAATGCCCATTCAACAAATCCAAACATTGCACTAAAGAGACCAATAGTAATTGCTGCCCATAACCAAAAGTATTTTAGTTGTGCAACATATAGAGGGTCTCTCAGTATGTCTCTGACATACATAAAGTTTGGTTTAGTAAGATATATATTCAGATTGTGTAGAAGAGAATACTGAGGCCCATGTGGGTCACCTTCTTCTTCTGAATGATAATGGTGTTGTCTATGGGTTGCGACCCAAGGGATTACTGCACCTAATCCAAGACCAGTAGAGATAAACGTTAAAGGATATCTCAACCAGTTTGGACATTTCCATGTTGGGTGTGCGATTGCACGGTGATAGAATGCAGAACTGAGTATTAACATTATGACAGTTCCTATTGGATACCACCATAATAATGACCAGTTCTGATTGATTGCTAAATCATATCCGACAACTACAAGACTTATGTAGAACAGACCTATGATTCCGTATCCACTATTTCCTACAATATATTCGTTTGCCTTCGCCAGAAGATTCATAATAAATCTACTAATCTATGACTGCATTCACTTCGTCTATTAGGTCTGCTTTAGATTTTCTACGGTCTAATTCAATACCGTGAGTACGTCCAAGTGCTTCTAATTCAAGTTTAGTCATCTCTTCTAGAGACTTACCACCAACAGGTGCTTCATGAAGCATTGTTGGAGTCTTTACAAAATCATTCACTGGAGGTGCTTCTTTTAAGACTTTAGGGGCAGGGGGAGTTCCGTGGAACTCTGCAATTTGGTCTGGAGTGAATCCACCAGATGCATATAATTCACCTGTATCAGGGTCTTCCCATCCATTTGCAGTAGGAACTGCGTTTTCGCACCATGCGGGAGCTTTAATTGTCATAATATTTTACCTTCTTTTAGTATGAAAATCCGACTGCGACACCAAGTACTTCGGCATTTGCAGCGAATATTTTATCAGTAGGAGATTTACGTAATGTTATCTCCGCTTTTGCGTTTAAGGAGATAGTACCTATATCAGTACCATCTGCCTTTTCTAACGTAATTAGACGAATTGTAGTACCACTATTAAATAGTCTTACTGCACTTGCGTCACCGAAAGTTGATGCTGCACCACTGGTTGTACCACATGCAGCTTGAGTTCCTTGTAATACAATCATTATACTGTACCTTGTTTCTTAGCCATACGTTTCAAGAATGCTTTTGCTTCTCTAGTACGTGCATCATGAGGATTCTTTGGTTTCTCAGAGTTTAAGTCAGCAATCTCAGACATAGTCTTACCTTGAATGATATCCTGTGCTTGTTTAACTATTTGTTCTGCGTCTTCCTTAACTTCGGTAGACTTAACAACATTCTTGTCACCAACTTCGTGGTCTACAGGACGTTTACCAGACTTTGCCTTAGTTGCGTCTTGAGCAACTTTGTTTTTCTTTTTTGCATCTTCGACATTGTCTTCAACTTTCTTATCAGACTTATCATGAGCGTTGTCAAATTCTTTAGACTTAGGTGACTGTTTAGAATCAATCTCTTCACCCTTATCTGTAGCACCTTTAACACTCTTCTTTGCAGCACTTTCCCACATCTTATGTAGGTCTTTAATTGCATCAACTAAGTCTAATGATTCAGATTGTGTCTTACCTAATCTTTTCATTCTGTCTCTGTAAGTCTCACCTGTTCTTCCAACACCAGCCGCTTTTGCATCCGCAGAGTTTTCACCAATCTTAGAGATTTCGGCAGTCTTGGCATTAGATGCAACTTTCTTCTTGTCATCTTTCTTACCAGCTACTTTAGGTACTTCTTTCTCTTCTTCGTCATCGGACTCTTTGTCATCATCCTTATCTTCAGAATCTTTCTCATCTTTTTCTTCACCGTCTTTCTTAGGTGGAAAAGGATTCTTCTTCTTAGGTTTATCTTCGGACTCTTCTTCGTCTCCGTTCAATGCATCTTCGCAATTGTATTTCTTACCCGCAAACATAAAGTCTTTTTCACCTTTTGCTTTTGCGTCTTTAGCAGCTTTGATAAAACCTCTTTTACCTTCGTTCTTAGCAGGTTTTTTACCACCATCGATTGCATCATCGGTTGCTTTACGTCTTTTGTGAAGATATTCGTCAGAACTATCTACATCACCATCATTGTCGATGTCTTTGTCTTTACGGTCTTTGAATTTCTTATCGTTTGCTTTGTCATCGACAGGGTCAAGTTTCTTCTTCTCTGCGAGAGACCAACCTTTCTTGAGGTATTCTTTCTCTTTTGACTTATCGATTACGATTGTTTTACCACCCTTAGAGACCATAGAGTCTTTCTTAGGGTCTTTCATTTGACGTGCTTCGTCAATTTCTACTGATTCACCGAGGATGACTTGGTTGTAGGCATCCATTAGCGATTTCATATCTTTAGTTCTCATGTTATGTTCTCCTACATCCAAAAGAATTTTACAGCACTAGCAATTATTGCCGCACTTATTAAATAAACTACTTTGTTAATTATTGAAACAGTTGCTGCATTTGCATCAACCTTTTTTTCTATCTCATCTAACTTCTGAGAGAAACGATTCATTCTGTCGAAGTTATTACTATTGTTCTGTTCCACTGATATCATCTTTTCCTCGACACGAGCAAGTGCTACTAATGCCTCAGCAAGCTTGTCGATTTTGTTCTCAATTCGGTCAAACCTGTTGCTAGATTCTACTTCTATTCTAGTAAGTTTAGCTGATTGCGTTTCTTGTGGCATTACTTGTTCCCATCAAATGTAAGTTATAGTGTTATTTATAAGAGTTTGATTTCTAACTCTATAACTTTCTACCTTATTTTGCCAGTTACTTGGTATTTTCATACCCAAATATTCACTGACTCTCTTTAATTCTGTCTTGGTATCATCCTTGTTATTAAAAAACAACTCACAAGGGTCAACCAATAACATGGAATGTTCTGTGGGTATTGTATCCATCCACATCGCAAACATCTCTGCCTGTGATTCCCACGGTCTATTCCAAAACTGGTCATGAGCAAGAATACCATCCTTAATCATATTCATACCAGCTTCTCTGTCTTCATCTCTAACTAACTTACACTTTGCAAGTTGTTGAGTATAATCCAAACTTTCTCTAGTTTTTGAGAGGAACACAATAGTCTTCGTCTCATCCCAATCGTTCCAACAATACTCTGTCCAGAACTCTTGATTAATTGGGAATCCATACCCGTGGTCTAGTCTAACATTCCACAAGTCTTTATCCCATTTTGGTTTCTGAACTTCTCTAGGATTCCCTCTGGTCACTTCTATTTCATGTGACTGGTAATCTTCTCTCTTCAAAAACCATCTTTCCGTCTCAGGATTAGTTATGATTTCTTTGGTTGCAATCTCTTCAAGTTCTTGTAAGAGTCCACCAAAAAATTCACCACCAGCCCCACCACGATAAATTACATTAAGTACCTTCATATATTCTAATAACCAAATCACCTTTACCTTTAATAACACGATGATATTCCATCTTGTTAATACTGTAAGTATGTCCTTCTAACAGGTCAAGTGGTACTTCGTTATCCTTCTGTAAACACCATCCATGACCTTCCAGTACATGTACACTTCTATCTTTTAAATCTCTGTGCCAGATTAAATCTTCTTCTTTGACATTTTCCCTAAAAACCCTTATCTTACCATTACTACACTTCAACTCAGTATAAGGTTTTACCAAAAGAAATTTCCTCCACCACTTAATCCTAATTGTTTAGCATATCTAGGCAATCTACATGCCCAGTATCCCGCTTTTGTTTTGTCTGTCTTATTTGCACAATCATGTCTTGCAGCAAATGACTTACGTGCCTTCGGGTCACTCAACTTGACTTTGAGTCCAGTGGTGTCACCCCAAGATACTTTTTTAATATTACCAGAAGAGGGGTCTTTGACATACACATAGTATTTCTTCGGCCCACCCGCTTTTGGTTTGTTTAGTTCTGGTTGTTTCTCCTCTTCGAAGATACAATCTAGTGCAACATTCTCATTATTAAAACGTGCGAATTTACCAAGGTCACCTTCCATGATTTCCACTTCAGATGGTTCAATCATTACGTTACCTTTTTCCCACTCTTCTCGAATGTCTCTCCAGTATTTAAAATACGCTTCTGAACCTACTCTGTAAAGATTACTCTCTACTAGTCCAGATTCGTGTCCACATTTACAGTGGTCACTAAATGTTTTCATTTCAGTCCTCAATCTAGGTTCTCTTCTGTTATACTTTTGTGATACAATAGAGAGATTAGATTTATCGTTGTTTAATGGGTCATTATCCTTATGATGAACATCTTTCTCATCGGTAAGTTCTTTTCTTCCCTTTAGCATTTTACGAGCGGCATTACGTGCTGCACGTCTTTTCTTTTGGTCAGGTCGAGAATGATAATTCTCATATTCTTTTTTATAATTTCTAGGCATACTATTTAATCGGCACTAGTGCCACTTTACCTTTTTGTTGCTTAGCCTTATCCAACTTATATCTTACCATCTTTGCAATACCATTCACAAAACCCATTTTGTTATGTCGAATGTTATTAAACATTTTCTTTTTTAAGTCTCCTAGAACTATATCTAGGGCGTGGTCATCTCCAGTAATTAACATACTTTTTTCTTTTAATTTATGAAGACGTTTTTCTTCCTCATAGATTGTAGAGAATGCACTAAACTTTTTCATCTAACCGAACTTAGCAGCGAATTTTTTTAACGGAAGAGTTTCAAATTTACCAAATTGGTCTTCAACTCTATATGATAATTTACCACCCATAAGTACGGGTTTTGCATTATATAGTTTACCGTCTTTTCCTTTTATGTTCGATATTTCAGAACCATAAAGACTCAGTCCTTTCATCTTTTTTGCTTCCATAAAATTCTTTAAATCTTTCATTTACCTAACCTTTTTAATAGTGCTTGAATACTTCTCAAGTCTTTTGATATTACTTTCTGAAACTTTTGTTTGTCAGATGGTTTCTTTAATATATCAAATAGTTTAGATATTTTCTTTGCATCGTCTTGTGAAATCTTACCTTTCTTACCACCTTCAAATTCAATCGGGCCACCTTTAGGTAGGTCAGATGCTTTACGGATTTGCATAAGAACATTCTTAGATGCAGCTTTACGGTCATCGTCATTCGCTTCAATGTCATCATCCGCAGAGTCTTTTCCACGTTTAGGCATATCTCTCATTGCATCACGTTTTGCACGGTAGTTTTCCATGAAGTCTCTTGCTTCAAGAAGTTTCTTTGCTTTTGCACGGTCATGGAACTTGAAGGTATACTTCTTACTATTACCACGTTCCATTGCTTGTACAGTGTATCCAGTACCAGTTACTTTGATAATCTTACCGAATACTTTGTCACCACGTTCAGTCTCATAGAAATCTAACTCCAAACCTACTCGTGCATCCTTCTTAGTCTCAGTACCCATACCTTTACGTGCAAGAGTTCTGTAGTTTTCTTGCAACATATCTAATGCTTCTTGGTGTTGTTCATCTAAAGACTCTTTAGAAAACGTAGGGTCTATTTTGTATCCGTCTTTCTTCATTTGTGCAATTTTCTTTTTGTCTTTCTTAGGTATTGTCGCTCTTTCGTATCCACCCTTACTGTCTCTTGTAAGTCTGACATGAGTCTTTGACATCTTTTTGTCTATAGATTTTGCCATTTTGTCTTGACCCCAGAACGAACCTTCGTCAAAATGTTTGATTGTTGAAGGGTCACCGTATGATGATTTGCCTCTAACTACTGAATCAAAGTCTCTGAGTTTCTTTTTAGTGCCACTTATAACGATTACTGTATCGTCTCTACCTTTATTACTAGTATACTTTAAACCCATCATCTTAGCAGATTTTTGAAACTTATCTTCTTCAGGTTTCTGCATCTTCTTAACTCTGTAAGAAATCATCTCTTCTTTTAAGTCTTCTTTGACTTCTGGTTTCTCGTGAGAGTATCCCATCTTCTTCATACGTTCATGGTCTTCAGGTTTTTCTGCCTTGTAACCTTTACCAGTCTTTGGGTCATACATCATATGAGGTTCGAAGTCTTTACCTTCGAGTATTTGTTCTAATGTTTTCATTACGCTAAATCCTTATCGTGGTTCAACCCACCTTTTTTCTTCTTTACTATGAAGGCGTTCACACGTGCATATCCCCATTGTTGAGGGGTAGTGCCTGGCCTATGACCAGTCTTCCATGCGGCAACACCACGATTATAAACTTTGCGAAGAGTGTCTACAGAGATACCAGACTTCTTGGACTTGTCTGCCAACGCACCTTCTTCGATATGTTGATTAAATTTGTTCACTTGGTTTCCCTATTTTTTGCTTTTGCACGAGCAAGTCTGGCACGGTCAAGAATTCCATCATGTTTCTTTTTGTCCCTTTCCTTCTCTGCTTTGATTCTATCTTTTGCGTTTGCGACTGCATCTTCCATTGGAGTATCTTTTTTGTACTTCTTGAGAAGTTTATTTGTTCCTTCTTCACCCGCATTTTCGGATGTAGAGATAGTAATACCACTACGTTGTTTCTTCAGGTAATCTGCTTTGGAGATTTTAGGGCCGCCATACTCATTTACTGGTACGCAATTAGGAACACTCTTGTTACCTTTTTTCTTCATACCAACTTGTTTGTACCCATCCCAACAATCTTCGTCATACATGTCTTTGAATGCTTTGGTGTACTTGGATGGTTTAGTCTTTGCGGTCTTATCGCCAGGCGCTGGCTTATATGCAGACTCATCATCGTCTGCTTTCTTACCATGTTTCTTGAAGTGTGCGTCACGTTTGTTTTTAGTAGACTTCTTTAGTCCCTTGTGATACTTGGCGGGTTGAGTACCTTCTTTGTCTTTGATGTCAGGGTCTTGTACAGCTTTCTTCTCTACTAATTCTACTGCATCTAACCACTTACGCATCTTTCTGTCACCACATTCTACAATGACATAGTTTGCACCAAGGACTGTAATGACACCGACCTCTTCGCTTTCTTTAATAACAACAGTATCACCAAGTTCAAACAACTCACCTTTGACGAATTGTTCTCTTGTTTCTGAAAGATGACCCATTTCAATATGACGTTTGAAAGATGTCTCTTCCTTGAGACCTAACCCCTTCCTTACATCATTGAACAACTTACGTGTATCACGGTCAGACATTCCAGATGGAACACCTTGAATAAACGCTTGATAATCATTGTCCTTTGCGTTCGCACGTTGTTTAGATGCAGACATTCCTTCCACACCTTCTGCGTCTGGGTCTCTCCTTCCCGCAGATACAACATTGATTGATTCAAAGTTATAGAACCCATGACGTGCTTTCTTACCGTTGTATTTGTTCAACAATACTTCAAACTCACGGAGACGGTCTTCACCGACTACCATGGTTATTTTTTTGTATCCTTGGTCATACAATTTTGCAGCAATATCAAATACATTTCTTACACCTTTATCTACCATGATATTACGACCATGTTTTGGTAACATCTTACGTAGGTGTTTTACTTTGTCAGAATATGACAACGGGTCTTTAGCGCCCGTTGATTGGGATACATAGACTTTATAGTCTGCACCCTTTGCTTTTTTTGCTATAGTATCTAATACTTTTCCATGTCCAATCGTAGGCGGGTTCATTCTACCAAATGTAAAATAAACTTCTTTTGCCTCTTCGACTAGATATGATTTAAAATCTTTAATCACTTTTGTTTCCACCTCGTTTACGTTCCAATTCACCCTTACGAACTTTTGGAAGTAATTTCTTTGCGAGTTTCTGTATTTTGGGTTTCATCTTATCTAGGCGTTTCTCAATTGATGCTCTACGACCCATAGATAGGTCACCCTTATCAGCACCTTTAGTGATTTTCTTGAGGAAAGTCATACGTGCTTGTTTCATTGCACGTTTTTTGAGTTTCTCTGGAGATGCAACTTTACGTGCCGCACGTTTGCGACCCATTGCAATTTTTGCTTTATTCTTCTTGAGCGAACGTGCCAGTTTCATACGTTGTTGCATATTCAACGCTTCGTCTGGTTGCTCTAGAATTTTTAAGAATTCTTTTAGTCCTATTGGTTTGGACATAGTTTACCTCTTTGGTTTATCCCATCCCTTCAGTATATCTGGACTGAAGTTATTATATGAAAATTCAAGACGGTCAACCAACTTGACCGCATCACCACCCAGTTTGTCAATAGCAACAAATCCTTCTGCACCAGTCTTTACCTTATAACCTTTCTTGGTCTGAACAAAGGTGTCATATGAACTTATGCTATTAAGTTTATTTATAAGTTTTAATTTTGCAAGAACTATATTCTTTTGTAAGTCAAACATTGCAACTAAGTTCTTTTTATTTCTTGGAGAGAAGAACTTCATTAACTCTTCTAACTTCTTAAATTGTACCATCTTACCTTTATCAGTACTACGTTTATCTGCTTCTTTCTTAAATTTTTCGTTCAACCACTTGATTAGACCTTGAACGTGCGTATTAGTGTTGCCAATCACAGTTTGATTCCGCACAAAAGTGTTATTGTACTGTTCAATCAGGGTTGCAAGGTCTTTATTATTTTCTAACTCACGCAGAGTAGAACCAGATATCTTATTGAATATCTTACCCGCATCGGACAAATGTTTGGTTACCTCTGCGGATTCTTTCTTATTCATAGTCGCACCAGACACATCACGCAACATTGCATCCTGTGACCATATGTTTACAGAACTCTTAAATTTCGACACGTTTACACCATATGTCGCTTTCATCGACATAAAGTCTTTACCAGTATATGTGGTATGCCATACAATACCAATCTTTGCTTTACGGACTGCATCCGCTTGGTCATAGGGTATTGCATAGATGATTGTATTCGGGTGAAAGGTTGTATACTTCTGACCATCAATAGTATCGGTACTAACGTCTGGTTTTGAAAACAAGAAGTCTCCTTGAATCACACCTTTAATACCAAGTTCTGGTAGATGTTTCAATGCAAGACTCATCTTGTCTGCAAGGTCACCACTCATGTCCGCTTTAATGTCCGCTTCAGACTTGTAGATTTTAGGATTCTTCGCAAAGATACCTTTCTTCGCAACAAAGAAGTTTCCGTCACTAGGGTCTTGACCACAGAAGATTGCGGGAGCGCCATCCCATTTTGTGGACAGTTTAGAGTCAGTTTGTCCAGATAACATGTCACGGAGTTCACGTAGTGCATTGATTGCTTGACGTGTACCATTGACACCCCCATAGAGAACCTTATCCTCAATGTGGGTCATGTGAGTGTTTTTCTGTTCTGTTATAAAATCATTAAACTTCATTACGACACCTTCAAGTGAACAGCAGAGTTCTTTGTTTGTGACTTTGCGATACGAACCAAATAGTCAAGTACTTGTTGTTCCCGACCTTTGATTGCAGTAAATAGTTCTACTACCATGTATTTAGATACTTGCCATTCAAACTTTTTCTTCTGTAGATTCTTAAACAGTTCATCTTTACTTTCTTTCTCAGTAGTCATTGAATAGTTCTTCCAGAAGTTATCATAGAATTGTTGTGGGTTTTTCAGAAGTAATTGTTCAACGACTTTCTTCTGTGTCAGAGGTCTACCAGTCGCTTCCTTCATTGCATCACTGATACCACCAAAGGACACCTTACCATGTTTTGCTTTCTTACCAATAATTTCACATTGGAAGGTTGGGAATAATCGGAACTGTAATTGGAATCCACCAGACCCATATAAGTATCCGTCCATTGCACCATAGAAGTTTCTCTTACCAAATGTTTGTTTGGTAAACTGAGGTGGAACAAACGGTTTACGGAAATTTACTTGTGACAACTTAGGTTTCTTCCCAATCTTCTTGAGTGATATACCCATTATATCACGAGCGGCATATGCTTTCAAGAGTTCATTGTTAAGTTCTGAGAAACTTAGTGCATCATGAATGTTGTATTTGTTTTCTGCACCACGAGCAACTGCCCATATATCTGCGGGAGTCCATTTGTTTACGTTACTGAATAGTTTCTCTTCACGATTGAGTTTCTTGTATACTTCTTCAAGTTTAGACACCCACTGTGAACCACGATGCCACGTATACTGTTTCTTCTTCAATACTTTATGAAGAATCTTTGCACCATTAATAGATGATGCAATCCACTCGTCATCACCCAGTAGAATCTCGTCTAACTTGGCATCGGTATTTGTTTTCTGGAATGCAGACTTGAGTTCGTCAGGTGAGAATTGGGTCTTGGGATTGTCCCACATCAATTGTGCATAGACACATTGTGCGGATTCGGTTGCACGAGTATTATCTGAACCACCACCAGAACCAGATGTACCACCACCAAACTCTAGAGTCTTTTTGAGTAGACCAAAAGCGATGACCGTACCATCAAGTGACTTTAGTTTTGGTAAACCTTTCTTGTTACCTGTACGTATTGCCTTTTCAATTGCGGGGTCATACTGTAGAACAATCGAATCACCCTTGGTGGTCTCGAATGCTTCACCCGATTTGTACTTAGTAATGAATAGGTCAGCACGATACGCCCTATCAGGACGCACAATTTCCCCAAAGGTTAGTGAGGTTTCTGTAAGTTGATTAAACTGAAGCATCGATATCCCATAAGTTATAAACTGTAATTATACATCTATTTATAATAAAACGGAAGTGGAATTTTCCTCATTGTACTGTTTAATGGTATTTTTTAATGTGTTTATCCAGTTATCACGGTGTTCAATAAACACTTGAGGTTCATTGTTGTCCACAGAAATGATAGTAACGAGTTGTGTAATCGGCATTCCTGTACGTTCTTCCCACATTACAGCATAACCAGCTTCTTGCATGAAGTAATTTTTGACCCATTCTAGTTTCTTAGGTTTCATAGATGTCTTGTAATCAATGATGGATAGTTTACCATCAAAGATACCTACACAGTCAACACGACCCGCAACACCCAGATGGGTAGAGTAGAGAGGTGCTTCTTGTGCATGAACTTTAGTCAGACGTTCATCTAGGATAGGTTTCAACTGATTGAATGACTCAATGATATCAGGTGTATAACCTTCTTTATAGTTTGGGTCATTGTCTACATACTTCTCACAGATTTCGTGAACACGTGTACCACGTCCAGATGCACGAGTAGAGACACGATTTGCCTCTTCCTCACCCACACGTTTACGCCATTTTGCAATAGAATCACGAGACAGTATCGACAGTACTGTAGTAATAGATGGTAGGTTGATTCCGTCAGGGGTTTTGTATTGTCTCCCCGTATCGGTAGTGACCGCATCCATTTCAGTCAGTTCAATTTGTTCGTGTATAAAATTCATAATTATAATCCGTTTAACATAGTTATTAAGTTTCGTGTAAGTAGTAATAGACCAACTGAATTAACAACAATCAATGCACGGTCTTTCCACAATATCGAAACCCATAACCAGAGTATAACACCTCCGATACTGATTGTCAAGTCATATAACTGCAATCCTTCGATACCACGCATTGACATACCAATGAGTAACATCGAAGATGCAACCCATTTGACATACCAGTCTAATGTTTGTTTTGGTGTTGCAGATTTGAACCATCGATTACTGTTTGCAATCTCTTCCATAGATGGTAGTTCTTGTTCTGCTTTACTTAATTTTTCTGAAAGTTTTACAGACTCCTTCATCATCTTATCAATTTTATCTGCACGTTTTATTGCTTTATTCACCACGTACTTTCTCCATTCGTCTTACTGACGCAACCCAGTTCTCGTAACTCATTGGTTTACGAGGTTCACCGCAGGCCAGTTTCTTTTTCTTAAATTCTTCCTTGAGAATTTTCTTTTCTTTTGCACCCATGAATGCACCAACCAGACTCAGGACGCATTGACGGAACGAACGTCCGTGGTGCATATGTCCTAGACAGTGTGCAAGTTCATGTAACAGTACATACTTGTTCATCCCAGTAACAGGACAAAGTGTAACGGTACTACCGTTAGTGTATCCAGACATGGTTTTACTTCTACGTTCCATACCAACTACTTGAGGTTGACCGTTGAAGATTTTACCAACATCTTCTTCGACAGATTTCTGCCACAATTTAATCCACGTTTTACTCTTGTAGAGTTTCTTTGCGAACTTTTGTGCTTCCTTCAAATCTTTGAAATCAGGTATCTCCGCACGAGATTGGAATGACCATTCCGCACGATAGGTTTTAGTCTTCTCAGTATCACGAGAATACTTCGCACCACGATTCTGTTTTGCCTTGTGTTTTAACAAGTAGGTTTCATAACGCATTTTCAATTGTTCCATTATATAATTCCTTTTTCCCAAATTTCTTCACAGAGAGTTTCTTGCATCTTGAATGCTTCCTTCTCCCAAGGTTGACGGGCATATGCAGTACCGTAACCATACACAGTTTTTTTCCAACGAATCTTACGACTCTGTGCTTTCTTGTCGTAGTAGTCAACCATCTCTTTACGTGCATACTGTTTGACGTGAACCATCTCGTGACAAACACAAGTGATTAAGTTTTTGAGACTCAGATTCTTTTCAACCTCAAGGTCAAACAATCGGTCATCTTGTTGCATACACCAACCTTCAACACCCTCAGACTTCAAACTCTTCAGAGTAATCAGGACTTCAAGTTTACGCATCCTTGGCATCATTTTAACAACACAGTAATCTGCAACCTTTTGAACTATCTCACGTTGGTATTTGTTACCACCTACGACTCCAACGAAGACTTCTTCTGGTTGAACATAGTTTCCCATCATACATTTTTCTCTCAACTCGACTTTACATATACATTATATCAAACTGAGCAGGGTTTGTCAACTTATTTTGAAAATAAGTTTCCTATATAAAACAATGACTTACAATAAATTTACCATCTTTTTTCACATCATCGACAAATTCTTGGGGGATATCACGGTCTACAACGATGATTCCCATACATTGGTCATCTGACCTATTCCTAAATTGACGTGCAACACGGTGTTTATCCTTCAGAATGTCTAATCCACAGGGAATACTGACCCCATGTTTCTCATGAAGATGGAATGGATAGGGTGCATTTGGTTCTGTAGGTTGTAATACTACCTTATTGATATCCCATGGATAGGAATCCCCGATTATCTCAGGTTTTCCATGCATTGCTTCCAACCATTCGTCCCCAGTAATAAAGTAGGGTAGACTATTGGATTGTTCAGGTCTAACATTTATCTCAATGAAATACCAGACACCATCCTTAATGACTCCCGTAATCTGACCAATATAACTACCACCCAAGGTAGATGCCCATTCAAGAATCTTTTCACAGTTCTTCAGAGTCAATTCTTTATCTTCGGTGGTCAAGTAGTTAAATGAGACTAACTTAGTCCAGTGGATAAAATTACCCGCTAGTTTTGCTTCGTCTTCACCAATTACTTCTTGCCAATGTTGAATAGACCATTTACCCTCAGACATAACAAATTCTACATTAGTTTCAATGTTATCAGGGATGTACTCTTCAATATACACGTCACCAGTTTCTTTTCTTGCATAATCAAGATGTTCTTGATTCAATACAATTTCAGAATGGTCTGGATTTGGTCTATTAACGTGACATGGTTTTACTACACAAGGTATGGTCAAGTCCGAAAGTAACTTTGGACACTTAACTCCAAGCTGTTCAATCTTATGTCGAGTTGCTTTCTTTTGTATTTCTAGGTCTCTAGAAATATCGGTATGTCCAATATAATCTAGTTCACGTATCCACTTCCGAGGAACTTGGTAATGTGGCCAAGAGTTGATAATAGTATCAATCTTATTATCCTCTACAAATTTACGTACAACACTTTCACGTTCAGTGACACTTTTGTCACGTATAAGTGTTATCCCTAAAGACTCATAATATCTAATTGGTGCTTGATGGGGTTTATCTGAGGTATTGGTAACCCAGACCTTATGTCCAGATTCAACTAAAATTCTAAGATTGTGGAAATTGCATAGACCGTAATCTATGCATAAAATCCTACGTTTCATTAGACTATAAGTCCACTCGTATTTTTGATATATGCTTTACGCAAGTCATCATTAACTTTGGTTACAAAACAAATACTTGAATGAAAGATATTAACAGAGTTAACATCTGCTTCACCTGTTACACAAATACCATGTGCAAATCCCAAACCTTGTTCGTTACTCACTACCATTCGTGGGTCTTCAAGGGTAACAGTATCAGCAGTCTGTTGAACTGCGGCATACTTACCAACATACTCACCACTGTTACACATAACTGCAACAACATCATTTGTATCAAAACCGTTTACTGGTTGTCCCATTTTTTTCTCCTATGAAAAATAGGTAGGGGATTTCTCCCCTACCCGATTATATATCAGTTGATTAAGATGCGAGTGCGAACTCTACTGCTTTCTCAACTGCTTTCACTTTCCTAGTTTGATTCGCACCAAACCATGCAGAAGTCAATCTTGAATCAGATTCCCTTCCCATTTTGTGGTCAGTCAAGTAAGTCACACTGTTAAGTGCAGACCACCATGAACCTTCCCCAAAGTTAGCGCCAGGTTGTGTTTCCAAGAATGAAAACGCTTTCTGTGCATTGTTGGTCAAGTCTTCATAACCTTTTACAGTCACTTCGTTCTTACCTTGGTAAGTTCTTGGGAAGACTTCGTTGTAATACTGAATCAATGATTCCATATTAAACTTCTTGGACGCAAGGAATTCGCAAGTTTCTTTGTACTTCGCAAATTTCTCATGTGCAATACCCATTGTCTGTTTAACAGACTCAGGATTAAACGCAGTTCTGTGATTTAGTGACACAGAGTTTGCAACGTTTTGACCAAGTGATAATGACAATGTGTTGTTACATACTACTCTGATTGGAGTGAATCTAACATCAATTGCTTTACCATACTTATGTGGGTTTGAGAACAAGAGATATGAATCGACTTGGTCACCACCAAGGATGTCAAATGACTCCTTGATTTTTGCCAATGCCCATACCATTTGACCACCTTTCAGTGAACCCGCAGTATGCATTTCCATATCACCCGCAAGACAATACTCTGAGAAGAACTCAAATGCCTCACTGTTTTGGACTGGATTCCAGTTGTCACCAACTACATCCAACACTTTACTGTCCGAAGACCTTACAAGTGCTTTTTTTCCTTCTATCTCGACACCAGACGCAGTGGTCATAGTCTCCTTTTCGACAGACCAATCAAGTCCTGCCTGTTGCATTATTTGAGACGGTGCAAGGTCACTCGCAACTTTAGTACCCAGACCGTGCCACGGGAGTTCACCCGCATACGCCATCTGTGCTTGACCGTCTATAATTTCTACTTCATGACTCATTTACGCCACCTCCAACATAGATAATGGAACACTGTATCTTCCTTCAGGCAACATAACGATTGCCTTCTTGATGTTCACTTTAACGACTTCACCAAGAGTTTTCTTGGTCTTTTGAACCACGTAGACTTTAGTTCCAACGTTAATTGAAGCTTTTGCCTTCATGGAGATTGCATCCCTAGCGAATGCGATTACCTCATTCAACTCTTGTGCAGAGTTCAGGTTGAGGAGTTCCTGTTTTAGTTTTGTACTAATCATAATATATTTCCTTTCGTTTGATTATTAAGTTGTTATTATAACAAGTCCGACAAGTAATGTCAAGACTTATTTACCTTATTTTGAAAAAAAGTTTCTAATTCCTTCTTTTCCTTCTTCGTAGGTTTGAAGTGCGGGTTCAAGAAGTACTCCTGTAACAGAGTACCTTTTTTATAACCCTTCATCCTTCCACCCTATCGTGAACTGCAACCGCACCGTAGAACGAACCATCAAGTAACTGGTCACAGAGTCTTGAGAACCTTGAGTCTGAACAACCCGCATAGTTCCCACCGAACATAGTCCACTTTCCTTTTTTGGAAACTGGAATTAGTCTCAGAATTTTTCTACCACCGATAGGTTCTGCCATTACAAGTTCTGCGGCAGGATAGTCCTCACACGGTTCAAATGGCCCTTCTGCGTTTACCACAGTGAAACCCTTCGAATAACTAGACTCACCACCGTTGGTGCAGTCGTTATCTCCAAAGAACGAATCTTCGTCCCTTGATTGTTTGTAAATATTTACGTGAATTCCCATAATATCCTCCTAGTGGAAAGTTCTTTTTACACCGTTAACCACGATGTAATCTATTTCAATTTGACCAATGATTTCAATACCAGTTCTCTCAAGAACTGCATTGCACATTAAGTCCCATAATTCATTAACGTTCCCTTGAACTTCTTCAGTTCCACCTGAACCCAATGCAAGTTGCATCTCTTTGTAGTTCAAAGGGAGTGTAATAGGGGTATCAGTCGCAAGGTGCGTCCCGATTATTCCGTTTGTCATTTCCATAAAATCTCCTTTCTTTTTTGATTATACACTTATTATAACAACAAGCACACCTTTTGTCAAGCTTTTTTTCAAATTAATTTAAATTATATTTGTAATACTTGTCTTCCATATGACAGTTAAAACATAGGATGCGACACTTACGCCATTCATCAACCATGACTTTCAATGGAATATCGGGATGAGTCAAGTGAAACATACCACCCGCTTTCATACCAGTCAACCCAGAACCGTTCTTTACGATTGGGTGTTTGGTAGATGGGTCAATGTGGTCAAATGTAAGTACACGAGCATTGTTTCTGTATCCACATCGTTCACAACCACAAGCAAGTTTATACTTGTTCTGCCAGTATTGTCTACGGATACGTTTCCAACCTTTTGTTCCTACTTTCATTTCTTCACTCCCTTCAAATATTTCATCTTAAATATTTTTGCCTCAAGTTGACGGATACGGATGGGGTCAACCTCGTACTTTAACTTCTCTTCTAACATAGCAAGAATTTCATGGGGTAAAAATTTCATTACACATACTCCTTTCGGTTTTTGATTTCCCACTTTTCGACAACAGGAAGACCACACTCGTCTTCATCAACACAGATATATGCAACAGTCTTTAAGACCTCTGCATAACGGTATTGTTGACCCAGACCACCTACCCACACCAAGTGAGGGAATCGGGTAAAAGGGCCATGACCGAAGTCACCATTCTTAGTCCAGTGAAAGTAGTTACCGATTTCTTTCTCGACAAACTCACCTAAAACTGGTTCAACACTAGCGGGGGCATAAGCCATAATTATTTCACCTCTCGGATTAATGCGTGGTCAATCCAACATTCGTTTATCAAGTTACGTGCCATACGCCACTTGAATGCTTCTTGGATAGTTTCAAAACGTGCCATCTCATTGTCGTTGACCATGTTTCGGACTATGTAAACATAAACTTCATTCATAACTTTCTCTCTCTCAACTCGACTTTACATATACATTATAGTCTATTGAACAGGTTTCGTCAACACTTATTTTGAAAATAAGTAGAATAAAATGGAATAAGAGGGGTGTTTCTTAGAACTTTTTCTTATAAGAGAAGAAAGTGAGAACCTTACGGTCTATACCACCCATATGGGGAGTATGGGGAGTGTGTGCGTCAAAGACACATAGTCGATTGGGTTTCCATTCGATATACTGGTCTCCAACTGTAGTACCTAGTCCTTCCTTACCTTGGTCTAGATACAAGACACCAGAGAATTCGAATTTTGCATCGATATGTTTTGGGGGGGAATCGTCATACGTTGGAAAGTTTTCAAGAGGGTGTTGGAAGTATTCCAGTCTACTAACCTCACACTCAAACATAGAGTTTATCTTATCAGTGACATTATCTAGATAATCAATCAGATTGTCACTGCGTCTACACTCTTTCCATTCTTTCCAATTGAAATTCTTGATAGGGTGTGGATGTGTACTATCACCGTATTTGTCTGCATACTCTTCTGCACTATGGAAGTGAATAGAGTTTGAGAGTTCTTGAACTTCTGAGTATTCTTCGGGTGAAAGGAAGTTATCTGTCCATTGTGTAGATATCAATCATCTCCTCCTTACCCTTCACTTTAATCTGACCTATTGGTCTCGAATTAATAGTGGTGAGTTTTTCCATTGTAAAACTAGAGTAGATGGTCTTGTATTCAAGGTAGTCTCCTCTTGCTGCGGTTGCTTCAAGTCTTGCGGCAAGGTTGACGGAGTCTCCAATGACTGAATAATCAAATCTCGATTCACTACCCATATTACCAACAATACAAGTACCAGTGTTAATACCAGTTCCAACATTAATAGGCGGGAGACCTTGTTCTTGATATTTTTGTCTAAGTTCATTAGTCTTTTCTTCTATCTCTATTGCAGATTTAACTGCCATCTCTGCGTGATTGTCGCACGGTAAGGGTGCGTTCCAGAATGCCATAATACAATCGCCCATATACTTGTCGATTGTTCCACCGTTATTTAGGATAATATTAGTCATCTCATTTAAGTAGTTATTAATAAGTGTGACCAAACCCTCTGCATCATCCTTGTTTTTATAATGCTCGCTTATGGGGGTGAATCCACATATGTCCATGAATAGGAACGTCATCTCTTTTCTCTCACCACCCAACTTCATAAGACTGGGGTCTTTTGCCAACATGTCCACCATGTCGGGTGATAGGTATGTACCAAACTGTCCCTTAATCATCTGTTTAGCTTTGAACTGTGTATAGAACTGAACAAACGAACCATGTGCAAATATGACCACCATGGTTAATATAGGAAATACTGGGTCAACCATATAGAAATATGTTGAGAATGTATCAGTTACAAAATAGTATATTCCCATGAGTATGACACCAAACGTCATACCAGATACAGATATTGGTGCAAGTGTTATGAATGCAATAAGTATGACACTTAGTATGACACTTACAATAATTTCATATAACATGAATTCAGACTGTCGTTTTAAAACTACACCATCAATCATTGTCTTGATTAGATTTGCTTGAATATCATGGGGGTACATTGCACCCATTGGTGTAGATACCACATTAGAACCTTCAAAAGTTGCACCTACAATAATAATTGAACCTTCGGGTATTTGGTCTAGTTCTGTGAATGAATATCTTTTAAACTCATTCCAGTATGCGATTGTAACGTTACCGTTTACATCTGTAGTGATTGGTTTGAACTTGGGAATACGAACAAACTGAATACCATAGTCATCCGTGGATATCTGATAAGATGAATCCCCTGCCGCAACTCTAAGTACGTCTAATGCGAATGCGGGATACAGTCTATTATCAAAGTTCTCTAATAGGGGTTGTCTTCTGACAATACCATCAACATCCTGTGCAGATGATATTGTACCATAACCAAATGCATTGTCGTGGATGATTGGTTGTGCAAACAACATGCCTGGCAGTTCTGGTCTAAAGTCTTCTGCGTCCCTATCACCAAATGTCGCAGTACCTATACGAGGTGGACGATAGTCTGTGTTGGTTCTGTTGGATGGTGCGATTGCAACAATTGCTTGTTTCCATGATAAGATGTCTGCAAAGTATTCATCTCCACCCATTCTGTCTTCTTCTGAAAACAAGATATTGAATGCAATAATACTACCATCAATCTTATCAATCTCATCTGCCATTACTTTACGGGGAATGGGATACTGTCCGAACTTATCTAGAGTCTTCTCATCTATATCTACCAGTACAATTTGTTCTGATATAGACACATCCTGTGTCCTCTGCATAGAATCAAAGAATGAGAGTCTTGCACTCTCTAATAAGAAGGGGTCTAATAATCTTAATGTCACCATGACAATAAGGGTGACAAATACATGCCATGTTTTCATCTAGTACACTATTTTATAGTTGTTTACGACTGCGTATGTTAAACCTATATTTATACCCGTCATATAGTCACTACTTGATTGCCAATGTATTATGCCACCTACGATTGCTTTCTGTAATAAGAGGTCTTCAAGTTTTGGTCTGTCTGGTAGCAATGGATTCATCTCTCTACAATTAGGACAATCTTTTAATGCTCTATGTGTTGTCCACACATCTAATGCATTGAGAGTCCAGAATATAGTCAGTTGTGTTCTAGTCGGGGGTTCGTTATAGTCACCAAAATTAAATATATAAACTTCTGGTATTTCTATCTCTTCGTAATCATAGGGTTCTTCGGGTTCGGGTAGTGTTAGGTCTAGTCCCCACGAAGGAACGGTAAACAGTATAAATGCAAGTAATGGTATCCAGTACTTCATTGTTTTATTATGATTTCTGTTTCGACACCGTTTACACGAATCGGGTCAAGTTCTTTTCCGTCTTGTTCTATTAATAAATTGGTCAGTGCATTTTTGTCTACAGTTACTACTGCGGTATCGTTTACTGTTCTGTTAAAGGTTACTTTGTCTCCTTCTATGACTGTTGCGACCTGTGTGACTGTATCAAATCCTTCTTCTGTTCCCTGTAGATTTAACTCACCTGTACTTTGTTTTTCTTGTAGGATATCTTCTCCTAGACTATCAAAAGTATCTAACATGTCTTCGAGTAGGTCAACGTCTAGATAATTGATATCAAGTTCTGTAAATTCCAACAAATCTTCTTCAAACTCATCTTGCAATAAATCTTCGTCAAGGAAGTCTATGTCTAATGGATTGATGTTTTTAGATGCAGTGACACTTGACATGAACTCTTCTTGTGTCTGTACTTCTTTGGGGGGATTGATAATCATGATATTGTTTAACATATCCAGAGTCAAGTCTAGGATTGCGGGTGCAGATGGAGCGGTTTCTGCAACTGTTGTTGTTGTGGACTCGAACGGTTTGTTGAGTACAACCTCACCTGTCATTGTTGAAACAATAATCTCACCAGATGAAATACCGTTTACGTCTGGCAAAAGTACCACGAGCGTTTTCCCGAATTCGTCAACGGTTACCGTAAAATCTGTACCCCTGATACCGATTGATGCGGTAGGGGTTTTGAGTCTGATATTTTCTTTGTCAACCTTACCCAAACCACCAGATATGAATCTAGCAGTTCCTTGGGCAAACGTCATCGCCAAGTCAGACTTACTTGGGTCATCGTCAAATACCACGTTATCAATTACGATACGTGTATGTTCTGTCATTCTTAATTTCGAATCATCTAAAAAACGAACCTGAAGGCGACCTTCACCTGTGCGAAGGTCATCCTTCGAGATTACATCTTGACCCATAGCGGGTTCAATCTTAGTTGTGTCTCTAAGTATTTGTCTCCAACCAACTGCCTTGTCTACTGCACCTACGTCAGTATCATTAGCCTCCGCAGTTAGTGTTAGTCCCATCATCAGACTGACTAATACAAATAGTTGCGTCTGTCGTGCTTGTACCAGAACCTTCATATTCTATCTCCAATGAATCTGCCTGTAAAGTAGACTCTTGGTGAACTTCAATGTCCCAATAGTTACCTGTTCCAGTCAGAACAAAGTTATGTCCATCATAACCACTTGCATTATATAACAAGTTTGAGTTGTCTGAAACTACGTCCATATTGAATACGACCCCTGTTGCATCAATATTCACATCAGCGGTGTTAAAATCACCGTCTAATACGAAATCAAAGTCTAGGTCATTAGCAGTATCTAAAGAACCAAAGTCAAAGTCTAGGTCATTATTACCACCAGTTATATCAATTACGTAATCACCATTTTCAGCACCAAATGAGTTGTCTTTATCAATATCAAAAAGTAAATCGTTCGAAGAACCACTGACATCAATATCAACTGTACTAGTACCAATAATAGAACCTATTAGGTTATTACTTCCACCAGTCAAATTGACCTTGAAATCCATGTCCGCCCCATCGAGGAGGAATTTACTGGTATCTGATAGACCACCACCTAGTTTATTTCCACTACCGTCTTGTATAATTTCTATATCTCCACCATTTCCTACTTGGTCTATATAGACTTCATTGTCTGCATAAGCATATGCAGCACCAATTACGAACATCACAGCATAAAATGATTTTGCCTTAACGTTCATTATTTTTCTCCAGTTAATGTCCAGAAACCTTTTTGAGACCCCCTCAAAATAAGTTCTAGGACTCCTTGCTCAATTGCCCGTTGAGTAGCAATTGATACACTTTCGTTTTGAGTAACTCCACTTTCTATTTCTATAAGTTGAGTACCCTGTTCTATAAATTTAAATACATCTCCACTGTACGCTGTAGATAGTATTGTCTTACTTGTTATAACATCAAGTAAAACTTCACCCGTAGCAACCGAAACCAATCTAATATTCACCGTAACGGTGTCTACACTAAATTCACGAGAACCACCAATGCCTAATGTTCTGGCACCACTACCTCCTGTGTCAATAGAAGAATCGTATCCTACTATACCCCCAGCAATAATCATGCCAGCAAAAGTAAGCGCTGGCAACTTCTGAGAGTCATTTCCTTCATATGATTGACGAGTTTGTCGTATTAATTGACGTTCTCTCGTCACATGGTCAATAATTTGACGGTCAACCACCCTGAAGAAATTTCCCTTACTAGCACGTTTCAATGCTCTAATTAGATACACTGAAGGTGCTTGTGTAACAGCAGAACTAAAACTTGTTCCACCACTACTGTTCTGTCTTTTTTGTCCCGTTTGGTCTGTAAACTGATATACAGCTACAGTTGGTTTCCTTGTTGGTTTCGAAACATTCCTTAATTCAGATTGAAGTAATGTTTCTTGAACCTTTGGTTGTTCTTCGGTGGGGAATTCTATTTTATCCCCTAAAGTTGAACAACTAGATACCAAAATCACCAAGGGGAATAGTAATAGTCGTGACATTACCGTTCTCATCTGTTATTGTTAATATTACTGAATCACCGTCTCTGACGTATGATATCCCAGTACCTTCGATATTAAAAGAACCTGTATCACTAGGATTCTCTCCGAACATACCATCTACTATTTGTCTTGATAATGTCGAGTAGATTCTGCTTTCGACATTCCTAATAAATTTTGCGAGGGTTGTATTTTCTGCGTCCCTCTCCATCTGTTCTTTGAGGTCTTTAATCTCCTGTTTTATAGCTTCTTTTCTTGAAGTCTCTTGGTTCTCAATTGTCAAATAATGTGACGATTGATTTATTCCACTAAATGATGGTGATTTAAATTTGTGTTCTTTGGGTGCAGCTTGTACTTCAACTACAACAAACAACATAAGACCAAAAGCAATTAACAAACATGCTGATTCTATTTTTTCTACTAAACTAAAATTATTCTTCATCTTCTTTTTCTTTTCTCCCCATTTCTATTGCAGTATCTAATTTCTGTTGCAATCGAATGATATCATTATCTAACATTCTCACTCGGTCAATAAGACCAATAATGACTATATGTGCATCATCTAACTTGGATTCTACTTGTTGTGTTATAGTCTTCCACACAAAATAGATGACGTAAAGCATCCCCAATGCGGCAACTATCGGAAAGCCGAAATCTTTTATTGCTGTAACTACATCCATTGTTTCAACAATTAATCCCTCCGTGCATCTTTCTGTCCATCCGCTCTACTAATTCTATTCAAGTCTGGTTTGATTCCTAATACTACACACATGGTTGTATCCATACGAATCATATCGTGATTCATATTTTTTACCCGATTATCGAGACCAGAGACCATATTACTGATAAAATTTACCTTATCAATAACACCATTCATTATGTATTTTAATGTTAGGAACATGAAGAACCCACCCAAACATGCAGCAGCAACTGGAAAACCCAATTCGGAGACTAGTATTACCATCTCATCCATGCCTTTATTTATACAAACAAGGGTCTGTATATATAATTATATGGATAATTTATACAGAAAATGGATTACATTTGCACTCATGATTGTGTTTTTCTGGTCATGGCCAATACGTTTGTTCACTAAAAAGAACAATTGTTATTTCTGGACACTAGAGAATCTGATTGTAAATGGTGGTAAGGCACAATGGTATCCGTCAAGAAGATGGATTGGATATCACGTGGTTTGGATTAACAAAGAAGGGAAGAAGTTTGAGTATACAATCCCACGTATGAAAAGAGATACTCCTTGGTATAAGATGTTATTCTACGATGGGAAGGTTAGACCTTTTAGAGAATTTAATAAAGACCAATAAGAAAAATCCCCGACTTTGCGGGGATTCTTTTTGCGGTTATACTTGGTCTTGTCAGGCACAACCTTGTGGGTAAAAGGACTGTCCTTTGTGAACAGTACCCGTGCGTGACGAGACTTTATACGTTTCGTCTTTTTCATGGTACACTCCTTTAACCTATAGACATATTTATAACTTTGTGTAGTCTTGCAGACTTCATAAGTTTGTGTAATTTCTTCCACATATTTCTTTTCTCCATATACTTTTATTTATACGGATTGTTACAGTTGTGTGACAATAAAGTGACTTATCTGTAACGGAACTTCATTCTCTCTTCGAGTTCTAGGTCTTTAATCCTTTTCTTATGAACTCTTCTGATTGCTTTCAGTTTTGCAGTACGTCTAGTTTCTCTCCTAGTTTCAAAGAATTCTTTCTTCTTCAAATCAAAGAGAATGTTAGACTTCTTGACTTTCCTTTTGAAAATCTTTAATGCAGTTTCTACATCTCCGTTTCTGACAGTGACTTCTCTTGCACCGTCTTTTGGCCACACCTTTGGTTTAGGACGTTGTGGTCTCCTATTAAAGTTACTCTTTCTCATAATTCCTTAGTTAGAGTTAATATTACCAGTCAGAGATACATCCGTAAATCTGACTGAATTTCTTCCCAGTATCCTACCGCAGAATCAACTGCCATAGGTACTAGATACTTTCGTTCACCAACAAAAGTCTGTTCGACTTCTGCAATGACCGATTCTTTTGACTCATGAGAATTGCTTTCCGCAATCTCTTGACATTCAAAAACAAATTGTCCCATCTTAGACATTAAGCTACCTCACTATATGCGGGTTCAACACCCGATTCAATTATTGACTGGACGATTTCAGATGCTTCCCAATTGAAACCACCGATATTCCATTGACATTCTTCAGTAGGAATTCTACCATACTTCCATGCGTAGATAGAGACTTGTTCGTAATACCAATCATCGTATCCGTCACCTTCATCTCTGACCTTAACATTCAGAACCCACTCACAAGATACCTTCTCATATGGGTCTGCGTCTGTGTAAGACGGTGTACCGAAAAGATTGTGAAGTGTGTCGTAAGTAGTGGTTATCTCACCTTGTCTACATGACCCACTCTTATTGAATGACTCATAGACATCATATTCAATCACATTATTCATACTAATTCTCCAATAACTAACATAACAGTTAACATCAATATTGGTTGAATGAAGTCCCAATCCAATAATCCGTGTTTTTTCAATGTTTTCATAATCTCTCCTTTCTTGATTATATTGTTATTATAACAAGAATGGCGCTGTTTGTCAAGCTTTTTCTGAAATTATTTTAGGTATTATCACCGTCACGATATTTGACATCATTCTTATCAAACTGTTTGAGGTGTTTACGAAGTCGTTTATTGTACTGTTTCTTAATAGATTTTACAACACCACTATTCGTTAGATACACGTAGTACTTACGTGACTTTGTGAGTGCATCCCATTCTGCACCACCCTTTAAAGGAATACGTTCCTTTCTCATGACTACCTCTCGTAATGGTCATGTACATGTAATTGAATGATTGCATAGTGTAAGACCTTCATCAAGTCTGCACGATTGAAACCATTTTTGTTCCCATAACGTTGTGCGTACTTCATGATGTTTCCTATACAGAAACCATCACCATGTCCACCATCGATAATAAACTCAGTTGCTTGAAACTTATTCTTCGAGTAGTGTTGTCCATACGTTCCGTCAATGTAATCAGACAATTCTTTGATTGCCTTGTCTTCATTATATTTGTAATCTATTTCCATAATTTCCTCAATTTATCTCTACAGTATATCACCATGATGGCGAAAAGTCAAGCACTTTCTAAATCTTCTACGAAATCCATCAATTGGTCAAAAGCACCGTCTTCTTTCTCAATTTTGATGTGAGACTCAGAAGTCGAAACCAAATAAGGGAATTTAAATGCAAGTGTAAATCTGGGACAGTTTGTCCACATAGCGTGCCAACAATGATGTTGGGGTTCGTCTTGACGACCAAACCTATACCATCTAGCTTGCCATCCTTTCTTATCAGGTTCAGTAATAATCGTATCAGACTTTCTGTCATAATAAGAAAAATATCCGTCACCAGTCTCACTCCATGAAAGAATCAATTGATATGCAGATGCATTCCAATTAGTATGCCATCCTACAAATCCATTGGGTGGATAATAAGATGTCAGGGAGTTTGACCTTGCACCAAATCTCATAGGGAGTTCAGTCTTAGTCCATTTCTTCAATGGTTCAAATATATCAGGTCTTTGTTTAGCACCTTGTGCTACTTGAAAACCAAATCCTCTTTCAGGGAATCCTTGATGAGCATCACCCTTTGCAATCATTTCATGCATGTATTCTTCTTTACAGAAGTTTTCCCAATTTTCAACGGGCATATCTTTCTGTAAATTATCTGACAATTCCGTACAAAGGTCTTTATGTTCTAAGAACATATCCAACGTTTCGTTAAGGGTCTTGAGTAAACCCTTATTACGGATTGTTATCTCACTCATCCCTTAATCCTAATTCAGGAAAGTGAACCATGATGATATCCCAACATTGTTCAGCAATGTCCATATGTTCTTTCTGAGTTCCGTTTGCTCGTCTTAGGTCACAATAATGAATCCAACTACGTAGACTACCCGCCATATACAATGTAGATTCAGTTAGACCTTCAGGTAACAATGCACGTGCTTGTTCTTTTGCAATACCTTTCTCTAACGCTTCTTCATATGCTTTTGTAGAGTATCTTATCATACTTTGTTGTGACATGTTCCACCATTCTTTTAGTGTACTGTCATCTGTCGGAATAGAATTTTGTCTATTGGTTTCGTCCTGTAGACGTGCCTCACGTGTTTCAAAGACCTTTGCTTCAGCATAACGTTGTGAGAATTCTTGGTATGAGAATGAGCGATGTCGAATAATCTGTCTTGCGATATCACGAGTCGTTTTAATTTCCATGGTCATATGCACCATTTCAAATGGTGACCAATGATTTTCTTTCATAAGATACTTCAGTAACTTAGGTGCGGTTTTCTTATTACTTTGATTCGTAGGGTTACTTACTCTAGCTGTATATGCAACCAGTTCACTTGCAGTGTGACAATCCGTACTTGCGGATGGTTTACTCAACGCAATTAAATTTACATTATTCATAATAGTTAATTTTCCTTTGTTTTCCATTTTGTAAATCAACATCTACTTCTAGGTGTTTTATTATTGCTTCAATTTCAGGGTCACTGATATTGATATCTCTGTCTGCACGAATCCATTTGAGAATAGAACGTGTGATAGGCGCTCGACTTTGTTCTACACCCATCAAAAAACCTTCGTCTTCTCCATCCATAAATCCATGTATTTTTCCTAACCAGTATGAACCATACATTAATACGAGGGTTAGCATTGGCCATCCATACGATTCCATCATTCCATCCTAAAGTTTTTAAAGTTTTCTTGATTGATTCTCTTACCAGACGAAGTCTTATCAAATAAAGGTTTGTCATCATATCCTTTATCAGGGTCATTCGGAATCATTTCTTCATCGGTATCATCTTCCAGACGCATCTTACTACGGTCAACCTTTATGGTAAATCGATTGTGACGTGTCGGGTCATTGTAACGATTCTTCAACTGTTTAACCATTATCTTACCAAGGTTATTTAGTTCTTCATTAGATATCAATGCAAACATTAAATCAGCAGTTGCGGGTAGACCGAATGACTCAGCAGTATCTTCTAGACCAACATCATCATTACCATAACCCGAACGTGTAGTCTGGGTTGCAGACATGATGGGTACATTGAACTCAACTGCGAGTCCACGTAACTCTTCTGCAATAGACTTGATATAAGAATAAGAGTTGATTGCACCACCCATACCTTTCATACGAGATGATGCACATATGTTTAGGTAATCAATAAAGATAATCTCAGGGACAAAGTTCTTCTTGAGTTTCAACTCATTCAGTAATGCACGGAAGTGTGCCGTGTTTGCCTGTCCAGTAGGATACTCTTTAATAATAAGTTTACCTTGAGTCTTTGCGGCAATCTGTTGAACCTTATCTGTGAACATAGTCTTGGATAGATTCTCTAGTTGGTCAATAGGAACATTCAGTAAGTTTGCATCAATACGTTCTGCAATACGTTCTTCTGCCATTTCCATAGTAATATACAATGCATTGCGTCCTTGACTTAATGCACTGGAAGCGACATGGCACATAAACAGAGACTTACCAACACCAGTGCCAGCAAGTGCAATGTTGAGAGTCTTATTCGGTAAACCGCCTTTAGTAATCTGGTTAAAGTAATCAAGGTCAAAAGGTATCCTCTCTTCTTGTTCATGGTAGAAATCATAACGACCATCTACATTCTCTAGATAATCGTGACCGATATTAGTATCAAACGTAACACCAAGTGCTTTAGACAATACATCGGGTATTGCATTCTTTTGCATTGTTGCATGTTTACCATCGATAATAGAAATAGATTCCATTACCGCATTATAGACCGCACGGTCTTGACACCACTTCTCAGTTCGTGTAATTAACCATTCAAGGTTCTCAGATTCGGGTGTAAAAATATTAGGAAGAAGGTCTATTGCGGAACGATATTGGTCATCCGCAAGAGAGTTCTCTTCATCGATTTCAATCTTGAATGATTCAAGAGTTGGTAGTTTGTTGTATTTTGCTACAAATTTAGTGACTTCTTTGAATAGTCCTTTGTAGACTCCATCAAAGTAATCAGGTGATATGAACGGAAGAACCTTCCGCATGTAGTCATCATTGGTCAGTAGATTCCGCAGTACTGTCTGTTCTAGATTGATATTCATTATATAATTCTTCTAAGTCCTCATGTGTTTCTTCTGTTGCCATAATTTGACCAGAGTCACTATCCTGTGCAACCATAGTTCCCTCTGCGATAGCTGTACCTATTACGCTATTAAGTATTGTACCAACATATGCTTGAAAAGTCAAGTCTTCTGTTGTTAATTCTGGGTCTGGTGAGGATTTGATGGAGAAATCAAATCTAATCTCTCCATCGTCTCCACTATCATCGATTCCTACAAACTTGATTGCACCAAAAGTAATAACCGTTTCAGGATACTCTTCTAGTATTCGGACATCCCATCCATGGGGGTCATCCGAAGGAACAAGTTCATAGTGAATCTTTTCACTGAGCATATTCTCAATATCATTCGACATTTGCTATCTCTTCCATGTCTACTTTTTGTGCGAGTCCAATTGAGTATTGTGACTTGAGGAAGTCTGCGAAGTCGGTATCTGCGAAGACTGGTTTCCAGAATTCTTCTTGAAGGGTGTCCTTCTCTCGAACTCTTGGGTCAACCAATTCACCACTATCCCTATCCACACGACAGTACCAACCATTAGAAGGCTTAGCGACATAACCACCAACGAGAGCGACATCCAAAAGACCGCTGAAACGTTGGACACCACCTTCCCAAGATACTGTGATAGGTATTTTAGATTTCTCTTTAACATAACGTGATTTCTCCACATTAATGATAAACCTGTAACCTTTTATCTCAGTTCCTTGTTTATCTTGTTGTCTTCCCAGAATCCAGATGTTATCTGCACTGTAGTATATACCAGTACCACCACCTACGATGTCTTTAGGGAATAGTCCAATTTCTTTATATGTGTGGTTGACGGCAAGCATAGGGATATTCTTCATGGTCAGATATGGAGTACACATCCTAAAGAGACCCTTCAATGCTTTAGCACGGGACATATCTGCCACCGACTTCTCGTTGATTGCATCCTCTAACTCTTTTTTGGATGCGAGATTACCAATTGAATCGATAACGATTATTACGTCATCTTTTCTATCGATTGATTCAAGTTGACCAATTAAGTCAAACTTGAGTTCCTCGACATTGGCGATGGGTGTATGTAACACCCGTGAGGTATCAATTCCGAATTGCTCAAAGTAAGATTGGGGACTACCAAACTCACTATCGTAAAAGAGCATTACTGCGTCCTTCTTTGCCTTCATATATGCACTTGCCATTAGCAATGCAAATGAAGTTTTGAAGTGCTTACTCGGGCCTGCTAGTACCGTTAAGCCAGGCGTGATACCACCGTCAATACTTCCACTCAACGCAACGTTCACCATTGGAACATCGGTTGGCACCATATCTGTTTCTGTAAAAAATTTACTCTCCGACAGTATCGCTGTCGTTTTTATCTTGCTGTTCTTCTTCAGCTTGTCCATCATACTTGACATTATTTTCTTCCTCACGTTTATCTAATTCGTAACCATTACGAAATTCATTGTTTATACTAACACACTTATCAATTAAAGTCAAGCTAGGGTCGAATAAAGTAAATGCTTTTGTATCCTTGGGGAAACACGCACCACCGAATCCACGTTTACCATCATAGCCAGGCACACGGGTGTGACCAACACCAATCCTTTTGTCCTTACCGATTGCATTTGCAATAGTAGGGAAATTACAACCAAATCCAATTGCAGAATCATATAATTGATTAAAGAATGTTACTTTAGTTGCAAGGAATGAGTTCACTCCATACTTAATGAATGCAGCTTCTGGTGCAGAACAGAACAAATATTCTGTTGCAGTACATAGACTGTACACATCATACAACTGTGCAAGACCTTGACATGCGTCAGGGTGACCACCAATAACATGATACTCTGCATTTACAAACTGTTCTTTTGCATTTGATTCTGTCAGGAACTCAGGGTTGATAGTCAAACGTTTGATGTCATCTTCAAAGATTGAAGAATATAAACGGTCAACAATATCTGGAGTGATTGTTGATTTGACAACAACACCACCTTCTGTATGTTCCAATAGTTTTAATACTGCGTCTTCTACAATGGACGCATCAACAAACCCATCATCCGACATTGGAGTTGGAGCGCAAATAAACGACACATGTGGTTGCCAATCAACCAAGTCATCAATCGTTGTATTGTGTTTTGGGTCAACATAATACATATCAATTTCAGGATGGGTAAACGCATAGTCTACTGCACCCCCTACAAAACCATGACCAACAATACCAATTTTTAGTCTTGTCTGCACCTGTTGAGGTGAACCGTCAGGATTTAGATTTCTTAAACCATCATCTTTCATTAATTTACTCCGTAATAATCTTTGTACCATCTAATAAATGCCTCAACACCTACTTCAATGTTTACTCTGGGTTTATATCCTAGTTCTCTTAGTTTCGCAGTATTACTCCAAGTCTCTAGAGTATCTGCGGGGTGTCGAGGTGCGAGAACTACATCAACATCTCTACCCAGTTCTTTACTTATACAATCAATAAAATGCATAAGTTCTACTTGTTTACCTCTACCTATGTTGAAGATTTCTCCAGACGGTAGGTCAGCAAATAGTGTTAATTTAATACCTTCGATAATGTCACCAACATAGGTGAAGTCTCTTTTCATATTACCATAGTTATATGCTTCAATAGAATCACCCGCAACAATCGAATCTGCAAACTGATATAATGCCATGTCAGGTCTACCCCAAGGGCCGTATACAGTAAAGAACCTTAGTCCTATATTGTTTAGTCCAGAGATTTTAAACTGACATTCATTACAATACTTTGTATATGCATATGGATTCAACTGGTGACCAGTAACCTCATCTTCAACCCATCCTGTTTTAGGGATAGGTGTTCCACCATAGACTGAACTAGTAGATGCATAGAGAACTTTCTTAACCTTATACATTTTGCATACTTGAATAAGGTTCTGTGTTCCAATGATATTGTCTTGGTGATATAACTGTTCATTACCAACAGAGTCACGTACACCCGCACGTGCGGCAAGGTGAATGACTACATCTGGCATTAACTTATTAAATGCACGGTCTACTTCGTCAAACTCTTTTAAATCTGCCTTATATACTTGATGACCAAAGTATGCAACTCTGTCTTTTTTAAGTGCGGGGTCATAGTAGTTGTTATAGTTGTCTAATCCAACAACATCAAATCCATCTTCTAATAAACTATCTGCAAGATGTGAACCAATGAAACCCGCTGCACCAGTAATCAATATTCTCATACTTTTACAACTCCGTGGTTTTTCCTAATCGCATATTTACTATCCGTAGGAACTTTTCTGTTTTCTAACACTTCTTTTATATAGTCTTTAAACATCTCCGCACCTTTTAGACCACGGGATGGTGGATATAGTATGTCTTCATTCTCCATGAAGAATATACACATCATTGCAACGTCACGAAAAGAAACGGCTTTTCCTTGGTACAATAGTATTTTATCTTTCTCGGACTTACGTCCTTGTATTACTTGCCACTTATCCATTACGATATATGTACTCCAATGCTCGGTCTGCTTCTTTGTTTAATGGTCGGTTCTCATACCAGTTACCAGTCTCCATGTCTAACTGAGTACACATTTCTGCAATCTGAGATGCGGAAATAGGATACCCTTTACTAACTGCATTACCAGCTACTGCAATCATAATCTGATACATTTTATGATACCAACCAGTATTAGTAATACTTCTATATTCTTGTTCTAACTTTCTAGGGAAGAACGGACAATCACGATATGATGTCCAAGTGTAATCTGTGTTATCTAGTGAATTCTTACGATGTTCTAAGACTGCTTTCTGTAGTTCAGGTGGCAATCTATCCATGAAAGTATTACCTTGTGGTTCAACAAACGAATACTTGTCCATCAACATATCAGGGTCAAGATGCACACCTTCATTAGTAAACATAAAACTATATGCGTCTGGATACTGTGCGGGGACATAGTACATCCGTGATAAATCTTTTGTTTGTTCATCACCCATACCCTCAAACCGTTTGTTCATAGCAAACCAGAAGTGTGGTAAGTCTTTTCTATCAACTTGTCGTGTCAGGGGAAATACTAATCTGAACTTGGGTTGGTCTTTACTAGATGATGCAGTGTTATAACACACATACTCAAATCGACCATACTTTTCTTGTAGTTGTTGTTTTAGGCACTCAACAGGACTGCGATTGGAATCAGTATGTACCATATAATCATCAACGTCAAGACAGCACCAACCAGACCAGCGATTAACATTCTTATTAGACCGTGTAGTATCGGTGACATAATTAGCAGGACTAATAAGAGGACTAGAATTTCTACCACCTTTTTCTCCTTTTTTATCATATAGTTCACTTAACAATACAACGAACTTTTCCCACGAATCGAACGTCATAGTTCGGTGGGTCTTGTTGTCAAAAGTATTTTGAAAGATTGTAAGTGAATATTTCATTGTGTATATAATACCATAGTCTCCTTAAAATGTCAAGCGAAGAAATCTTCTAATGATGACTGAGGTTCAGCAGTCCAACCGACTGCATCCATAATAGGTTCAAGTGGGTCAAGGAATGTCTTGTCAAACATCTTGTCATAGTCAATATAATTATTAAGACCCAACTCACGGGGTAGGTTCTGCGGATATGATATGATGTTTTCTTTTATCGGGTTCGGAACTTTTAGATAGACGAACTTAATCTTTTCACCGTTCTTGATTTCCTCATGACGCATTCCTTTGGTATGCTTGTTATATAACAAAGCACCACGCACATGGATAGGTGTACCCTTCTTGTAAATAGATTTTGTATCTTTCCATTTCTTGACATCATTTACACCACGAGGGAACGATACATCTTCAGGTGGTAACGAGGAAAACTCATTACGGAAGTTTCTGATATACTGTTGGGTCTCAGACTCAGTACCATTCACAAGTATGTGGAACATCTCTTTCATCTTATCACGAACAACCATCGGGGTTGATGACTTGACCGCTTCAATACCCATAATCTTGAGTTTTGGTTCTTTGTATTGGACACCCTCATTGTTATGTACATTCAGAATGTATCGTTTCTTTGCAACCCAAATACCTTTGTCTGCAATAACCTCACGTCCCATCTCCATACGATTGACATATGCATTGGTATAGTCTGCAAGAACTTCATAAGCTTTAGTCAGTACAGGTTCAAAGTGTTCGGAACAAATCTTATCCAAGAACTTTACAGGGTCTTTGGGGTTGAACTTGTTGACTAGGTCACCCATACGCATATAGACTGAATCAGTATCAATTGCAATCACATAGTCTTCGTCAGTATTGAGAAGTTTGTTCATCTCATGATTGACCGCACGTTCTGCCCAGAGAATTGATAACTGACCCGCAAGAGTAATAGACTCTGCAACACGTTGGTCAAAGTATCTGAACCATCGATTACCCAATGCACCATAGAGACTGTTCATAAGAATCTTGATAGACATCTGTTGGTTATCTAGAGTTGCAACTTTGTTTGCAAGGGACTTTGTTGGGGTCTGTTCGTATTCTTGTTTTGCGTCCAACATCTCACGTTTGATTTGTTTACGTTCTGCATAGTACTGTCGAATCACACTAGGAATAATACCTTCCTTATCCTTACGGAAACGAACACCAGATGGTGCAGTTGCATAATTACTATCGGTCTTAGTCATACCTTGTAACATACGTTCTACGTCAGTATCAACTAAACCATCTACCACAGTCTCAGGTGACATATTGTATTGTACAATAATCATAGGATACAGGGAGTTCAAGTCAAAGGATGTTACCCAATCATGTGAACCAACTTGGGGTTCTTTTACATATCCACCCGCAAAGTCACCCTTGGGTTTCTCTTCTTTAGATGGTACTGCAATCTTCTGTAGGTTAAGAATACGATAGATGATTGTATCCCAAATAGTAGTCGTACCGAATACTTCCTCGAAGTTAGTACCACCACGATATGCCATAGTCATTGCAAGAGTAATCAATCCCAGTTTCTCTTCCAACATATCAACCAACTCAACGTCCTTGATATTGTAGTCAATAAACTTTTGATGGTCTTCTTTATATAATGTATGTAGGTTACCGTGTTCTTCATATGAGAGTTTACGTTCACCAAGTACCACGTGTGCGATATGGTCAAGTCGATATGATTCTTGTTGACCTAGAGTGTTGAGTGTAAACTTACGAAACAAGTCATAGTAATCTAACTGTGCAATACCCATAAGGTCATAGGTCTCCACATCTTTGTGTCCCATCTTACCACGTACAGTACGTGCGGATACAACACCCCAAGGTGAGTATCTCTTGGTGGACTCTTCTCCAATAACTTTTCTTGTTCTGTTAACAAGATAGGGAATATCAAATCCCTTACTGTTCCAACCAGTGACGATATCAGGTGACCCATGATTCTGCCAGTAGTCAAGGAATGTATCCAATAGTTGTAACTCATTGTCACATTGATTGTAGATACAGTTTTCTTTGGGAGTGTATTCACCTAGACCCCAGACACGGAAGAAGTCTTCTTTACTGGACTTGGTACAGATAGAGATAACAGGATAGTCTGCCTTATCAGGTTCAGGGAATCCTTGGTCAGATGCGACCTCAATATCAATGGTGGTGATTACAGGTAGTTCACGTTCGAACTTTATATCATTCGGAAACTTCTGTGCGATAAATTGTGAGATGAAATTGTTTTGTCCATAGACCTTGAAGTTGTCCACGTGTTGATAACGTTTGGTGAATTCGGTTGCTTCACGCATAGTCTCAAATTCAATGGGTTCAACTGGTCTACCCTCTAATGAAGACCAACCAGATACGTTGTTCTTATTACGAGAGTTTACAAACAGTGTTGGTTTAAACGGGATACGTTTCTTGACTCGTTGACCACCAGAGTACCCACGATATAAAAGGGTGCTGCCGTAACGGTCAATTGATGTATAAAAATCCATAGAAAATCCTAAGTTAATGTTGTATTATACAGGAAGATAATACAAAAGTCAAGATAAAAAAAACCCCCATCATCAAGGATTGAAGCTACTTTGAGGGACACCTAATCAGTGTGTTCTTTCCTTCAACCCTCTAGGGGGGAAGACTCCTTACTGTACTGTTACGCATTTGTAACTCGGTAAGTTTGAATTCTATTGATTTTGTTTTTTTAACTTTTCCACCTTATGTCGATTCCATCACTGATATGTTAATCAGTCTAATGGAGTCAGTCGCTTACTCACCGTCAAGTCACAAACTTCCCTAGGCGGGTGGTCACGTCATTCCCAACCAATACATCTATTATACTAAACTCAACGGGGTTTGTCAAGCTTTTTATTCAATTATTTTAAAACCTTTTCTTAATGACAAATCCAACCCTATATGATTTTGGGTGATTCCCATAGACTTGGATATAATCTGGGTTGATGCACGTTTGAAGGGAGTATCATTTTTCTTAAAATTATATGCTTGAAACATTTCTTCGGCAGACCATCCCACACTTACTGCCTCTGTATTTGGATGATGTAACATCCATGTATACTTTGCCTTGCGGTCAGGTTTTTCACTTAGATATGTTTTTACCAATCTTTCTACACATCCAAACGGGCCTCCATTTAAAGGAAATGCTCGTTGTGTTAACAAGTCATGTATATGTATTGCTGCAACTCTAGAAAAAGAATAACAAGACATGTAGAGTCCATGGTTTGCATAAGACAATCCATGTTCCATAGTAAAATCAAACTGTCGTTTAAATTCGTCTGCATCTTCTAGATATGAGTCATGTTCCAATACGTAGAATCTTGATTTAGACTCTGAACGTTTCTTTATTAACTGCCAGTGTGTAATGTCTCCAGACTTTTCAGTGGATGACGCATACTGTTTCTGTTCCTTTTGACCATGATGTAACAATGGTTGCCAGTTATAGAGAGGTTCTAATTCTGATATTGTGTCGGGAGTATAACACTGAATGACTTCAATGTCAAGGGGGGTTTTATTATGCCATGACTCTAATGCAATCTCCGTATATCTCACGGAAGTTGGATTGTTCAGGTCTGCAATCATATATGCTTTCATAACATAATGAAAGGGGCAGTTTCCCGCCCCCTTCTCGTTTTTACAGTAAGGGTTGTAGTGCAAGAACCATTAACATCATAGTTCCTACAAACAAACCGAACTCTAATTTAGCTTCGGTTAATTTCATTTTTTCCTCGCAATTAACTTATTTTAATTGAACGAGGCTGCTTCTCTTTTGGGATTTCCGTCTTCAATGTAACTGCAAGGATACCGTCTTTTAGTGAAGCACCAGTTACTAGAACATACTCAGAAAGTCTAAATTGTCTCCTAAACGCTTTTGTAGAGATACCTCTGTGAATTACTTCACGGTCTCTAGATTCATGTGAACCACTAATGGTCAATGAGCGTTCTTTCTGTTCAACGTTTATTTCGTCCTGTGTGAATCCCGCAACTGCTACCTCAATGACGAACTCATCTTCACCAGTCTTCACAATGTTGTGAGGTGGGTAATGGTCGTTAGCGTGTTTGGTTGCGTATTCCAGTTCGTTAAATAAATGGTCGAAACCAATAAATGCTGAACGTGGGAAAAGTTGTTTACCTACTTTTAGATTTGTCATGTTGCTTTATCTCCTATATTAATTTAGCAAGATGGACGTGAACCCGATTAACGGCATTCACGCATGTGAGAATTATTTCTCACACTACTATATATAAGGATTAATTTTTGTAATTCAAGCCTTATATAAAAGTTTTTGGGTCACAGTCTGGGTCACTCTCAAATCCAAATGAGAATGTGACTCTAGATACTGAGGGTTGTAAATGATGCCATGTACCTCTTGGTATGAAAACACAATCGCCAGGCTTCATTACAGTTGTTTCGTCACTATTCCTTGGTTCTTCTTGTTCACCGATAGTTATCTTACAGTCACCGATTACTTGAACCAAGAAGACATCCATACTGTCTTTATGTCTTGGGTACGAACCAGAAAACTGTCCAAATCCAACAAACGCAATGTTTGTTATTTGAGGTCTTCCCTTCGTATATTCGTCTTTCTTTGGAGCGGGTTCAACAAAGAACTTCTCCATTTCTGCAACAAGGTTTTTTGCAAACTGAGGTGCAGAAGGTCTTCTATGAAAAGAGTTTAATCCTAGTCTTTGTTTCTCACGATTCCAGTCATATAACTCTTGTGGATGAGTATCAACAAGGTGCAACATGTCGTTCCAGTCCCACTGAAAAGGTATCTTAGACCACCAGTGTTTCTTACTGCGAATCTCTTCCCTATGTTCTTCAAACACTATTGAATCCAACAAACAGGATATACACACCAGTAAGGATTAGCGAATCCTAACATCCATGCGATAAGAATCCATAACGGTATTTGTATCCATGTTTTACCCTTAGACCATTCTCTAAATTGAATAGCATAAGGTGATAACTTATTAAACAACCACTGTGTCATTTATTTGTTACCTATATTATACTTGGGACACAACTCCCATTCTGCTTTATCTTTGAAACCGATTATTTTGATTTGTCGTAGAGGGGCGCATTCTTGACATACTTCTTTGTTTTGAATCTCAACTAATCCCCAGTCAGATAACAATGTTGCAATTGTATTTCTACGATGCACGTCACTCTCTTCTAGATTTGCTTTCTTTCCGTCCAACATAAACAACTCTTTAAAATGGACAATATAGTATCGTCCCTGTTTATGTAAGATATGACAGGATTGAAATAGTTTTTGTTCTTTGCGTGATGCGACACCGATACGAGTCAGAGACTCACGAACTTTAAGGAAGTCATCTGGTTCTGCTAGAGTTACCTCTAACATGTTCACAGGAGCCCATTTTACTAAATTACTTTCTTCCACCTTTATTCACCTTTTCTTTTATTTCTTTTAACTGAGAAGGTGATAAGAGATGTAGGCATTGTTTAGCTTTTTCATTGCTGTATCCATAGTATTCTTTCACCGACTCAAGGTCATGTTCTAATTCAGGTTTTACCCACTTAGAGAAACGTTTTCGTTTCCTAATTATATTTATAAGAAATGAATATTGTAGACGGGAATCTAGATGGTGATATCGGTTCATCTCATTCGCAATTACAGCGGTATCAGAGAAATACGATAGACTACGGTTAACCATAAAGGAATTATATGATTTCTCATCTTCTGGAGTAATCATAATGTCCTTCTTGGATAGGTTGATACTGTTTACATAATTAAAGGGATTCATTGTTTCTCACACATAAATGTCAATTAGAGTACCCTTCTTAGTAGAAGGATATCCGTATTTGTTCTTAATATACCTAGAGCGGTTGTACATCAACTACTATACCACACTTGTCAAGGAAAGTCAATCCTTGGTCACCTTTGGGGTACTCTTCTGCATAGACAACTCGTTCGATTCCAGACTGGTGGATGAGTTTGGCACAGTCAACGCATGGTGCGTGTGTTGTGTAAAGAACTGCACCCTTCGTCTGTTCCGTTGAAGCTGCAACTTTCGTGATTGCATTCGATTCCGCATGTATTACCTCTGGTTTAGTTTTTAAAGTTTCTACAAAGTTATCTGGTTCGCCAGGCAACGCTTTATTTACAACGGTAGTATGTTCACAGTTATTGTCCCATCCACTAGGCATACCATTGTATCCAATAGAGATGATTCTATTATCTCTTACGATAACTGCACCTACCTGTAATCTTCTGGCACTAGATAGACTCGCATAAACTTTTGCGGTCTTCATATGTGCTACATCCCACTTATCCAAAATCGAATTCCATCTGTTTAGGTAACCACTCGTTATTCACTTTGACCATGGTTACTGGTTGATGTTCTACTTTCTCTTCACTTTTTGCAACAATAATAACATAGTCACCTGTATCTTTGTGGATACGATTACCAAATTTGTCTGTTGTTACTTGGTCGAGAACGTTGGATACTTGTCGTAAATACTTAATCATTTAACACCTTCGCAATGTCTGGACGGAAGTATCCGTCAGGTTTCATAATCTTACCGTCTGCATTCTTAACGACTTTACCGTCAACGAACTTAGACATATTGGATGCACGGACTTCATTCCATACTGCATCAAAAGGAATATTCAATACGGATGCCATACCCATAATGACCCACACCATATCTGCAAGACCATCCGCAACTTCTACGAGGTCTCGTTTATGGAATGCTTCCCATGTTTCGTTATACTCTTCTGTGATTAGAGACATGTACAGGTCTGCCATGTCTGATTTGATATCTTGAGGAAACTTCTGTTCCCCTTGCATCATGAACTGTTCTACTTGTTCTTGATAACTCATAATAAATCCCAACCGTGATTTGCTATCGCATTTAAAATAATAAAAATACATGTTGCCATGTGTGTTAACCACCAAACAGTCCGAATGACTGCTATGGTGTTTGCTTGTTGGTCAGTCTCTCCGACTTTCTCACCAAGACTTTTTGCCCAAACCCTCCACCATTTTTGCACTAAAACCATCCTATTATAATGTTAATCATTATGATGTATGCACACAATAAATTGGAGAGTACTATAAACGTGCGGATGTATGAGATTCTATTTTCATTCTCAACATCATACCCGTCTTCTTCATCAAAAGAACCGAGTGCATGTTTCCATATCGTCCAAAATTTGTTCATGATTATTTATACAAACTCCACATTTGCCATGCATTCAGTCAGACATGCAACAAGGTTTAGTTCGTGGTCAGCGACAAACGCATTCTTGTATTGATAATCAGCGAGTATCAAGACCAGTTGAGGTATAGATGTTGGTGCAACTTTACCCTCCATGGAGTCATAGATACCACGGAAGATTGCGGCAGGTTCGGTGTCCATATTGTTGACCACCCAACTACGCATCTTCTTGAAGTCTTTGGATTTCAATGACTGGAAAAGTAAACCGTAGTTTGCATTACTCTCGTTAATGAGAACACCAGTGTCCAACTTACCAGAGATAGAATGACGTTGTGCTTCATTAAGTACACGTCTCCAGTCTGGTGCGTACCTACCAATTAGTCCCGCAATAACATCATTATTATATGTGACACCTTCACCATCAAGGATGATTTGTAGTCGAGTCATGAACTCACCACAAAGTTGTGCCATTTGTTTTTTAGATGTGTTGAACTCATACACACTGCAACGAGAGTGTAGAGGTTCGATTACTTTGTTCTTGAAGTTGCAAGTCAGAATGAATCGACAGTTCTGAGAGAACTCTTCGATAAAACCACGCAGTGCGGGTTGGGTTGACTGTGCATTAAGGTAGTCCGCCTCATCAAGGATAACAACCTTGTAACCGCCTGAGAGAGAAACGGATGAGGCGAACTGTTTAATTTTACCACGTAGGGTGTCGATGTTACCCTCTTCTGAACCATTGATGACAATATAGTCAAGTCCTAGTTCGTCACATATCGCACGTGCGATTGTAGTTTTACCAGTACCCGCAGTACCAGTGAATAACATGTTGGGGATTTCGCCCGAGTCTACAATCTTTTGGAAAGTATCTTTCAGGTCTTGGGGTAGAACGGTAGTTCCAATTAGTCGGGGTCTGTACTTCTCAACCCAGAGGAATTCTTTAGACATAATGTCTCCATAATAATAAAAGTGTTTCTAATAATATACATTGTACACTATATGAAACAAATAGTCAAGAAAAAATTCGGGGGTGGAAAGGAAAGGAACTCTCACACCCCCACGTCACGAGGAACGCAACGTTTACTCTTCAACTCCTTGTTCGGATTGATACTCCTCACATAGTTGAATAATTTGAACCGCTTGGTCTCTTAGTTGACCAATGGTTGATAATTCCTCACCCTTGAATCCACCTCGTTGTACAACAGTATCAATTACTGCTACTGTAGAACGAGAAACTCTGTTACCAAGTTCATAGATTGAAGAGTGGTCTTTTTCTGCTTGTTGTGCTTTTGCCATCTTTATGCTCCGTAGTTAGATGTTTTTTCTAGTGCAATAAAGTATTCAATCGTGGATTGTTTACTTGCAAATTTTGAAATAAGTTTCGAACTGATACTTACATCAAAGTCTTCGTTGACAACTTTTATGTTACCAACATTCATGATGAAGTTGAAATCAACATCATCTGGGTACGTACCCTCTACATCAATAGAGAATACATTACTTGTTGCGTCTTTACTGTCAATGACTGATAAACGAATCGCACCCGTCACAGGTGTAATTGATATCTCATCGTGACCTAAAGCTGCAGCGGCACGTTTTACTTTGCCCAATGTATCTGTATCTAGTACAAAATTAACTTCTGCTTCTGGCATATTAATATTCTTGCCAGGCGAGGTTAACATCTCAGGGTCAGAGAAGAAGTACTTCACTGATGAACGTCCAGTTGAATCACCCACGGTCACAAAGTCCTTCTCGAACTTGAGTCGTGGTGAATCCACTAGGGATAGAACATTTAGAAATTCATTCAGGTCGTAGATTCCAAATGACTGTGGAAACTCTTCAGTAAGTTCAACAGTAGATAGAACATTACGTGCGACTGAAATAGTCTTTAGTGTGCTGCCTTCTGTGACAACAATGTTCGGGTTAATAGTTGAGTAGTTCTTTAGAACACTCATCGTAGTATCGGATAATTCCATAATATATTCCTCTCGGTTTTGTAATTTATAAAGTGTATGATACCATACGTTTCATTTAAAGTCAAGCCTTTATTTTACTAAAGTTCTTTTCTTTTACGAACTCAATCTTACGATGGAAATGTGCATCTTCGAGTTCACTCTTATGTGAGATAACAAAAACGTTTGTATCTTCACCTAGTGTAGAGATAATCTTCATGAGGTTTTCAATACCCTCTTCATCCAGAGATGAATCAAAAGTTTCATCAAGGACTAGTAGATTGGTCGCAACACTATTCTTCATCTTTGCAATCTGTCTCCACGTAAATAGTAGGGACAAGTCAATCCGTTGTTTCTCACCCTCAGAGAATGAGTCATACGAAAAGTTATCACGATGTCTTGAACGAATAGTCTCAACGAAACTTTCGTCCAAATCAAAGTGTACAAAGAAGTCTAGAATCTGTAGGTACTTGTTAGTCAACTGATTGATGACTGGTAAGTACTGTTTAATAATCTTGGTCTTAATACCAGTGTCTTTTAACAACTCTGCATACACTTGATTGTATGAGTGTTGTTCATTGAGTTTATACTTGGACTCTTGTAGGTCTTCCTTATCAGTACGCAAGGATTCTAACTCAGTGTTTGCTTCTGATAGGTCACCAGTACCTTCGTCAATCTTAGAAACCTCACCATTCAAGGTGTCAATGTTTCTATTGATACTCATAATCTCTTGAGTGTTTGCATCAATCTTAGATTGCCAATTGCGGATATTGTCTTGCATCTTATTGAGTTCTTCTAACTTTGCATCCAAGTCTGACTTACGTAGACTGTGCATTTCTAATGCACCATTAATAGTACCCGCACGAGTCTTACACTTGTTCAGATGAAACTCTTTTAGTTTCTGGTCGATGTCTTGGTCACAGGTAGGACATTTGTCATTCTCTTCAAAGAACTTTGCCTGTTTGACTACATCCTTCTGTTGTGTTTTAAATCCTGCTGCAAACTCATTGAGAGATTGTAGTTCCTTACCCACACTAACAATTTCGGTAGTGACTTCTTTAGATGCAGTGACTTCTTCAGTGACCTCCGCATTTGACTCATTGAGTACACGAATGTCTTCTTGTAACTGTTTAATAGTATCTAATTTCTGTTTCTTCTGGTGACTAGATATCGCACTCAGGTCACGTAGATACTTCTTTTGTGCATTGATTTTGGTATCAACTAGATTGATTTGATGTGAGTTGTTGTGTATTTGGTCTTTAAGAATAGACATCTTCTCTTTAAGAAGTCCGTTCATCTTAGAGAACATATTGATATCAAGTAGGTCTTCTATGACCTCACGTCTTGAACCGCCAGCTAATTGCATAAAGGGTACAAAGGATGACGAACCCAACACCACAATCTGGTGGAATGATTTATGAGATAACATAAGAATGTTCTTCTCAAGCATCGATTGATATTCTTTTGCATGGGAGTCTTGGTTAACCATATTACCATTGACCCATATCTCAAACTTATTAGGTTTGATACCACGGACAATCTTATAGTTCTGTTTACCAATAGAGAACTCAACTTCAACTATTGTACCTTTTTGGTTAATAGTATTTACGAGTTGTCCCTTAGAAATCTTTCGATGGGGTTTACCAAATAGTCCAAACGACAGTGCATCCAACATTGTGGACTTACCCGCACCGTTGTGACCAACCACTAACGTAGTCGGTGTGTCATCAAAACTTATATCAGTAAAGTTATTTCCTGTAGACAGGAAATTTTTAAATCTTAGTTTTTTAAAATTTATCATTGGGGTAGTATACCACCTTCATCATATAAAGTCAAGTCTAATCTTTTTCGGTCAGACCGCACCAGTTACAAGGTTCGCCTATTGCAACACCCATTAAGGAAGATTCTACTGTACAGTAGTGTTCCCAGTAAGGGAATGGATGTTCTTTTTCCAAGTCTTCACCATAACGTCCACGGTCACGATTACCGTCACCATTTAATTCAGTCAAGTCTTGTTGTTTGTGTTTCTGATTCTTGTTACCAAAAATCCTGTCCCATCCATCACCGTATTCAGTACCACCATCGGGTTTAGTCTGAATACTGTCTCCAGTGATATCATTCTTAGTTGCCACTAAACTATCTCCATTGATTGAGCTTCCTTCATTAAGTGAGATACCTCTTTCTTAATGCGTCCTTTATCTAGGTCAGTATTAACATTGTCAATATAATCGTATACGAGTGTCTCTGTATCGTCAACAGATATATTACCATCGTCCACATTAGAACCTACAAATTCCTTAAAATCTTCTGCAATCTTTAGTTCGTGAATCTTCTGTGCTTGGACACGGTCAATAAATCGTTCGAACTCATATGGGTCACCCTTGTTAGTAACAATGACTTTGACGAACTTATTGTCAAGATACTTGAGGTCTTGAAACTTACGCATGTTCTCATGGTCGTAATATATCTTCTCATATATGGTAATAGGATTAACAATAGGTGTTAACTCTCTTGTTTCAGTATCAAGTACATGAAAGTGTTTAGGGTCATTACAATCGTTCCAGAAGAACTCCATCTGACTACCCAAGTAATAGATATTGTTTTGAGTTGATTTAGCATGGAAGTGACCAGTCAATACCATATCAAATCGGTCAAAGTGTTTCCTATCCATACCTTCCATACAAGGCATACCTTTGGACATCTCGAAACCTTGTAGTTCCAAGTGAGCGCCCACGATATCTGCCTTACAGTTTGCAAGGAATTCTAGTGAATCTTTTTCGTTCTCAGGATTAATCCAAGGGACAAGTGCGATACCTGTTCCATCATAATCTATTACTGTTGGTTTCATAACAAGATTCACTTCATTCATATAGTGACCCTGTAGTTCTTTCAATGCATTCAACTCATTAGTATTCTTATAGTATACGTCATGATTGCCAGGAATTATATCCATGGTAATACCAAGTTCACGCATAGGTTCTAGGAATATCTTACGGTTATGTTGTAGTGCCTTAAAGTTGATTGTCTTACGGTTATCGTAGTAATCACCTAAGTGCAAGATATGTTTGATATCATTCTCAATCAAGTATGGAAAAAACACTTCTGCATAGAAACGTTCTTGATAATCCATAAAGATATCAGATGAATTCCGACAACCCGCATGGGTATCGTTTAATATAGCGATTTTCAAAGTGGTGTACCTTTACTTGGTTGCAGTATCTTTCTGTGCAATTCTTATTGCGTCTGCCATGGGTAGTTTACCCGCAGAATTGTTCTGCAATTTGATTGCTTTTTTACGTAACTTTTTACGGTCTTTCTTTAGTTCTTTGTAATTCATTTGGTCATTATACTCCGTCTAACATAAAATGTCAAGTCATATACGACTAATACACATAACCCACTTAGTAAGAATCTTATATCGAAAACAAGTGCCTCTGGTGAGAATGCGGGATATGATTGACCAAAGTTTGCCATTACATGCCACAACAACCAACTCCACATAAGTGATTGATATTTGTAGTGTATGTGTTTACTTATAAACGGTGAGACTGCAAGAGCAGTATATGTAAACATCATGTGACCATGAAACCCGATAATGATATCTGATATTAACATGACCAGTAACGGTGCAAACCAAACCCACATGTTTTTAGACAAATATGGTGATAGTACAGCAAGTCCCAATAGAGGTTCACTATTAGGGGGTAACGGTAGTAATCGACTGACTACTAACGCACCCAATAATATAAATCCTACTTTCATTAATCTTCTATGAAGTCACCCAAGTCAGAGTCTACTTTTACAGTTCTCCTCTTACGTTCCTTCTTAACAATTTCTTTCCATTCCCTATCTCTGTCTTTGATTTCATCAATACGGAATCTAAGTTGGTCAACAAATGCGGCAGCAACTTGATTTGATTGTGCGTCACCTAACTCTTGGTCAAGGAAGTTTTCGATACCAGATTGTTCCATATACTTCATCTTAATATCTTGTTGTTTCTTTTCTTTCTCAATCCTACGTAGGAATGCAAACCATGAAATCTGTGTAAAGTATGCAAACGCATTTGGTTTACCTGTACGTGTTGCAGCTTCAATATTATAGTTCTGAATTGCTTTTAGACAGTTCTCTACTGCATCCATTACCATCTCTTCACGATATGTATATCGAACGAAGTTTGCCTTATGTGATAATCCTTCACAAATCTTTAAAAAACACGTTGCAATATAATCAGGAATGATGGGTTGTTTTCCACCAGACTCTTTTGCTTCTTTTACAAGTGTACAGTAGTCTACAACTGATTGCGAGAACTGTGCATTATTAACGTAATGCGGTTTATCTTTTGGTTTAATCTTTTCCGTCTTTGCCATTTTCATTTTCCATTATATGTCGTAATTGACTGCTGCTGAATCTGTGATGTCTACTATTATAGTATATCTCTCTGCAATTGTCAAGTGCTAGTTGCTTACCAGTGAAGTCTTTATCTCTGTACTCCTCTCCAATTATTCTGATATCATAGTGAACCAGTTCTAATAGGTCTAGTAAATCCGATTCAGTACTGTAGGGAATAATTTCATCTACGTATTTACATGCATCTACCTGTATATATCTTTCAGTTATAGATTGAAGTGGGGAGTTCTTTTCGGGTCTGTCGATACTAGGGTCTACCTGTAATCCTATAATAAGATAATCACAGACAGTCTTTGCTTCTCTTAACATCTGAACATGTCCCGCATGGAACAGGTCAAAGCATGAAAAAGTAATACCGATTTTTTTTAAATTAGGGCTTGACAAAAGTTGTTTCTCAGTGTATAATAAGCTTAGCGTTCGGGGAGGCTGAATACTACAGTTCCAGCAACACAATATCGGTAATCTTCGAATGGTAATGATACAGTTTCATGTATCAAATGACTTCTAAAGATAACTAATTTCCCATGTTCAATTTCTAACCCATAATCTAGGGTTGGAAAAAATAAATTAGAACATCCTTCGGGTGGGTCGATGTAATAAACAAATGACCACGTGGTTGGCCAATGGTCGTGCGGTGTCGTGATTTGTCCACTGACTTGACGTACTCCCCACATAACATTACAATACTGTGATTGTATATATGATTTATTCCAAAATTTGTTTGGTTCGTTTCGTGAATGATGTCCCCACCAATCTAACTGTATCTTTTCTGAAGATTCTTTACAAAAGTTTTCTACGATTGTTTGTAGTTTTTGAAATTCAGGAAACTGTTTTACTGCGGGAATAATTCCCGACTCTACATTAGTATCTAGAATGCGTTCATCCAATGAATTAAGTCGGTCAACTATCCTCATATTCATATCTTCATCATCAAGCATCTTGATAAAGATATAATCATCATGTACATTACGAAGTTTAAGCATTAGTGTATTTTTGTCGGGTCTATGTCACCAAACATACTGATAACATTACTCCCACTATCCTGTTGTAAGAATTCTTTCAATCCATCTTCATTTGATGCACGTGGTTTTCTTTGTGCAAATCTTCCTTTATGAACTTTATCAGCAAGTTGTTGAGTGAATTCTTGTTCTCTTTCTTCGTTCATAACAGTCATTTCTTTGACTGCGGTATCGTATTGCAAGACCAACGTATCGGGTGGAAATGCTATACCAATAACATTGTTCCCATTCAAGATAAGAATATCTTCGGGATGTTCTTGGTAAACCATCCAAGGTCGAAACGAGTAATACTTGATACCTTCTTCGGTCTCAACTAATTTTAGTCTCATTGCTTTTCTAATCACAATCTCAAGACTACCATGAACCTCTTCATTCCACTGGAGAATCTCCGCAACAATCTCTTCCCCAGAGGTTAATTTAAATTGTCTTAATTCGAACTCTTCTCTGTAACTCATTGTAATTCCATTTTGTTTAGTTTATAGTTTCTGATTATATTTATCAGACCTTTAACTGGTAAATTTTCGTGTCCCTGTTTATAATATTTATATCCTTCCTTGGGATTCTCCCATACTTCTGCATGGACAAAACAAGTTTGCCATACGCCAGCGGGATTCATTTTTGACTCAACTCGTTCTTTGGTGAACTCGTGTACCCATTCAATCATATCTATAAAGTCATAATCTCCACTTGGATGCACCCAGTAGTTCCATAGATTCTTTTCACGGTTCTTATTGTTTCGTTTCATCTTCCGCATCCCGTCAACCTTTTTTCTTATTTCGGGATTTGTTATATGTGGTTCATCATATGAGTATGTATACCCATATTCCATAAAGTTATTGTAGACCTTCCAGTCAATCGCATCTGCTTGTTCGTCATCGGGTTCTGATAACATCAACGGTAGAAAAGATACGACATGTCCACCCCAATGTTCGTTGACCCAATTCTTGGTTTCTTCTAGTGATTCAAACGTTTCATGAGGAAGACCCGCAATCATTGTAAATGTACCACAATAGTAGTTGGGTGACCTCTCACGAAAATACTCTTGAATCTCTAATAGACCCTTCTTGAGTTTTTCTGGTTTCATTCCTTTACCTACTGTCTTACCAGACTTATGATTAAAGGTTTCTACCCCATAACTATGCGAGGTAAATCCCATATCAATCATATCATCCCAAGTATCTTTTCCATGTGTAATCAATAGGTCTGCTCTGACATACCCACTGAAATGTGGTTGGAATGGTAGTCTTCTTACTGCACGAGCGATAAGTGCAATCTTGTCCTTCGAGTCGTTTACTGTATCATCTGTAATATAGTAGTTGGTTGTTCCCCACTTCTCGTAGTTCTCTAGTAACTCTTGATAAACACTCTCTTCGTTACGGGTCGTATCTTGTTTCATACCCAACAGAGGGAACGAACAATATTTACACTCAAAGATACACCCCCGTGCAAACTCAATATTTATTGTCTCACTAGGTTTGATATGGTCACGTTCTTCGAATGATATGTTTGCATCTCTCTTAGGGAAACACGGATAACTGTGTTGTGCGGTAATCAACTTACCACCATTCTTCAATGTCTTGTGTACCTTTAGGTCTTCTCCTTCACCTGTGAGATATTTGCACAAAGCACTCATTGCATACTCACCATTACCAGTGATATAATAATCTGCTTCAACACATGTAACTGTCCAAGTCTTTTGTCCACCCGCAACGAGTGTTACCCACGGATAGTTTTCTCTTATGTGATTGGTAAACCATACAAGTCGTTCGGTTGCCATCGTATGGAACATCATACTGAAACCAATAAACAAAGTATCCTTGGTTACTCTGGTACGTAGTATTTCAGATAGTTCATCATTAGTAAAGAATATACTGTAATCGATACATTCTACATCCCATCCATGTTTTCTAATATGGGTTGCGATTCTGTGATTACCAAAACTACGAAATGCTTCTATACCATTAAAGATTCCTTGCACCACCATTTCTGAGTCAGTGTGAATCTCCTTTGCATATTCTTCATGTCTTTCATCGGGAGAGGTAAACCCACCAAATAATAATCCACGAGGTCTTCTCTCTACTATAGGTATTTGGTTCATTTCAAGTCAAGTTTATAAATCTTATATGGGAATTGTTCCTTGGTGTATATTTTAATACGTTCTGCTGAGTGTCTCAACGTAAAGTTCTTGTGTGATTTTATATGTAAGTCATCCGCTATATCGTATAATTTGGTCACAGAACCATCGTCAGACTTCCTCAGTCCACGCCCAATCGATTGCAGTACCTTAACTTGACTCTTACTAGGTGATGCGAATACTATATTATGAAGATTCCTAATATTAATACCAGTACTGAAAGTCCCCAAACTAGCAACAATAATTGCATTCTTTTGTCCCTCTACGATACCACGTATCTGTTCTCGGTCTTTTGCCTCTACCTCACCACTTACATAATATACTGGTCGGTCACCCGCTTTATCCTTAATCATATCAAATAAAGGTTTACCATGTTTCTCTACGAATTGGAATAACACCAGAGAATTACCCTTCTGGTCTAAGGCAAGATTAGTTATAAGTTTATTTCTTTTCTCATTTGTAACAATATAATCTATTTCTTCTTGATAGGTCGCTTCCTTTAACCTATGACATATATCATTATGATAACGAAGTAGTAAAACAGAGATATCTATCTTTGCAAGTTTACCCTGTTCTTGTAAGTCCTTGGTCATTGTCACTCTATGAGTAGGGCCAAAGAGTCCTTCTAATACAAGTTTATTTGTTTCTGTACCATCTAATGTACCTGTAGTACCGAATCTATATTCCGCATTGACACACTTATTCATGATACCAGATAAAGACTTTGCCTTGAATAAATGGACTTCATCTCCAAACACACAACCCATATTCTCAAACCAATCCTTAGAAAATCTATGGATTGATTGCCATGTAGAGATAATAACTGGTTTGTCGGTAGTCTTGTCCTTACCACTGTAGATACGATGTACATTATTCTGTACATCATAACCATAATCTTCAAAGTCTTTG